TAAAAATAAACATATTCTATAAATTTCTTAACCTTATATCATTTTGAGGTGATACATATGAAGGCTAAGGAAGTTTTAGAACTATTAGATATTACACAACCTACACTCGGTACGTATTGTAAAAAAGGCCTCATTCGTTATGAATTATCTCCTACAGGGAAGCGCATATACAACGATGATGATGTATATGCGATGTTGAATAAAGGAAATATGCGTCTCAACTATATCTATGCTAGAGTTTCTACTCCTGAACAGAAAAATGATCTTAGTCGACAAGTTGAAATTTTGAATAGCTTCTGCATAAACAATGGTATTCAAGTAGATGATGTTTTCAAAGACATCGCATCTGGAATATCATTCGATAAGCGAAAAGAATTTTTCAAATTGTTAGATGATGTTCTTAATTATAAAGTCGCTAAAGTTGTCATCACTTATAAAGATCGACTTTCGCGTGTTGGTTTTGAATTATTTTATCATCTTTTTAAGAAATTTGGAACAGAGATAGTTGTTGCTTCTCAAGTAGGATCAGAAAAATTAGATTCTGAAGAAATTTTTGAAGAAATCGTAAGTTTGCTACATTGTTACTCAATGAAAATGTATTCAAAGCGTCGAGTAGCAAAAATAAGAGAGGCACTTGAAGATGACCAAAATGATTCTGAAAGCTTATAAAATAAGAATATACCCGAATAAACAGCAGATTGCGCAAATTGGAAAAACCCTTGGATGCTGCAGATTTGTTTACAACTATTATCTTGCTAAATCTATCAAAGATTATGAAGAGACTGGAAAGTCGAACACTTATAATCAAAATTCTTCACTTCTTACTCAGATGAAGAAATTAGATGAGTATGCTTTCTTGAAGGAAGTAGAAGCAATGAGTTTGCAATCTTCTCTTAGAGATCTTGATACTGCATACCAAAATTTCTTCCGTAACATAAAACAAGGAAAGAATCCAGGATTTCCAAAATTCAAGAAAAAGTCAGCAAACCGTCAATCCTATAAATCTACATATTCAACACCGGCTCAATTTCATGTTGAAAACAACAAATTGTTCGTACCTAAACTCAAATGGGTAAAATTTAGAGGAAATTTAGATATCAAAGGTGTCCCGCTTTCGGCAACAATTTCAAAAACAGCTTCGGGAAAATACTTCGCAAGTATCTGTTGTAAAGATGTTGAAATTGAAGAGTTTGACAAGACCGGATCTGTTGTAGGAATTGATCTAGGCATCAAAGATTTCGCAATAACTTCTGATCGTGATAAGATCAAAAATCCAAAGTATCTTTCAAAATCAGCTGAGAAGTTAAAGAGACTTCAAAGGCAATTTTCGAAGAAACAGAAAGGATCTAAAAACAGAAATAAATTAAGAATTAGCCTTGCTAAACAATTTGAGAAAGTATCTAATCAACGAAACGATTTCTTGCACAAGCTGTCAGAAGAATTTGTCAAAAACCACGACATCATTTGTGTTGAAAACTTGAAAGTCAAAAATATGATCAAGAATCATAAGCTGGCTCGAGCAATTTCTGACGCAAGCTGGTCAAAATTCGTTGAATTCCTGACTTACAAATGTGAATGGTATGGAAAACAGATTGTCAAAGTAGACACGTTCTTTCCATCTTCTCAAACTTGCAGCTACTGCGGATTCAAAAATCCTGAAGTTAAAAATCTTGAAATCCGGAAATGGACTTGTCCTAATTGTCAAACAACACATGATAGAGATATCAACGCAGCAAAGAATATACTGAACGAAGGCTTGAGAATAGCTTTCGCCTAAAATAAAAAATACCGCTGCACAAGCGGAAATTAACGCCTCCGGAGACCTAATAAGACTTGACTTGTCAAGCAAGGTCGTTGAACGAGGAACAGGTTAAGAAAATAAATATATTTAATATTTATTTTCAAATCTGACGTGATATGCTTACTTTAACCGCATCTTCTAAAGGATATCCTAGAGAAGTAGCGTCTAATACAGCAGATACTTTATCTACTGAAACAACTTTTACTCCTAAGAATTATAGCCCAGTTGTTCATCTTGTAAATGCTGAAAATAATTTTAATTCCAAAGAAACAGAATATGATTCTAAAATTAAAGATATTAGTGAACCATTTGTTTCACTTACCGAAGAAGAAAAGCGAGACTTTTCTGCACTAGTTTATCTGGAAGCTGGTGGAGAGTCTTATGAATGCATGAAAACTGTTGCAAGCGTAATTGTTAACCGAATGATAAACAATGATCTTTCATTTTATGATGTTATCTACGCTACTAATCAGTTTACTCCTGCTGAAAATATTCCCTATACTACCCCTTCTGAAGAAGCTGTGAAAGCAGTGAACGAAATTGTTCAAAATGGTCCTTGCGTTCCTAAAAACGTAACTTTCTTCAGATCAAGCTATTATCATAACTGGAGCGACTTTATTAAGCCTTACACCGTTATTGATAATACATATTTTTCCTATGATGTTAGAATTGAGGTTGATTGAGATTGTTATTCACTGTGATTGGACCTGACGGGCATCCTAAGATGGGAACAGAATATCGTGAATGTATATACGATATCGAACAACTTGAAAGCATGGCTTCTGCCGGTTTTAGATTCAAGCTTAATGATAAACTAATTTCTTTGAATAACCTGAAGAAAGAATTAGGGCCTTCTTTTGACGATGCTAAACCATCTTCTACGAATGAATCAATTATTCTTTGCGTAGAAACCGGAGATAGATTTAAGAAGCAATCGGAAGCTGCAAAGGCCTTAGGAATTGATCCGGCAGCAGTATCAGATAGCTTGAAAACAGGGCGGAAAAGAGCAGGATACACATTCACTCGTGTTGAGGTTTGATATGATAAGCATTACTCAAGTAGGAAGTCTTTACAACATTTCATTCAAGTATGATCCAGAATTAGTGGAAATGGTCAAGAAGGTTCCAGGTAGATCTTGGAACCCTATTGGCAAGTACTGGACAATTGAAAAGAATAAACTTGGATTCTTCATGAATCAAATTATGGGTACTAGATTTGAATCTCAGGTCAATCTTCAAAGTAATGAAGACATTGGAAAGAATGACACTTTAGATAAAACTACGCATATTCCCGATATTGATATTTCAAATGTCCCATTCTATGTTAAGAATGGGTCAAAACCTTATAAGCATCAGATTGATTTCATGAAGTATGCTATTGATAGGCAACAGAGAGGATATAGAAGTGGATTTCTTTGTGCGGATGAACCAGGACTTGGAAAAGCGTTTACATTAGATACAATAATTCCATGTCCTAACGGTGATAAACCAATAAGAGATATCCATGTAGGAGATTATGTTTTTGGATCAAACGGAAAACCTACAAAAGTAACTGGAGAATACTACCATGATGAATTAAACATGTTTAAAGTTACTTTTTCTGATAAAACTTCTGTAACCTGCTGCGAAGATCACCTTTGGGGATTCTATTTTAGCAACAATTATTACACAGCTCCACTTAGTGAAATACTGTCAGGTGAATTTAGAAAAAGAAGGGATAGCAGATATTCGTACAAAGAAGTGTATATTCCTAGATGTAGACCTGTAGAGTATTCTTCTAGTTATAAAAAATTCATATCTCCTTGGCTACTCGGGTTCTTAATAGGGGACGGATCAATTTCTTCTGGTGATAGTGTAGGATTCACTACTTCGTATTCTAACATATTGAACGAAGTAAAAACAAACCTTCAAGAAGGTTATGAATTAACTCGAAATGGTGATATATCTTACTTGATTGTTAAACAAAACAGACCTGATTCTCTAAGAACACTTGGATATCTAGTTTATTGTCCTGAAGACAATATGTATTTTGATTCTATGCAGGCTGCAAGCCGTCACTACTGCTATGATATAAGGCATACAGCAATAGAGAAATCTGATCATTATTGTAGAAACATCAATAAACACATTTTTGTTGTAGATGACAACCATAGAAATAATCAATATGTTAGCGAATTAAGATCTCTTGGTTTACTTGGATGTAAAGCTAAAGATAAACGAATTCCAGATGAATATAAATACTGTTCTGCAAAAGAACGAATTGAAATTCTCCAAGGCCTTATGGATTCCGATGGATATGCAGGAAAGGAAAATTTTCATTGCTACGATACAATGTCTAAGCAATTAGCTGAAGATGTTGCATGGATTGTTAGAAGTCTTGGAGGACTAGCCGTAATAAATTCATACAAAGCTAAGCTGAACGGAAAATACATGGGAGATGGTTACAGCGTTACAATAAGAATGGATGATCCGAGACAAATATATAAAGCGTCTAAACGAAAGTTACGAGCATCAAAAAGAAAATTTAGGCCTAGAAAGCGATTCATATCTATAGAGTATTTAGGCAAAATGCCGGGAAAATGCATATCTGTTGAAGCAACAGATCATTTGTATCTTTGTTCAGATTTTACTGTTACTCATAATACAATAGAAAGCATCAATCTTGCAATGTTCAACAGAAACTACAACAATTTCAAACATTGTCTAATAATTTGCAACATAAACACATCAAAATATAACTGGGAGCAAGAAGTTCGTGAACACACAAATGGAACTATGTTTGGTTATCTCTTGGGATCTAGAATGAAAAAGAAAAGAGGTACAAAAAAGAAACGAAGAGTTGTATGCGGTACAAAAGAGAAGTATGAAGACCTGATGACCATGCACAGATATGGTGATGAAAACGAACCTGAACTTCCTTATTTTATCATAATGAATGTAGAAGCTCTTAGAATGAAAGAAGGAAAACGCTATCCTATTACAGAGAGACTGATTGAAATGATCAATTCAGGATTGATAAATATGATAGTTATTGATGAAATCCATAAGAATATGTCACCTACTTCTATTCAAGGAAAGCAGATTCTCAAAATAAAAGATAAGACAGGTTCTAGATGTATTTGGTTGCCACTTACAGGTACACCTATTGTTAACAAGCCTACTGATGTTTTCCTACCAATGAAGCTTGTAGACGCTCATAATTTTTCAAGCTATTACAAATGGTGTCAGGAGTTTTGCGTTTACGGTGGATATGGTGATGTTGAAATAGTAGCTTACAAGAATATTCCAAGAATGAAGATCATGCTTCAGCAAAATATGATTAGGCGGTTGAAGAAAGATGTACTAGACCTTCCGGATAAGATTCATTTTGATATATTTGTAGAGAATACAAAATATCAAGAGAAGCTTGCTGACGAAGTAACCGCTGAGCTATATGCACACGCAGGAGAAATTTCTAATTCAATGAACCCTATGGTGAAATTTTTGAAACTTCGCCAGGTGAATGGATCACCAGAATTAGTTGACCAGTCTTTGAAGGTAAACAGTCAGTATATCAAATATAACGCTAAGCTTCAGAAGCTATTTGAATTGTTAGAAGAAATTCATGACCGTGGCGAAAAGGTAGTTATTTTTTCTAATTGGGTTGAACCTTTAAGGACCTTGTATAGATTCATATCAACTAAATATAAAGTTTGTTGCTTTACAGGTACTATGTCTGAAGCAGAGAGACAGAAGCATAAGAGGGTTTTCTTAACAAACCCTGAGTATACTGTAATGGTTGGAACTATCGGTGCATTAGGAACAACTCATACTTTAACTTCTGCAAACAACGTTATATTCTATGATGAGCCTTGGACTTACACAGACAAACTTCAAGCAGAAGATAGGTGTCATAGAGTAGGAACAAACTCAGCTGTAAACATATATACTCTTCTTTCAAAAGATACAGTAGATGAAAGAGTTCATGATATTGTATATGGAAAGAAAGATGTTGCAGGATATATTGTTGACAACAAACTTGATTTTAGAAACAATCCGGATCTTGTTTACAGATTACTTGGAAAGGACAAGGAGTAGTGAAAAATGAAAATTACATGTACAAAACGAGATGACATTCTTAAGCGTAAATCTGAATATGAAGCTGACAGAGCCAGCAGGCAGTCTAAGTATGATGCGCAGTATGAAGCACTTTTAGCAGAAGAAGAAAAAAGAGAAGACAAGTTAAGAAATGATGTCATTGGAGCTATAGGAGATACTTCGCTAGATCTTGAAATTGATGTCAGAGGAAGATTTGAAAACACATACGAAATTCGTGTTTCTGACGAAAACGACAAGTTCAATGAAGATAAGGCTCTTTCATGGGATTGGAAAGTATATATTGATAAAAATGGTGAGGTAAAGAAAGAGTCTTCTTCTTGGTCAGGAATGCAAGCAGTTACTGCTAAGAACATAAGTAACCTGAAGGAGATTGTAAGGGTTCTTGAAATCTTAAATAATATTGACTTCAAGATGCTACTTGAAGAAATTACTCCTCCTAATTATCAAGATTACATCACTGATAGAAATCCTAAGTACGAAACAGCGCCCGATTTTGACAGAGAGCTTATGGAAGCTGATATTGAGGATTGTATTGGAACACGAAAAGGCATTCTTGGAACTGGTAGCAAATTCTATCGTGGTAATGTTTATCATTTCATTCAGAGAGAAACGCCATCAAGCTACAACATGTGGGACATCCCTGCATACTATGTAGAGAAAAACGATGGATCTCTGTCTGATTTGTTTGAAAAGTACAATGATAGCGGATCCAACTATAATATGCGAAAAGATAAATTCTTTGAAACAATTGAAAAACCTATTAAGATTGTAGACTTTAGTTGAGGTGAATTATGAAGAAGCTAAGAAGAATTACAGCTGCTTCTGAAGATAAGATGTCAGAAGCATTAGACAATCAGATTGACTCACTAAAAGACGATTTCGATTATGCTATTGACGGATTGAGCAAGCTAGGAAGAATGGGTGTCAATGCGTCAAACGATGCAATGGCAATTGCTGAAAATTTTCACAATGCTCTGCAAACTATTATAAACGATATTGCTAATAAGGTGGTTGAGTAAAATGGCTAAAAGAACACATGGCACTCCAGAGCAATTCTTAAATGCTCTTGAAAACAAGATAAACGAACTTGGTGGATACGATGTAGACAGCGCAACTAATGTATCTAACATTCCGTCAAAGCCAGAAATGAAGAATGTAAAGTCATCTGAAATGAACATTGACAAAGAGAGATATCTTCATAATCTGATCGGCGATCTAGAACTTGATCTTGAAGATTTAGTACAAGGATTTACAGCTGACTACGAAGACGATAACCTTTATGTTACTGTTGAAACATTTGACGGAAATACTAGAGAATACAAAGTTCCGTTCTCCGATCTTAATTGGGATTTCAACTCCATGGATACAGATGTTGCATATATTTCTGATCACATTGCAGAAGACTTAGACCTTGACCCTACTTCTGACTTAGATTATGACGAGGACGAAGATATAGAGGCTGAAGGGGCTACTTGGGATGAATTTATAAGAAATCTAGAAGAAAACAATGAAGTTAAAGTAGACTCAGCATATCGTCATAAGTACACTGGAGATAAAATCATTTTTTACAGAAATAACCAATCATTTGAAGGTGAAGTAACTAAATATTTCAACGGAGATTATGAACTTAACAAGTACAATGTTCATAAGATTAGATCTGTCAAGAACTCTACTTCTATAGATTCATCAAAAACAGATAGATTGAAATATGCTGATCAAGCTGGCAACAAGTATACAATAAATGAGTTAAAGGAAATGTTTGAAAACGAGAAAGATATTCATTCAGGTCAAACATTTAATCAATGGATTCAGCAGGCTCTAGATGACGGATTTCTTTTCTATCCTGATGAAGACTAATGGGAAATGATGGACTTGGCAAGAAAGCTGAACAGAAACTTCGCGTTTGGTTAGATAAACCGGAAGATGGACTCAGCTTTGAGAGACTTCCTGATCAGCTCTCAGGGTTCTACGGAAGTAAAAACAAATGCGATTTCATAGTTTTCAAATCTCCATACATGATTTATCTAGAAAGCAAAAGTACTTGGGAAGATAGATTTGATTTTTCAATGATATCTGATTATCAGTATGAAAGCCTTTTAGATAGATCGAAAATAGAAAATGTTTTTGGATATGTAGCAATATTATTTGCTACATATAAGAGATGCTTTCTTATAGATGTCAATCAAATAGCTAAGCTAAAAAGAGAAGGAAAAAAGTCTATCAACATAAATAAGATAGATAAATGGAATTTCAAATATTCTGAGATTCCTACATTACCAAGCAAAAAGCAGCTACTTGACTATACAGGAAACATAATAGATTTGATCACTTGAACCTTATATCGTATTACAAATAAGTATTTAAGGAGACGATTCAAATGGGTTTTGAGTTTGCAACATTCGCAGCAATTACAGTTCTTGCTTATCTTGTTGGTATCGCCGTCAAAGCTTCTTCTATCGACAGCAAGTGGATTCCTGTAATTGTAGGTGCTCTCGGTCTTATCGTTGGTGTAGCTGCTTTCTACATCGGGACTCCTGAGTTCCCAGCAAACGATCCGATTACTGCTGCAGCAGTTGGTGTCGCTTCGGGCCTTGCTGCAACTGGTATCAATCAGGCGATTAAACAGCTATCAAGCAAAGAATGAGCTGATACCATAGCGCCCAGTGGTGTCAGCCAGGCGTGTTCATGGTTTTTCATAAAGTACCTCCTTTCTTAAGGGTAGGCAGGATTGCGGAGTCCTGCCTATTCTTATGGTTATTCCAGAATCGTTATTGTAATCATAAGAATAGGAGGTATTAACTATGTCAGCAATTTATAAGCCGTTTTCTGAATTCAAATATTGGTTCATCAGAGATACTGAAGAAGTTGTTTCAGTATTCATTAAGGACAATGTAAAAGAGATCGGGATCATGTCTATGTCTAACGGAGACGAAAAAGAACACATGATTTCAAATGACTGTTCCATCTTCATACCTTATGGTGTAGGAGTAAACGGTGACGATGTTTTCAGCGAAGAAGAAGTGATAAATGATTACAACAGCTGGATTTCTCGTCCCGAATATTGTGTTGGAACTTTTAATCAAGATATCCTAGACGGAATGAGCAATATTTCTAGAAGGGAGTTGTATTCAGATATTCTCAGAGGGTGTTGCTACATTAGAGCAAATAAGAATGGTAAAGATCCTGACACTTGTCAAGAAAAAGTAAATAATATTGTGAATTGGCTCGATAGCACAGATTTTTTTACTGCTCCAGCATCTACTCGATTCCACGAATCATTTGAAGGAGGCCTGCTTTATCATACGCTTAAGGTTTACAATCAAATCGTTGATCTTAAGAAAGTAGGAAAGTTCAGTAATGTGGATCTATCAAGTGCTGCTCTTGTTTCTCTTGTACATGATTGGTGTAAGATCAACCTTTACTCTTGTTATAAGAAGAATGTAAAGAATCAGGAAACTGGTCAGTGGGAACAAGTTGATGCATACAATAGAGGCAGTTACGAATTTCCTCATGGGCAGCAGTCTCTTGAAGTAGCAAGATGTTTCTTCAAGTTTACTCAAGAAGAAAAGCTTGCAATTACTCATCATATGGGACACTGGTATTGCCACCCCTCAGAAGAGAGTTGCTTGCAAACATCAAATGAAAGATATCCGCTTGTTCACATGCTGCAGTTTGCTGATCAGCTAGCAATTACATCTTACTAAAGGATGATATAGATGACAGACGCCCAGGAGAAGCTAATAGTTGATAATTATCAACTTGTACATGGATTTGTTCATAAGTATGGCCAATCATTTGGTTACGAATATGATGAATCTGTACAGATAGCTTCTCTTGGGCTTTGTTATGCAGCTCTAAAGTATGATGAAACAAAGTCAAAGTTTTCAACTTATGCTTATCAATGCATGATGAGAGAATTTTTGAAACTAGAAAGATACAAGAAAGCAAAGCAGCGAGATTTCTCAACTATTTCAATTCAAACCCTTATTAGAACCAAGGAAGGAGAAGAATTTAGTTATCTTGAGGAAATTTTTTCATATGATGAATTAGGATTTCAAGAAATAGAACTGGAGAATCAAATTGAATACGCATTTTCAAAGCTTAGTAAAAAACAATTAGAAATAGTTAAGTACTTCATTAAAAATGGAAAATGCGACCAAAGAAATACAGCTAAATTATTTGGAGTATCTCAATCATACATATCTAGAACACTTAAACGTTTCAAAAATCTCATACAATCTTGATGAGAACCTTGTATACTCATGAGTTAGACTCTTGAAATAAGGAGGTATATTTATGACCCTTTCGGAAGATATGAAAAAAATAGCCCAAGACGATATAGAAGAAATCATTGGTTGGCTTGAAGATGACGGATACAAAGCTAATTTAGTTTCAATGGAAATTGATCCGGATGAAATTGAAACAGATATAATCCAAAATGTAAAAGCGGTATTCATTGTAAACGGCAAAAAAATTCCCTTGAATTTTTATTACTCAATCAAAACAGAAGCAAAAGAAATCTACATAAATAAACCCGATGACGAACTTGCAAACGCCTTGAAGACTGCAGCAGAAAATGTATCTGAATCTACTAAAATTAAATCAGATACTATTACTGCTGCTAAGATTACTGCTGCAGATGAAGATTTTGAAAGCGATGAATTTGACGAGTCTATCGACGATGTTCCTTCCGGAGAAGATTCAGATAGTTTAGCTGATAGTATTGACAGCATTTCTGACAAGGTTGACGATATGCAGGACACCATTGATGATGCTGAAGTAGAAGATGACATTGACATAGATATAGAAAATAATATCGACAATCATTATATCGCTGAGTGTGAAAGATGCCATGGTATATTTATTTCTTCTGTTGTTGAATCAGACCAGCAGCTTGAAAAAATTCATGGAACCTGTCCTCTTTGCGATAGAGATACCGATCAGTATCTAAAATGGACTGTCAAGAAGGTAGAAAAATGAAGAGTAAGAAGAAAGGATTTTTAACTTGTGATATATGCGGAAAAGACTTCATAAAAGTTTATGACAGTATATATCAGTTAACCTTCGCCGGAAAAACATGTCATTTTTGTTCTTACAACTGTTATAGAATTGGTCAGAAAACAAAGGAGAAATCTACGAATGAAGCGTTATATCAGAAGCTCTACAAGCAAGTCAGACAAGACTGTAAGGAACACGTTAAGATACAAGGGAACTAGATTTAGAATCAACTCTACAGATGTTAGTAGATGCAATGATTCTGCTTCGCTGTTTACTCAATTCAAAGCAAATATATCATTACATTTTTAATTAAATTTATTTAATTTCATGTCATATCTAATAAAGTTAATGAAGCTGATGAAAGTAAATTCCGTTTGCATAGTTTACTAAAAGATTAAATTTTCAGTAGACTACAACCTTATATTATGATGAAGGAGGTGAATAAATGAAAACTTGGAAACAAAATCTGAAACATCTAACAGCTGGGCAATATCATACACTTAGAACTATGTGCAGGTTGTCGAAGAATATTTATAATCAGTCAATTTACAACATTCGTCAGCATTATTTTGCAGAAGGAACGTATCTTAGATACGAAGCTAATTATCCATTTATGAAGAACGAGGAGAACTACAAGGTACTCGGAGCTGCCGTTGCACAGCAGACCATGAAATGCGCGGATAATGCCTTCAAGTCCTTTTTTGGATTATTGAAGCTTGCCAAATCAGGAAAATATGCGTCATGGCAGATAAAGATGCCCAAGTATCTAAAGAAAGACAGCATGTATAAGATATGCTTAGTGCAGGCCCAAACTTCAGATGGAATGCTTCTTGTACCTATGTCATATCAAACGAAGAAGAAGAACTATGATAGCATTCGTATCAAAATTCCTCCTTATCTACATGATAAGAAGATTCGTCAAATTCATATCATACCTAAGCACAACGGAAAATATTTTGAAGCTGTTTACATGTTTGATGATGCAGAGCAAGAGACGCCTATCTTGGATAGTGAAAAAGCTCTATCAATAGATTTTGGTGTTAACAATCTAGCTACTTGTGTAACTAATACAGGTGAGTCTTTCATAGTTGATGGTAAGAAATTAAAATCAATAAATCAATGGTACAACAAAGAGTTATCCAGACTATCAAGTATTAAGGACAAACAGAAAATAAAAAGTTACACAAACAGGCAGTATGCTATCACTAATAAGCGAAATAATAGAGTAAGTAACTACATGTATAATGCTGCAAAACTCATAATCGATTATTGTATAAAACATAAAATCGGCAACATTGTTGTAGGATACAATGACGGGTTTCAAGATAGATCTAACTTAGGTAGAGTTAACAATCAGAATTTCGTTCAAATTCCTCTAGGAAAGTTAAAATCTCGATTGGAATATCTTTCTAAATTGAATGGCATCAATTTTGTACTTCAAGAAGAGAGTTATACTTCAAGGGCATCATTCTTCGATAATGATGACATTCCTGTTTGGAACCCTCAGAACCCAGTAGAAGCAGAGTTTTCCGGCACTAGAATTCGTAGAGGCTTGTACAAAACAAAATCAGGAACACTCGTTAATGCTGATATTAACGGAGCACTAAACATATTAAGAAAAAGTAATGTTGTAAGTCTAACGGCTTTATACACTAGAGGCGAAGTCAACACGCCTTTAAGAATAAGGGTTCTTTAATTAGAACCAACCTTCTTAATAAGAATTTCGTATCTGTTTAATCAGCTTGTACGAAATTCGTTGATCTGAAATTCATCCTTACGACCTAGCTGAATACGCTTGGGCAACATTAGAGAATGGAGTAGTACGATACTACAAAGATGGAAAACTGATTGATAAAACATTCTATTTCAATTCAGATGATATGGATGTTGAGGATTACGAGTGGCCGGATGCTGTGATAATGAATGTTTGCGATCATTTAATTGAGCTGAACAAGAATGTTGAACAACGGATTGATCATACATAACTGATAATACAAAACTTCTTCGGGAGGTAATACAATGAAGATATCTAAAAGAAGCAAGATAACTTCTTCTTATCAGAAAGCTAAAAAAAATTAAAGGAGGAGTTACATAATGAAGCGAATCATAAGAAATTCAGTGACGAGCTCAAAGAGCACTAATCCTCAAAGTGAATATGAGTATCGTAAACATATTTATTTGAAGAGAAAACACGAATTTGAAACTCTAGGCGAAGATGACAACAACGATGTGCTTTCTAGAGAAGAGAAGATGAATATTGCAAAGGCTGAGATGGATAAGGTGAACCCTAAATCCGTCAAGAGTGCTAAAGATGCAACATTCCAAAATGATAAGAGATTATCTTCTACTTCTGAACGATATAAAGGCTATCTTATTGTATTAGATAGAGGTGGAGATGGATATAATGTCTATGATAAACACAGAGAGCTAGAAGACACTGGATATCCATCTATAGAAGCTGCTAAAAATTTCATTGATGAATTAGTGTCTGAAGCTGGCGACAAAATAGAAAGCTCTGTTGATATCGATGAAGAAACAGAAGATCCCGGTATTGCTGAAGCATTCATTCGTACTAATGTGAATGATTGCTCCAATGTAACTGCAAGTCTGAATTATGTTACTCCGGAAATGAAACAATTAAAACGTGCTGTATCTAAGATATCTGTGGACAATGATGACCAATTCCACGAACTGGTAGATTCCCTATTGATCAATGAACCTATCAACTTGGTCCCCGAAACCCGAGCTCTGAAACGCGCTATAGATAGCCTGGTAGTAGATAGCGAAGAAGAGAGAAGAACCTTGGTTTATGAAGTTGCAAAAGATTTAGGAGTAATCAATTCCTCATCCAATGTAGACGTATATTCTGCTGATGATACAGGTGATATGTATGACGATGATGAAGAGGACATTGAACGCGAATTTCAACGTATTGACAGATCAGGTACTGACGAAGACGTTGAAATTGCAGCTATAATGTACAACTTAGGGACTACGATGAAAGAGGCTCGTGAAATATTACCTACATTGAGCAAAGATAAAATCAAAGATTATGTGGATTACTATTATCTTAGAGATTTACCTGCGCCTACACGCTTGAAACTTTGGAACAATCGTAAAAATATCTCATCTTCATATAATGAATCTGGAATCTATGAAGAAACAGAAGATCCTAAATGGATATGTCTTGATATCAAGCATGTAAGAGACAGCGACGGAATGCTGACTGATTACGCTCTTTACACTACCAAAGACGAAGATAAATATATCTGCATGTTCGGAGATGCAGATGTATATGCTCCAGATGAGATGTATGCAGATGCTGAGTTTGATACAGAAGACGAAGCGCTTGAATGGTTTGAAAACTATGTTGGGCCTGGAGATGAGGAAGATGAAGACGACAATGATTTAGTATTTATAGATCCTGAGTTTGATGAATATGATGTGTATGGTTCAGAGGAAACCGATGCTGAAGAAGATGATGATCTAGATCATCCCGATCAAGAGTATGACTCTGCTGCAACTTCTATCAATTCTACTAAACTCCCTGCAATTTATAGAATGATTAAACTTCAACCAGGAACTGTCGGAGTTGACTTCGGAGGAGGAAGATTTGATAACGCGGTTGAGTATTTAAGAGATCAAGATGTAACACTTTGCGTATATGATCCTTACAACAGATCAGCAGAGCATAACCGGGAAGTTCTTCGTACGCTTAGAGCAAATGGAGGAGCAGATTTTGCTGTTAATTCAAATGTTCTGAATGTTATCAAAGAACCCGAAGCAAGAAAAGGTGTCTTAGAGAACATCAAGAAGATAACAAAATCTGGTGCCCCTATTTACATCACAGTTTACGAAGGACGAGGAGACGCAAAAGAAGGCGTAACAAAATCTGGTTATCAGCTTAACAGAAAGACCGCAGATTACCTTGAAGAGATACAAGAAGTATTTCCAGATGCAAAGAGAAGAGGAAAGCTAATTGTAGCTACAAACAAAGGATCGGCTAATAGTTCAGTAGATATCAAAGCTTCGTCAGAAATCATCTGGGATGATCTGGATTGGAACCAGCAGATTCAGGTTATGAAGAGATATATCAGAAACTACAAAGGTACTAGAATTTTCGAAGATTTTGCAGATTATATAAACAAGCCTGTTGAAGATATAATTGATTCATTCTGTGATGCAGAATCATATGGAGATATAAGGATTCCTGAGAGAAAACAGCTTGATTCTGAATATAGAAATGATGATATCTATTCATCTACTACATCATCTAGCAGATACTGGTATTTCACTCGTCATGGTGTTCAGCCTGGTTCCGTTCCTAAGTACGTAAACATACTTGATATTGTAGATAAGCCAGAAGGTTCATATTTCCTTGCGGACGGTGTTATTCTCACAAAAGATCTTCGTGACTATGATATTAAGGAGCGTAAACCGGAAGATAGCGTAACTTCTTCTACGCGTATTGAATATTCAGATATCTTAGAAGAAATAAGAGAACAGTGCAACACTAAACTCATTCATATCATGGCTCAATATGGGTTTGACGAATCTGAAGCAAAACAGTACTCTAGAGTGGATGCATCAATAGAAGACAACCAACATGGTAGAATCGAAATTGGCTGTGAATTAGATTATGACGGTCTCATGAGTGTTTGTCAAGAACTAGATCCAATTGTTCAAGCATATGATCCTGATTCATATTTTGAACCTGTAGATCCAGGAATTGCAGAAGCATGGGTAAATCTTGAGAAAGCGTCTATTGACTCTTCAAGCAATATTCAAGCTGGTGCATATGATTTTCCGGAACCATCTCTAGATCCTCCTGAATATCCCGAACCTGAAGAAAGTGAAGAAACAGTTGAAGTTGAATGTGACATCAATCAACTCGAAATTACAGTTGAAGAAGACGGATCATGGGAGTATCAAAGAGATGATTTCCTCGACGAAATGCTTACTGCTGAAGATGAAATTACTTCTGAAGAGTATGATGTATACATTCGAGACAGAAACGGCTTGATTGAAGACTTTGATTCAATTGTAGAACCAAACATACCTGGAGCACCTGGAACCTATTTAATTTCTTGTCATGTAAAGATGGTTTATGACGTAACAGGAGTAGAAATTGTCAGAGAGTACCAAGGTAAGGACGAAGACGGTGATCCTATCGTTGATGAAGATTACTACACAGGCAGCGCTGATGTGGAATTCAACAGAAACGAAAGCTACATCACAAATTTCTACTCAGAAGAGATCTAAATAGATAAGAATCGTTATAATCAGTGAAGGAGAAATTCTTCACTGATTATTTTTTACGGAGGACACATCAAAATGAAAAAATTCAGATCCGTACTTTCTGTAATCTTCGGTATTATCTGCACATCCAGTTTCTTTATCTGCATCAGCATAAATGCAGATCATCCGGATTGGTTCAAGTATCTTATGATTGGATTCGTTACCTTTGTGGTTTCTTTCTTACTTGCAAGCTTCTGCTACAACCCTTATAAATACATTCGTCATTTGTATGCGTCTTTCATGACCATTGCAACTAAGATTCAGATTCATCGTAGGCCCAATAGCAAACTTGCTGTAGGTGTCAGAGCAAGATTTTCCTCTAGGTATGGTGGTCGTTATAATAAGAAAATCAACTACAAGAAATTCTATCGTTATGCTCTTAGCTACTATGATAGAGATCATTTTCAGGAGGTGTGAAAAAGTTGAATCTGAATGAAGAACAGAAGCGAGCAGTTGAATGCGATGATGATCTAATTCTATGCATGGCTGGAGCAGGGTCTGGCAAAACAACTGTTCTCATTGAAAGAATAAGCAGACTTTGTGAAAAAGAAGACCCAAAGAGTATTCTTGCTCTTACATTTACAAATGCCGCAGCATTTGAAATGAAGGACAGATACATAAGACGAAATCCTGGAAAACTGGTTCCGGAATTTAGAACATTTCACAGTTTCTGCTACTCTGTTCTATGTTCGGATTATGAAATAAGGAATAAGCTGGGATATAATTCAATCCCAAGCATATGCGACGAAGCAAAGATGAAGAGAATTCATAACACTGTTTATCTTGAGCTAGGTCTTCATCTGTCTAAAGATGAGTTATCGGGAAAAGTTAAACTTAGCCCAAAGAAAGAGCAAGAATTTGCTCTTTATAAAAAGAGAATCAAAAAAGTAATGAAAGACGAAAACATTATCACTTTCGATGAATTGTCTTCGTCTATTTGTGATTTATTTTTCAATGAAGATCGGCTAACACAGAAATACAAAGATCGGTTCAAGTATCTTCTCATTGATGAGTTTCAGGACACTAGCCCTGAACAGTGGAAGTTTGCAACTTCGTTCAAACATTCTAAAATTTTTCTTGTCGGTGATGAGATGCAATGTCAACCGGCAGGATCAATTGTAACTATGGCTGACATGACAAAAAAGAAAATAGAAGACATTCAAATTGGGGATTATGTCTTATCATACAATAGGCGAGAAGGAAGATATTTAAGATGCCTGAATTACAATAGCGGAAATTTGAATAGATATACAAGCAAAGTTACTGATATTTCTAAACATTTTGCGACAGACGTTGTTAAATTAGTTACAAGAAACCATGAAAGCAGATATACAAAATCGCATTTAACTTATGCAAGAATACATTTTCCGGGAAACGAAAATGCTTTTGTAACTTATCTAATGAGTAACAAAAAAGGATGGTGGAGAGTAGGAAGTACTAAATTGTTTCTAACTTCTCAAAATGACTACTTTGGTCCAAGACTTAGATTGCAAGAAGAAAAGGGAAATAAAATATGGATACTTGGTATTTACTCATCTCAAAATGAAGCTTGGATGAATGAACAGCTTGTTGCATATAAATACGGTATTCCTCAAGTTACATGGCAGCATAAAAATGTTAAATTTTCATTAGATGATGTAGACTATCTTTATTCAAATTTAGACGATTTATCTGAAAAAGCGAATATTTGCTTGAAAGCTTACAGAAGGGACATAAACTATCCATTCTTTACAGATAAAGATAAAAATAACCATTTTTCAAAGCTTCATTTATTTGAATGCCGTGTCGGTAATGTAATCCCTGGTATATTTGATATTGTTGTTCCTGAAGAAAAATTTACATCAAATAATTATGTCGAACTTCGCAATTCATACGAACTAGTTGAATCTGTTGTTGACGAACCCGACCAGTATGTATACGGGTTAAATATTGATAATACACACAATTATGTTAGTGACGGAATACTAACTCATAATTGCATATACGCCTTCAGGGGCGCTGACAGCTCTATCATTAAGATGCTGTCAGAACTTGATTCTTGGACTCATATTTACCTTCCTAGAAACTACAGATCTACAAAGCAAATATGCAGCTTCGCAAATAAAGTTGTTCGTCAGTCTGGCAGCAAACTGAAAATAGAATTGGTTTCTGATAGGTCAGGTCCAAATGTAAAAGTACTACCTTCCACTTCAAATAGATATTCTGAACCTATTGGAATAGATGATTTTGCTACTTTCTGCGAAATGAATAGAGAGCTTGAGGGAACAACAGCAATTCTATGTAGATCAAACTCAGAAGTAGCAGAAGTTTGCAGAATGCTGGATGGCGCAGGACTAAACTATCTTACAGGTAAGAAGAACACAGACTACAAATACATCCTCAAATCAGTAAAGGATAACGAATATCTAGCAGACTGGCTTGCTTCTTACTTGAATGCAGATAAATACGCTGATTTTATTCGTATTCAGTCAATTGAAAATATGAGCAGAATTGATGTAATTGTAAATTACTTTTCAAATGTAAAGAAGATCCAAGAGAGACTTAGAAAAGTGGTAACTATTAGAAAAGCGTTGAAAGACCCTTCTAGGTCAAGGATGTCTATGGCAGTCGATATATTGACTATCTGTGGATTCAATCCCTTAGATAATCAAATTGAAGTAGACGAAAATTGTTCGTCTGACGAACTTTTTGAAGCAGTTACATCAGTGATTGAAGAGAAGATTGTATCAGATCTATATGTAGGAACAATTCACAGCTCCAAGGGACTTGAATATGACAATGTATTTCTTTTCAATGTGAACGACTATTCATTCAAATTGAACAAAGAGGATCAGTGGAATCTTTATTATGTAGGTGTTACAAGGGCAAAGACTAATCTTGTTATATTCAAAGGAGACTCATACTAATGAATAATCCAACCGAAGATTTATTGACAACAATATCAAAAAGATTGTCATCTAGATCAGATTGTAAGAATGTTATGTATGTTGTTAGAATCGAAAATAACAAAGTAAATATGTATCCGGATATATACGTATACAGAAGCAAGCATAACAGACGACCTGAAGACAGAATGAGCATACTTTGCTATGTCCAAAACGTAGTTAAGGGACTTCATGTAAATTTAGATGTAGATGGTGGAATCGTTATTGATGATGTAAATTTACAGGACGGTGAATACATATATCAATCTTCTTTTGATAACAAAAGAAGAAAGTGGAAAAGACTTGTCTAGTATATTAGGAGGAAAAAAATGAAGATTAAATCGGTTGAAATCTGGGGAATGCACAATGTACTGCACAAGAAGTACGATTTTTCAAATGTAAACTATTTCTTTGGAAAGAATGGTTCAGGAAAAACAACCGTGCTGCAGGCTGTTCAGCTGGCGCTGCTCGGGTACATTCCTGGAACCAATAAGAAGGCACAGGACATCTTTACGCATAGCTGCGCGCCAGAGATGAAAGTTTCTCTGGTGTTTGACAATGGGTACAATGTAACTAGAAGTTACAAGAAAAACAAGCAGTCGGTGAAATCAGAAACAACCTGTGTTCCTGATGGATTTGACCCCTCTGATATTTTAAGAGATATAGAATTGCCTGTTTTTAACTTCAGCTCCTTCCTAGCAATGTCTCCAAATGCTATGAAGGATTGGTTCATCAAATTCTTACCATCTTCTGAAAATGAAGTAAATTGGAAGGAAATTTTAGACGGATCCGAAGTAAGCTATGTAAACGACTCTCTTTATCAAGATGTTCTGAATTATGCTTCTGGGCTTACTCCTGATATTGAAGGTGTTATTAAGCTAAATGAATATATGAAATCACTTCTTTCATTCAAGCAAGCAGAGCAGAAGCGATATCAGTCTACTTTCTCTTCATTGGTTTACTACCAGGACTACGATGGTCCGAATAATGAAAACGAAATTACGGATAAAATTGCTTCACTTCGTCTTACTAAGCAGAAGTATTTGAACGATGTTTCTGCTTATAATTCTCAGAAGTATACTGAACGATGCCTTTCCGAATATTCAGACTTAAAAGACGAAATAAATGATGATGACGATTTTACTTCCTGCCAGTCTTCTGTACGTGATCTTGAAAATAAGCTCAAAGAGATCGATTCAAAAAAGTTTGAAATTGAAAGAGAAATCAATTCAAGGCGTCATGAATATGATGAAGTAAACAAAGTTGCATCAACAGGGGGAATTTGTTCTTACACAAACGAAGTTTGCTCTTCTATTCAGCCAATGATAAACGGAATGAAAGAGCGTGCAGTGAGGTTGAAAGAAAGCATCTCTAATCTGAGAACTCAGCTAGAATCTATTTCTTACTCTAGAATGTCTGTATGCAAAACTTTGAATGAAACAAACCAGAAACTTTCAGCTATTATCAAGCGTTATGGTGAAAGAGACACTATTCTCAAAAGTTACAAACCTGTAAGTAAGCCCGAAGATTTGGATATTTCTTTTATTGATAATGAAATTGCAAGACTTGAAGAATGTATTGTTCAGTTGCGAGCAAACCTTCAATATGATAGAATTTCCGAAAATGTTAGCAGAGAAAAGATGGTCATGGAGCAGGACATTGACACACTAAAGAATTGGATCAATGCTACCGGGCCTAATGGAATTCAGGCGAACTTGTCTGAAAAACCCTTTCATGATATGGAGATCATCCTAAATAATTTCCTGCATAATATGTATGATCCGGATATTTCTTTCAAATTTATTCTTGATAGTAAGAATAATAGTTTTGGATTTGGAATTGTTCGTGATAAACGATTTATCAAATTTGATACTCTTTCAAGTGGAGAGAAATGTATTGTATCTATTATTCTAGCTACTGGGTTGATCAGATGCAATGATTCTAAAATTCATCTCATGCTTGTTGACGATGCGCTTGATCATCTTGATGACGAAAAAGCAGATATGTTCTTCAGAACACTTGCAAAAATTGAAGATACGCAGTTCATTCTTGCAGGTGTTAAAAAATGCAGTGTTAATAACAGTGATAACTTCAAAATCACTGAAATAATTTAACAAGGAGAATATAGTAAATGGGTCTAGAAATTGGTAAATTTGTTGATGTAGAAGTAATTCGTATCATTGACAAGGGAGCAGTTGTTCTCCTAGAGGATGGACATACAGAGCTCATTCATCTATCTAAAGTGTCTAATAAATTCGTTAGAGACGTAAACGACTACCTTTCTGTGGGAGACAAGATGCAAGCAGAAGTAGTCAAGGGAACATATAAGGAAACTGAACTATCACTCAAATATCTAGATCTGTCCCCTAAAAAGAAAGAAGATAGTGAAAATCCAGTAGAAAATATCAATAAACATAAATCTTGCAATCAACCAAAGAAGGAGTCATTTCATCAGATGAGCATCGATGACATGATAAAGCAGAGCAACAAGCAGTTTGATGATAAGTTTAAGGGCAAGCGAGAATTCACAAAAAGGAACAAGAATTATAGAAAGAATAAGCGGCCCAACGAAGATGATTGAAACTGTATTTCTTCCTGACGGAAACATAAGGTATATAAATAGCTGTTCAAACAAATTGTACACCAGTTACGCTGATGCTAAAGTAAATGAGGAAGAAATGAAGCAAATAGATACTAGGCTGAGGAGAGAATCCTCAGCCAAAATCTATTTCTAAAAATTAAATAAACAAATTATCTCAATTATGTGTTTAATAAATTTAATAAACCTTATCTATAATTGAGGTGATGAACATGAGAGCAAAAGAAGTATTAAAGTTACTACAAATTTCGCAGCCAACATTAGGTGACTATGTTAAGAAGGGATATATAAAATGCGATATTCTGCCGACCGGCAGACGAGAGTATGACGAAGATTCAGTGTATCAATTCTTAAATAGAGATATTCCAAGAAAAACTTACATATATGCACGAGTTTCTTCCAATAACCAGAAAAAGGACCTAGAAAATCAAAAGAATCTATTACTGAATTATTGCTTAACTAACGGTATTAAGGTAGCTGGAGTTTATTCTGATGTAGCTTCTGGAATATCCTTTGAAAATAGAAAGCAATTTTTTGAATTGCTAGACGAAGTTATTGATCACAAAGTAAATAAAGTAATCATTACTTACAAAGATCGAATATCTCGTGTAGGATTTGATTTATTCTATCATCTATTCAAAAAATTTGGAACTGAAATAGTCGTAATTTCTGAAATTGGGTCGAGTAAGTTAGACTCAGAAGAAATATTTGAAGAAATTGTTTCTTTGCTGCATTGCTATTCGATGCGGTTATGTTCTAAGCGTCGAATCAATAAAATCAAGGAAGTATTAAAAGATGAGTCACTTGACGATTAAATCCTATAAGTTTAGGCTCTATCCTAACTCGGAGCAGAAAACTTTGCTGGAAAAGACATTTGGCTGTTGTCGGTTCGTCTATAATCATTACCTTGCAAAGTCGATTGAGGATTATGAGAATACGCGAAAGTCTAACTCATGTAATCAGAATTGTAAGGATCTTACTCATCTTAAGAAAGACTACAAATGGTTATCCGAAGTATCTTCTACAGCATTACAGCAAAGCATTCGTCACTTAGACGAAGCCTACCAGAATTTCTTTAGAAGAGTCAAACAAGGAGAAACACCCGGATTTCCTAAATTTAAGAGGAAATCTTCAAATCAATCCTTCACAGTTCCTAAAGATGCTCCATCTACGCTCGCAATAAAGGAAAATAAGATACAGATACCTAAGTTAAAGTTCGTTAAGTTCAAACAAGACAGAGAAATACAAGGAAGAATAGTATCGGCTACAGTATCGAAAACATCTTCAGGAAAATACTATATTTCTCTTTGTTGTGTTGATGTTCCTGTTGAAGAATTTGAAAAGACTGGTTCGGTTGTCGGACTCGATTTAGGTATCAAAGATTTTGCAATAACTAGTGACGGAGGCAAAATTGAAAATCCTAAGTTCTTAAGAAAATCAGAAAAACGAATCAAGCAGTTGCAGCGTCAATTATCCAGAAAGCAGAAAGGTTCAAATAATAGAGCTAAAGCAAAAATTAAACTTGCGAGCAAGCATGAAAAAGTAGCTAATCAAAGAAAAGATTTCTTGCACAAAATCGCAACTAATCTTGTCAAGAACCACGACTTGATTGTTTGTGAAGATTTGCAAGTTAATAATATGGTCAAAAATCATCACTTAGCGAAATCCATTGCCGATGCATCGTGGTCAGAATTCTATCGGCAGCTAAGCTATAAATCCGAATGGTACGGAAAAACATTTGTTCAAATTGACAAATTCTTCCCCTCTTCTCAAATTTGTAGCTGCTGCGGACAACGAAATCGACAAGTAGGAAAAGATTTAAGCATTCGACAATGGACTTGTCCCAGCTGCGGAGCTGAACACGACAGAGATATTAACGCAGCTATCAACATTCTAAATGAAGGATTAAGATTAGTTTTGAATTAAATTCTGGCAACAATATACCGCAGGCTATGTGGGAATTAACGCCTCCGGAGAGAAGGTAAGACTTGAGCTGCTTTTAGCAGCTCAAGCAGTCTCGTTGAAAGAGGAAGAAAATAATGAATCTAATTAAATTTGAAATAGGATTTAGTTGAGTTTATCGATTTTCGTAGCATATAAACAAAACATTTGTCAAGAAAACAAGAGGTGTATGATGTTTAATAAGTATCCTGAATTGCGAATTGCATATGAAAATGAATGCAGACGACAGGAACAAAACATAGAGCTCATTGCTTCAGAAAATTTTGTCAGTATTGATGTATTATCAGCCCTAGGAAGCGTATTTACAAACAAATACAGCGAAGGTTATCCGAAGCGCAGAACTGAAGATAAGGGAAACAAAGGAAGATACTACGGAGGGTGTCAATACATTGACGAAGTAGAAGATTTCTGTATTGAGCAATGGAAGAAAGTATTTCATTTAGATCATAAGATACCTGGATTGAATAAAACAAGTTATCATGTTAATGTTCAGCCTCATTCTGGTTCGCAAGCTAATATGGCTGCTTACATGAGTGTACTTAATCCAGGTGATACTATTCTGTCAATGAACCTAAACAACGGAGGGCATCTTACACATGGATCACCTGTAAATTTCTCTGGAAAACTTTATAATGTTGTTTTCTATGATGTAGATGAAAGAGGATATATTGATTATCTTGACATTGAAAAGAAGATAAAAGAGTTCAAACCTAAACTTGTTTTAGCTGGAGCAAGCGCTTATTCTAGAACAATTGATTTTGAAAGGATATACAACATAATAAATATCTGTTCAACTCATGATTACAGGCCTTATTTCATGGTAGATATGAGTCATATAGCAGGGTTAGTTGCTACAGGTAACCATCCTTCTCCTTTTGGTTATGCAGATATTGTAACTACTACAACACACAAGACATTAAGAGGCCCTAGAGGCGGTATCATATTTTGTGTAAATGACCTTGCAAAGAAAGTAGACAGTTCAGTATTTCCTGGTTGTCAAGGTGGCCCACTTCAGAATGTAATTCTTGCAAAGGCAGTATGCGCTTGTGAAGATTGTCAACCGGAATATTACACATACATTGATAGAGTTGTTAAGAACGCAAATGCAATGGCAACTAGATTCAAACAGCTTGGTTATGACATAGTAACAGGTGGAACCGATAATCATATGTTTCTAATTGATTTATCTAAAACATTCCCTAATTTATCTGGTAGAGATGTTCAGGAATACTTAGACAAATTTAATATAACCGTTAATAAGAATTGTGTACCAAATGAAAAACGAGGTCCTCAGCAAGCTTCAGGAATACGGATTGGTACACCTGCAATGACAACTAAGGGCTGGTCAGAAAACGATTTCATAATTTGCGCTGATAAGATTGACGAGCTGATTAAACAACTAAATAAGAATCGTTAATAAGTATGTAGGCAGACAACATCTGCTTACAACCAGAAGAGAAGTGTCGCGACCTTCGGGAGGTGCTAATTTTGGGACGAGCACTCAGGCAAGTTGGTGTGTAGCCTTGCCAGTTAAATACTCATTCGTATCAAATCAGAAAGTAGTAGATTTTGACTTATCCAACAGCTACAGTTTTACGCACTAGAAAGAGGTTGAATGATGGTGAAGCCTGAATCAAATAAATACTACGATCAGATTGATAAAGCTATTAGTTCATATGAACAATTCAGATCTTATCATTCTATGAGTCCTGATAAAATCTGCGACAAGATTGATTGGTGCTGGAAATGGAGAAAAATTTCTGAACATCAAATGCACAACCTGGTTGATAGAATAGTTTATCTTATGGATAATAACTTAGTTTGAGTTTATTTTAATATTGGGGCGTCGCCAAGCGGTACGGCATATGACTTTGACTCATACATTCGCTGGTTCGAATCCAGCCGTCCCAGCCAGTGGTCAATTAGCTATTGACTGATGTCAGAGTAATCAGCTAACCTGACAAAGAATGAAAATGATCGCTGAAAACTGCTACTAAAGGATTCGTCCTCGTTATTTACCTTAAGATAGGGGCTAGTTATCTTCGGATTATTAGTTGATAATGAGTAGCGTGACAATCTAAGCGGTAAGCTGATGATTTAGTTTGGGAGGTAGTTATCTTGAAATTTAGAAAAGAACCTATTTTAGGAATGGCTAACTTATATCCTAAACGAACTCATCTTCCTGTTGTAATATGGGTAGATAACCTAGGCTCTGCTAGAAAAGGAAAACATAATGAACCCAGAATCAAGGTTCAAAATGTAAAAGGTGACAAAGCTGTAGACGACACTTTTAGCTTGTCAATAAGCAAGAATCCTGAAATTCTTGCAGGAAAGCTTAAATTATCAAATGATGACTACAAAGAGATTGTAAAATTTGTTTCAGATAACTACGATGTTTTGATGAAACATTGGAATCAAGAAATTGATGAAGATGAACTAAAGGAAATTATTTACAATCGTTATTAAGTATGTAGCAGCTAGTAAGCTGTAACATAAGGAGCTCACAATCCTGCCGAAATATCTTCTAGAATATTTCCGCACAATATAGAAAAGAGTGGGTGGCAAGGAATATGCCATGAATGATTCTAAGCTTGACAAGCAAGTATAGCCGGGTGAGAAACTATTCCCGGTAACATTTATCTCATATTATAATATGAGTGGATTGAAACACGGTAAATATTGCCAATTAGTTTATGAGGTAAAACATTGTAGCTTAAGATACAATAAGTTGGTTCAAGCCCAACATTGACAGCCATCAGTCACTATTGACTGACCTTTCCGAATCTGATATAGCTGTCATCAGTATCAGATGCAGTTTTCTCCTTCTCTTTTCTGTTCATCGAATGTGTTGAAAATAAAGAGAATGATATAACAATATAAGTGACTTATATGAATAATTCATACTACACGGAAGATTAAGCATAACTGGTACTGCGGCGGTCTTGAAAACCGTTCACGTGAAAGCGTGTGAGAGTTCGAGTCTCTCATCTTCCGCCATGCCTTTTCATTCAGCTGACATTAGATTGTCACGTAGATGAAAGTGAAACCAACTATTCTGGCAGGTTGTCGACGGGTTGAAGAGCCGTAGAGTCTAAACTATTCTCCTCTATTCTAGAAAGAGTCGGAAAGCTAGGTCCCGTAGTAGCAGCCGAAAAGTATCCTAAAACGATAGGCGTTAAAACATGTTTTATAGGTGACAGCCTGGAAAGACAGGCAAATATATTGCGGGGTGGACAAGTAGCTAAGTCGCCAGCTTCATACGCTGGAAATCGCAGGTGCAAATCCTACCCACCGCAACCATTGTCTACTGGTCACCATCTACATACGACAATCAAAACTGAATAGGAGATGGAATGGGAAACGGTAGTCCAGATAAGTGGAGCGATGTTCGAATCATCAACCTGATCCTGTTCGACTCAGGCAGGGAATGGTGCAAAACTTATCAAGAGGAACTAAGTACCTGCCTCGCTTCGGATAGCAAAGAAGGCGTTAGTAGTAATCGAAAACTACTCGCGGTTACAGGGAGGGAGAGGCGTTATAGGTAAACCTCCCAGGTGTTCTGCTATAGTGCACCTTAGAAAGGCGAAGCTTTTCAGTTAGGAATAATCCGGCCAGATAGCAAAATACGCGGATATAGTGTAACGGTAACATCCGACTCTTCCAAAGTCGTGTTGCGGGTTCGAGTCCCGTTATCCGCTCCATAGAAGAAGGTGAAAATATGTCTGTTTATAAATGCCCAGTTTGCGGAGGAAGAGGATTTGTTCCTTTCGGATTCTATTCAATTCAAACATACGATGGAAGCTCAATAACTAATTCTGCTTCAACTGAAGTTTGTAGAAGCTGCCATGGTAGAGGAATCTTATTTGATGAATTTTTAGGATCAACTTCAAATAGTATTCATAGATGCTGCAGTAATTGTGAAATGAATGATGGTTTAGTATATCTGTCGTACCCTCCTAAATACAAGTGCACTTTATCTGGTCATTTCAATGAAGGAACGCATACATGCAATCTAGATGATATTTTGTCAAAGAAAAATAACCAATCTAAATAAGTTGATACTCGGTAGGGCGCTGGCGTGTGCTTGACCGTGTGTTTCCGTCCAGGTGTTGGCGCACCTGGACGGTTTTCTTTTTCTATTTAGTAAATTATTAACGAATGATTAAGACCATTGACTTTTTACAACAATCGTTATATAAAGTGTAGTAATCAAATTTGCTGGTATGGTGAAACAGGCAGACACAGATTTATTATATACGGGCGTGTGGTGGAATTGGAATACACATCGGATTTAAGCTCCGCTGCCGAAAGGATTGAGGGTTCAAATCCCTCCACGCTCACCAATGGTTCAGCAGACAGCTTATCTGAAATATCTCTTATATCCGGAGGTGATGGATTTGTATAAATTCATCCGAAATTCTGTATTCTGTCAAGCAGATGCTAAAAAGAAAATTGAAGCGCTTTCTAAGAACTATAGTGACATTATTGCAGAACATGTTATGAAATGCGTTGTATTTGGAAAGTCTCATCCTGATTATGTTCACTGGATTGAAGATGAGATTTGCACATATATAAACACTGTAGGTAGACGAAGAAACAAGAGTAATATCAAACCTTATGTTTTTGAAGATACTATGTTCTATAGTATCGGGGACGAGCCTTATGATGCTAAAATGTTTATGCTTGACTGGTTGGATGAAAACAGTAAGAAAGATAGACCTTATCCAAGATTTGTGATTACCTCTGAGCTATGCACAAAAATTTGTAAGTGCTATTCAGAGCTTTCTGAAAAGGTATCAAATTGGTTATCTAAGCATAAACATGATGGCAGAGAATCTTACAAAGATGAAATCTTGTCAATTGTAAAGCCTATAATTGACAAATACTCAAATACTTGATATTTATTGTTGAGGTTGAAGAATGAATATTGTTATTTATCAGCTTGAAATTATTAGACCGGCAGACCAAGAGGTATTGTATCAATTGTTTTTCTTGACCGAAAAAAGAGCAATGAAGTGGATAAAAAAGAATAAAGAAAAGTTTGTTAAATATAATTGGAATTGGCGTTTATGTGGTGAGTCTTTGTGGTTTGGAAAGACACCTGATATTTTTGAATAGGAGATAACATGGAACGTTTTAATGTTTATGAAATTTCTAGTACTTCTGATTATCATGGATATTCTTTAATAGCTGCAAAAAGTGCTAGTCAAGCAAATGCTTTTATTGAAGATTTTAAGAAATCTGACCCAGATAACATTTATGATTCTATGGGCTATAATTTTGTAGATGAGAATGATAGAATTTCAGATATTTACTCTGACATCTCTGGATTTATTACACATAAAATTTATTATTAAAAATATATTTCACTGTAAATTTTGCAATACTTCTGAAGATTTAGATGATTGTTGCTTCGATTTTGGTTATACAAAAGAAAAGTAGAGAATGCTATAATTTTTACTGCTGTAAAGGTAATGACAACTATAACTAGTAAATATACACTTATATATTATGTGGAGGAATAAAAATGTACATTATTGAAACTTGTCCTAAATGTGGGCATGACCTTTCAAACGAAGTAGTTGCCACGTATCCGCCAATTCACTGCAAAGTTTGCTACCATTGCGGTTGGCGCTGGGAAGAAAAACAAGAAGTCAAGCGCGTTCCTTTTAATCCTGATCCTGAAAATTCTGATAGTGATTGGATCGATGATACAGAATTAGGTGAACTGAATTTAACAGATGTATGCACTCTAGCTAAAGAATCCCCAATTACGATCTACGATGATAATCGTTTAGCTAGTTTTCCTAACACAAATGCAGGTGCAATTTACAATACAGCATTTAACAATGAAGCATGTAAAAATTGTTCTAATAATACTGCTAACGGAGGCAGTGGTATTTGTAATTGCACATTAGGTCAGATGCCTGTTACTTGTTAATTTGAAGAAGAATACGAAACTAATAAGAAACTAATTGACAGTGATATTATTGAAGGAGGATAAATTCAATGGAACATGTCATTCAGTTTGCAGTTGGAATTGACGACGATAGAATCGTTAATTTAGTTGAAGCGAATGCAAGCAAACAGATCATTGGGGAGCTCAAACAGCAGGTAGCTAATCGCATTTTCAGTGCTAACTACTATGATAAGAATGCTGACCCTTCAAGAGATCAGCTGTCAGAGGCGTCAGTAAAAATTGTATCTGACTTCCTCAAAGATAATAAAGATAATATTGTTGAACGTGCATCTGAAATCCTTGCAGATAAGATGTTCAAAAGTAAAACGATTAGGGAAAAGATTAAAGATTCTGTATAATGTGAATCGTTATAAATGATGCATAAATAATCTTGACATTTGATTGAAAAGCTTGGGTGATTCGTTTATTTTCATTTTTAATTATCATAATTGATAATTAGAATATAAACCTGGCACCAAATGAGGGTTTGTCCTCGAGTAATGCTGCTGAAAGTGCATCCTTACGGTGGAGGTAGTGGTTAACCGTTATTAGATTCTTGTAAAATGTAACAGAATCAGAAAAGCGAGGTTCAATTCAGAAGTATTTCAATTTTGTTAAATGAATTACTTTTGATGGTCCGGTACGATTCCGGAGGGATTGTCTTCAATCCTAACGCTTAGACCCTAAACTTCTATAAGAGTGTAGCTACTCAGATGCCATTCGACGGAATGGGTTAGGGCTTCGGCCGCCGTCTAAAAAGCTGGAGTTTAAGGGCGTATATAGTTCGACGAAATAGAACTACGCTGATACTCCGTTTTGCGAAAATAAACGGGCGGGTTAGCCGACCTTGTTAGGCTACTTCGGTAGCTATTCGGTTAGAATAAGGAATGCTACTTATTCGGGAGCTAAATTTAATGTGCATCCTTCGGAAGTTAGAGCCTGAATGGTAAATTTTACGCTGCGCTCGTCACGGTGTAAAATGAGGTAAAACTTGTCCGCTCCTAAAAGTTAATATCGAGCAAACTCACCATAAAGTGTTCTAGCTGCTAATCTAAAAGAGAATGAGATGATTAGAAGGATTGAGCGAATCTAGATGCTCGTTATTATATTTGCCATCTGCAAGTCCTACATTGCAGTGAGGTTGGTAGGACAACCAAAAGTCAAGCGAACGACGGAAATAGCGCCGGACACCTCGCCCGTTGAGGAGGGAATTTGAGCAAAAAGGTAAGATATGCTCACACCAGAACATAAGGGCATATGGAATGGTGAAAATACTTACTAAACCAAGCTGCCAGGTTATCTGAGAGAATGTCAGGATTTGAGGCAGATAAGTGATAGAATGCAGTATTCTCGTCTGACTTTGAGAAGAACCTTTCATATTATCACTTAATGAGTTCTATGCGTTGCAAACACTTCTCTCATTCGGAATAGAAAAGAAGGGTTAGACATGACGCCTTGGTCAAGTGGTTAAGACACGGCCCTTTCACGGCTGTAACATGGGTTCGAGTCCCGTAGGCGTCACCATCACATCCTATCAGATGTGTTAAGTGTGATATATGGTAACAGATTCCGACCTAAGCGCACGGGTCTTCTAGAGGCCTTCGGAATCGAATATCCGGGTGTAGCTCAGATGGTAGAGCGCGTGGTTTGGGACCACGAGGCCGCTGGTTCGAGACCAGTCACTCGGACCATTTTTCATTCAATTTTTATTCATCGTTATATAACATGTAGGCGGCATCCATCTCGGATACAATTCAACAACGTAGATAGAGAAAACATTTTCTCTATAATGGGAGGTAAGATACTCTTGAAGTCGCTTACAAAAAATAAATTAGCATCGTTATATAAAATGTAGAAACAAATATGCTGGTGTCCCATAGAGGTCGATTGGAACGGTCTTGTAAGCCGTCGGCTTTGCCCACGTCGGTTCGAATCCGACCACCAGCTCCACTCGTGTTCATCTCATCTCCTTTCGCCAGTTTCTGGTCTGGCTAATCAAAACCAGATAATTATCCTGCCTTAGCACAACGGTAGTGCAACCGGTTTATACCCGGCATAAGGCTCCAGATTAGGGCGCGATCTCGGTTCGAATCCGAGGGGCAGGACCATTAGCGGCCCATACAAGCTTAAAAGTATGGTGAGGAGTCAAGTTACTCAAGTTAGGTCAGCTTGACATCCAACAGTAAGGACCTACAACAGGTTAGAATGACGTCTTAGTCCTTTCTTGAATAAACAGAACCTGACCCGTTTTGGCGCCAAGGGTGAACGCTGCTAGAAAGTAAAGAAAGGCAATAAAAATTTTACATGGGAGCATAGCTCAGTTGGTTAGAGCGCATGACTGTTAATCATGATGTCGAAGGTTCAAGTCCTTCTGTTCCCGCCAGCGCCTATATCAGTCTAGGTCTTGAAATGATATAGAGACCAATGCATTATCTTTTTAGAAAGGTGATGTATCTGATGAAAAGAGATCATCAACTCTCGGCGAATTAGAACTTGACGAATTTGTCTTTTGACAAAAATAAGCAGCAGGTTCGTCTCTGCGCTTAATCTACTGAACTGCAATGTTGATGTAAGCAGTAATTAGGTTCCCAAACCAATTCAGGGAGATTAAGAAAAAGTTTGCTTATTTAGTGGAAAGAGGGTTGGAGGGGCACAGCAAGTAGAATAAAAGGACCTATCCAGAATGCCAGGATTGACACTATAAAATGCTGTCAATGAGAGCATCAGTATTAGACCACGGTGAAGCGATGTGATGATAGGAATTGGGACTATCTAATTTCATCTAATGCCGGTATACATCTGGTTGTGTAGATAGGCAACAAATTTGAAAGCTAGTACTAGGATGTGCCAAGGAGTAGAAGTAATAACCTCTGTCTACTGTGTATTTCTGCTAAATAAGCTCAACTTTTTATTAGGAGTTTGAAAAAATGAAAACATATACTTTTATCTGTTATGATAACTACCCAAAAACAACAAAGAGGTCTCACATTTTTAAGAAGCGCTTTTCTTCGTTAGCAGATGTTGCTAAATTTATGAAAGCTTCAAATAAAATCTATCTATATCATCAAATGAACGAAATTTCAAAAGACGAACTAAAAATTCTTTCAATGAAAATTCGATCGTTAAATAAAATGAAGGTGTAGCTCAGTTGGCAGAGCAATTGCCTTTTAAGCAATGGGTCGAGAGTTCGAATCTCTTCACCTTCACCAAAATATGCGCCTGTGATGGAATTGGTAGACATGCGAGATTTAGGTTCTCGTGCCTCCGGCGTGTGGGTTCGAGTCCCTTCAGGCGCACCATATATGGAGGATTAGCTCAGCTGGTAGAGCAACTGACTTACATTCAGTAGGTTCGTAGGTTCGAGTCCTACATTCTCCACCATTATTTGACCAAGTAGTTCAGTTGGTTAGAATGCTAGCCTGTCACGCTAGAGGTCGTGGGTTCGAGCCCCATCTTGGTCGCCATATTTGGGTCCGTATTTCAATGGGAGAAAGCTTCTTTTGCACGGAAGAGGTTGCGTGTTCGAATCACGTCGGATCCACCATTTGGGCCTTTAGCTCAGTTGGTTAGAGCATCCGGCTCATAACCGGACGGTCCTGGGTTCGAGTCCCCGAAGGCCCACCATAATTGGTACAACACGACTGTAACGGCTCCCGCGGTTTAGAGTTGTATCCCGTTTCTTGATTGAAGCGTGTAGTGTCAAGAGAGCCCCCGACGAGCCATATGGGCACCACCTAGCGGTGAAAAGATATGAGAAGCTCGTCAATTAGTGTACGCCTCAGTAGCTCAGTTGGAAAGAGCAACTGCCTTCTAAGCAGTGGGCCACAGGTTCGAGTCCTGTTTGAGGTGCCAGTAAGCACATTAAATAACGTGGAATAAAAATAGAGGTTGTGCTGGGACGTTGAACCTCTTGTAAAAACAATAAGGTGCTTTACGCCAGGTGGTAGACGGCTCTTGCAAAGAGAAGACGCTGGTTCGAGTCCAGCAAGCATCAAAAGCTGCTCTGATTGGGTCCGTGCTTAATTGTAAGTTGCAGGAAGATAAAAGCCTGCACGCTAATCTTCATCACCCAGAGAAGAGAAAGGACAGCAGTGAGAATCTGTCAAAGATCAGATAAGACAGAACAACAAATCGAGCAAGTAGAGATAGCGCTGTCTTGAAAGCTCAAAAATATCCTATCTGCAGTAGGATATTAAATCTAGCCCTTCGTGACAAGCTTGCACGAAGGGCTTCACTATGAATCGTTATAGTACATATATCGATACAGGAGTGATATCAATATGGATCAACAAGAATCAACTATTCAGAATAACATAAGGACACAATCAAAACTTATTCAAGACTATATTGAAAAAGTAAGGCAGCAAAAGAAAGAAATTGAAATGCTTCAATCTGAAATAGATAGGCTTAAATTTATAATTCAAGACTATCAATGCATGATGATTGTTAATGAGAGGTGAAATAAATGAGTTTCAATGCACTTGAAAAGAAAATAAAAGAGAACGCACAAAAATACTATACTGATGGATCTCAGTCAATGACAGACGCAGAATTTGATTCCGCAGTAAGCGAACTGAAAAAGTCAAAACCTGATTCAGAATTGTTTACAACAGGGTGGGGATATAATCCAAATGAAAACAATTCAGGAAAGAAGTTCAAGCACAGATATGGGCTTGTCGGATCTTTGGATAAGGTGCATAATTGGGAAGAACTTCAGAAAGATCTTAGAGATAGAGAAATAATTGCATCATTGAAACTTGACGGCCTAAGTGTAGTGTTATATTATATTGATGGCGAACTTGATCAAGCTCTTACCCGTGGCGACGGAAAAATTGGAATTGACATCACTGACAAGGTCTTGTTCATCAATTCTAAACTGAAGCAAATTGATAAGACTTTTACAGGAGGCGTTAGAGGAGAAATCCTGATGTCCTACCCCGCGTTTGAAAACTACGCTAAAGATCATGAAGACGCTAAGAATCCTAGAAATACTACTGCAGGTCTTATAAACGCAAAAGAAATTTCAAAAGATCTAAGACTTCTAGACATCGTTTTCTACAAAGTAGTTGGATGTAATGAAGACAGATTCTATAACTATGTTGATATGCTGAACTACATTGAATCTCAGTTCTATCCTTATGTTGTAGATTACGAGAATGTTTCTCTATTTGAGAAAGCAATCATGCACAAGATGGATGATCTAAGATCTTTATGGTATGGTCACTATCCTGCAGATGGAATTGTGCTTGCAAGAAATGATTTAGGCAGACTTGCTCAAAATGAAACTGGAAATGTGAATAGCGATGAAACAAACGAAACAATTTATACATTTGTTTCACAAGCATTCAAATTTCCTGCTGAAACAAAGGAAGCAAAAGTAAAATGCGTTGAATGGTCTTTGAGTAAAACAAAATATCTTATTCCAAAAGTGAAGATTGAACCTACACAGCTTTCAGGAACAACTGTCCAGTATACAGCAGGATTCAATGCTGATTATATTATGAATAACAAGATAGGTCCAGGAGCTGTAGTTGAAATATGTAAGTCAGGAGAAATAATTCCTGATATTCAAAGTGTTGTAAAAACTTCTGATGAAGTTAAACTGCCTACAATTTGTCCATTCTGCGGAGAATATCTTGAATGGAAAGGTGTGCACCTATTTTGCCCCAATAATGATTGCGGACACTCTAAGATGACTGATTTGCTTATTTGGTGTTCAAAACTTGTTCCAATTGATGGACTTGGAGATAAAATAAGAGAAAAATTCTTCACAGAAATTTATGGAGAAGATTATTGCACTGTTGATCAAATAATGAAATATCCTGTATTGACTCGTGCAAAGGTACCTGACATTGACAAGGGAAAGCAGTATCAGCTATTTAGAGATTCTCTATTAGCGCTTTTCAGAAATAAATTCAATATCGTGACTGTTCTTGAAGCTCTTAATATTCCAAGACTTGGGCATGAAACATCAAAGAAACTTTCCAAGTATCCGGATGTTATTAAGAAACTTGCAAACAATGATGAAAATACCTTCATGAACCTTCATGCCTTCATTGGAGATTCAAACGCAGATTCTATCAATGAGCACAGAGAAAAGTTCATGCGGATCAATTTCCTGCTAGATAGAGATGGAATTGATTGGAATGTGATAGAATCTTCTAATATTAGAGTTGCAATAACAGGTAAACTATCATGTAAGCGAGCAGATTTTGAGAAAGAGCTTGAATCAATTGGAATCTCAGTTGGTTCAATAAATAATGAAACAAAATACTTGATCACTGATGACCCTAATAGTTCCTCAGAAAAGAATAGAAAGGCAGACAAATTAGGAATCAAAAAGATAACAGAGGCAGAGTTTAGAAAAATTTTCAGTATTTAAGGAGGATTATTTGATGGAACTTATTGAGCCTAAGGTAGAAATGATTACAGAAAGAGATATTTACAAACGAATTGAGCTTGCTGGGAGAACTTGTTATAAGTCAGAAGACAAAATTAAAGAAGACTCAGCAAAAAAGTTTGTCAAAGCTATGATTAAGAGTAATCATACTGCTATGCTTGAGCATGCGTCGCTTGTTTTTCAAGTTGACTCATATTTCATATGGGACACAATTAAGAGGTTCAACAGACGATATTTGAATATTACTGAATGTTTAGACCCTAATAGAAGTAGTCAAACCAATAGAAGGCTCTTAGTTTCCGGAAACATCCGTGCAATAAATGAATCGAAGAACCGTTTCCTGCTTAAGGCCATGGTTGATGCAGGCTATGAAGATGCAGTATACAGTTATGATAAAATAGAACTTGATAAAGATTATAGTGCAGATATAAAAGTAGTAGATATAATGAGTATAGAAAATATTCAAAGCGAAGAGATTTTGAACCACTACTATCCCTCTTTCAGATGCATTACAGATAGGGCAGTAACTCATGAGATGGTTCGTCACCGTCCAGCAAGTTTTGCTCAAGAATCTCAGAGATATGTTAATTATGAAAAGAAAGGCGGAGTTGAATTCATTAAACCATACTGGTTTGATTCCGCATCTGCAAACGAAAAGATTTCGTTCAAATTCTCTTTGCAGAATTCTGAAGGAATATACAAAGAACTTATTGAAGCCGGTCTAAAGCCTCAAGAAGCAAGAGGAGTTCTTCCTAATGCTACAAAGACAGAAATTGTTATGACAGCTCCTATGTATGAGTGGCAGCATTTTCTCAATCTTAGATATTTTGGAACAACTGGAGCACCTCATCCTGATATAAAGAACATTGCAAGCTTCATATATAATTATCTGAAAGAGGATGAACTTGTAAGTAAATATGAATCAATTTTACTGTAATCACAACTAAACTGTAAACAGAAATCACCTTCTGAACCTTGTATACATCTGAACCAGGTCAGGAGGTGATTTCTATGTGTAACAATTGTTTTCTTGAAATTCCAGATACATGTATGAAAATTTTTGAAGGATCAAAAGTTCGATTAGGTAGATTTGAAACTCAAGTTTGGGTTTTGCATCATGGATGGTATACATGTAATGGAAATAGACCACACTGTGGGTGGTATTTTGTTAACTTAGATAATCCTTCAATGATAAAACCTGTATCATTGCCTGATTTATACGATATATATTTAGTAGAAAACTAAACCTTGAAAGGGGTGAACGAATTGAACTACATTTCCGTTCCTGGTACCGGAACAAAACTTTTTGATGGTACAGTAGTTGCTTTAGCAAAATATCCAGGAACAAAATGGATTGTTCGACAAGGATGGTTCTCTTATCAAGGACAACAGCGAAATGGATGGTATTTCTGTTCAATTTCTACTCAGACGACGATACCTGTTAGCAACGAAGACCTTTTGACGGTGACGGTTATTTCATCTGACGGATGCGGATGTTGTCCACCTACTCCATGCCCTCCGACACCATTTCCTCCTGGTCCTCCAGGTCCGCCACCAATGGGAAATCTATTCAGCGATAAGGATAAGTTCCAAGTAGATAGATCGTTCATATCTGTTGACACAATCGCTGAACGAGATTATCTTCTTCAAAATCAGCTCATTCCTGATGGTAAAATCGTCAAAGTTAATCAAACTAAGCAAGGAACAATGTATTTTACCTGGAATCAGGTCCTTTCTCAATGGGAAGAAGAAACCTTTGGTATTAACACAGATAAATTCGTAACCAGTGAAGGGCTTGAAACAAAGATTACTGAAACAATTAAGTCAAGCGACGAAGTTAAGTCAGTAATACAAGAAGTCTCTCAAGCAGATATTCAATGGAATCAATTAAATTAAGGAGTGAAGAATAAATGGCCAAAGTTCTATTTAGTTATGGCGTAAAGGCTAACTATCTAGCTTTATCTGCCAAAGATGAAAATACACTGTATTTCATCACAGACAGCCAGGAAATCTTCAAAGGTAGTCAGCTAATAGCAGATAAAACAAAGCTGAATGTTTCCTTTGTGGACGCTATTCCTACTGCTGAAACGTCAGTTCCTAACGTCCTGTATGTAGCTACCGTTGGTGGTAAGACTACAATGTGGATCAAGAACGGCGATTCAATGATTCAGGCTGGGGGCGGAGAAGCTACTGAAATTGCCGACGGCGTAATTACTATTAGTAAGTTCGCTGACGGGACAGTTGCCACTACTCTTGATGCAGCATCCGATAGTACCATTCCTACTTCTAAAGCAGTTGCAGATGCTATTGCAAATGCTGTCAAGGGTCTTGACGGTGCTTTTGTTGATGTATCGGCTGAAGCCGCTCCAGAAGGCAGTACAGGAACAGTTATTAAGTTTACCGCTAAAGACGGATCTACTAAACAAGTAACTGTTGCAGATATCTTCCTTGCAAGCGCAACTTACGATAATGCTACACACAAGCTGAAGCTCACTCTAAATGACGCAGCTTCTTCTATTGTAGAAGTTGACCTTTCAGATCTAATTGGAAATTCACTTTCTGATGTAGTTGTAGGTCAAGATGAAGCATTCACAGTAGAACTAGGACCAGGAGGCACTCTTGGTGGATTCAAGACAGGCGACAAAGTATCAAAGGATATGACAGCTGAAAATATTGTCAAGAAGCTTCTTATGAAGCAAGTACCTCCTACGTATACACAGCCTTCTGTTTCTATTTCAAACAACGGTGGTTCTGCTTCAGGATCTTATGAAATCGGTTCAACTGTAACTCCTAAAGTCAGAGCAACATTCACACAGAACGATGCGGGCGCTGTTACCTCAATCCAGTTCCAGAAGAATTCATCTGACGTAGGAGATGCTCAGTCTTCTGCTCCTGCTACATATGAAGAGACTGGATTTGTTCTAGAATCCACTACATCCTTCAGAGCAGTTGTTAATTATGCTGAAGGCGCAGTAAAGAAAGACAACTTAGGTCAAGACTATCCTGACGGTCATATTCAAGCTGGAAGCAAAACTACTAGCAACTATACATTCACTCCGTATCGTCAGGGCTACTTTGTAGGATCTACTGTTGATAAAGCTACGCTCACTTCTTCTACCATAAGAGACATGACTAAGAAGAACGGAGCTTACAGTGCACAGACAATAGAATTCACAGTACCTGTAGGAGCAGGTAGAGTTGTTATTGCTTGCCCTGCAACTTCAACAGGACTTAAGAAGGTCATCAACACGTCCGCACTAAACGCAGACGTAACATCTACGTTTGTAAAATCAACTCTTGACATCGAAGGCGCAGATGGATATTCAGCTATTACTTATAATGTCTGGACATTCATTCCCGATGTTGCTTACGGTCAAAAAGCAGTTCTAGCATTTACACTAGGTTAACTTAAGAAAGGAGTGAATTTTTGCTATGGCAGTTATCAAAAAAGATAATTCCTACATGGAGTTTCCTCTTCAGATAAGCCGGCAGTACGGTGGCCCTATTGATAGATACTCAGTATTCTATTCAATGGAAGACGCTACTAGCTACGCTACTACTAGCCCTCTGTCTTATGTAGGTCAGATCATTTCTGTTGTAGACGAAGCTGCTCAAACTTCTACAGCTTATCAGATTTCAAATACAGCAGGCAACCTTGTCGAAGTAGGTAAGGGAGCTAACAAGCCGATGCTCTTTGTTGCTGATGAATCTGCTATGCTTGCCTTGCAAGACATCGAAGTAGGTCAGCAGGTTTATCGTGAGGACAAGAAAACCATTTGGATCTTCAAAGGCGGTGACGCTTCTCAGCTTTCTAACTGGGTCGAATCTGCTGCACAGAATGATACAGTTTGGAACGGAACAACCAACAAAGTTGTATTCTACTCACTGACTCAGCAACAGTATGATGCAATTGGTTCAAAGGACTCAAATACATTATACTTTGTCTCTGATTCCGGTAAGGTTTACAAGGGCACAGCAGATATGACAAAATCAGTAATTGTTACTGACGCTGTTCCTGCTGTTGCTGATGCTATTCTAGACAAGCTTTACATCGACTCTGCTTCTTTTGAAGCTAAGATTACAATTGATGGAAGCAACTGGATTATTCTTTCTCCGGGTTATCTGACAGACGGAGCTAACTGGGCAAGTGCAGATTCTAAGAAATTTGCAACAATCGGCCTGATCAAGAAAGGGATCAGCTCAGCTATTGAAGCTATTTCACTTAATACTACGTTTGATGGTACTTCTGGTACTGTCAAAGTTGGTGAAGGTCAAGGAGCTACGCTTACAGGAATTGCTCATGGTATAGCTTATGACTCTTCTCTTTTGAAGATCACAATTCCTCAGTACGGCAGCGAAGATCTTGTTATCAATATTCCCAAAGATAAGTTCGTTACTACTGGTAAGTATTACGAAAACTATCCCGAAACAGATCCTACTCATCATAAGGTTATTGTCCTTACAATCGACAATCAAGTCGATCCAGTTATCATTCCTGCTGAAGCGCTTGTAAACATTTACACTGCTGACAATACTGCGAAGAACCTTGTTGTTACTATCTCCGATGATAACAAGATTTCTGCTCAGTTAATCATTGATCCAGCAAGCGGAAATGCTTTGAGATACAGCGATGCAGGATTCATGGTTGACATTTCTGGTAAGCTCGACAAGCTGTCAGGAGCTCTTGGCCAGAAACTGCTTATTAGTAATACCGATGGTACAATCACTGAAAGTGGATATGGAATCCAGACGGAAGGAGCTCTAACAGACTCTACTTCTGATCTAGCTGTAAACAAAGTTATCTATGACGCACTTGCTAAGAAAATTGATGCTGTTGAAGGAACTGAAAACAACATTGTTGTATTTGGCGCAGGTAAAGCAATCAAAGATTCTGCAAAGGCTGTTGGTGGAGACAAACTTAAGTCTACAGTTGATGCTAACACAGTTGCTACTGAGGCTGCTGTTAAAGCTGCAATTGAAGAAGCTCTTGAGTGGTCAACCATCGGATAATATTTTCATTATCTACCCTCCGCTTCGGCGGAGGGTAGATATACAATTAAATTAAATTTTTAGGAGTGATTTTATGCCCGCAATTAAAGGTGTTGTAGATTTTAAGTATGGTCTGCAATCAGCTTATTCTGGCCTGGTAGCCAAAGATGTAAATACTCTTTATTTCACTACTGATACTCAGAGACTTTTCGTTGGTGAAACTGAGTACACTCGTCCTGTTGGTCATGGTAATTCCCTTCCCGTAGATTTCATGCCGCCAGACTCTCTATTCGTTGTAGAGAATGGTGCCGCTCGTTCACTTTACTACAGCAAAGACGGTGAATCTTGGGACCTGATTTCTCGTCTGCCTGCATCTATTACTGCTGGTGTAGTAGGTGCTAACGCTGGTGGTCAGCTTGACTTTGGAGCAACAATCAAGATTCCTAAAGTAACTTATGATGATAGAGGCAATGTAACTGCTGCCGAAGATGTCACTGTTAAGCTGCCTGCCAAGCCTGCAGATATTAAGAATACAGTTACTGTTAGTGGCACCGGCAACGCTGTAACGGCTGCTGAATTTGATGAAGCTGGTCATGCACTGACCCTTACAAAGGGTGAGACTTTCGCTACAAAGCAAGAGCTGACAGACGCCATCGGTTCAATCACATCTTTTGAGATTGATTCTAATGGTGGTAATGGCTATGCATCACTTGCAGCTCTGAAACAGGCGCATGCAACTGGTACTGCTGGAGTGTTTTATCTAGTTGTAAATCCAGATTCAACAGACAGTAACGCCTTTGTTGAATACTTCTGGACTGGTAAAGCTTATGAAATGGCTGGCAAGTTCGGAGAAGTTGATCATAGCTCACTTGCTACAAAGCAAGAGCTGACTGACGGCCTTGCTAATAAGGTTGATAAGACAACTACTGTCAATGGTCAAGCACTTAGCGGTAATGTCCAGATCAATGACATTACTGGCAATGCTGGCACAGCTACTAAGCTGCAGACAGCTAGAAAAATAAACGGCGTAAGCTTCGACGGTAGTGAGGATATCACAATTGATGTTGGTCCTAACACTCTTGCCGGTCAGACTGATGTCAATATCGCTACTCCTGCTGCCGGTCAGTCTCTTGTATATGATGCTACTTCAAAGAAGTGGATCAACAAGAAGCTTGCTAAGGCAGATGTTGGTCTTGGAAACGTCGACAACACAGCAGATAGCGAAAAGGTAGTTAAGTCTGCGGGTAAGCTGACAAATGCCCGTAATATCACCCTTTCTGGTGATGCTACAGGTTCAGTCAGCTTCGATGGTTCTAAGGATGTAACAATCGCAGTTACTGGCGTTAAAGCTGCTGCTGATGGTGAAGGTAACAACATTGTTGCTACTTATGCTACTAAGGAAGAAGCAGCTGCTGCTGTTCTGACTTGGCAGTCCATCTAATTAACTAACTAAGATAGGCGGAGTCAATCGAATTAAGTAAATTGGCTCCGCCTTATTTCTAAAATCCTTATATAACAATGAGAGGTGATTGTAGTGGCCAACAAAACAGAAGATGTGATTTTTAGAAGAGGCCCGGCGGCTACAATGCCCCAAGAAAAACATTCCGGAACTCTTCTAGTTGAATCTGACACAGGTAATGTATTTGTAGATGATTCTGATGAAGTCAGAGTTCAGCTAACTGATACATCTAAAATATCTAGACATGGTGACAAGTTCGACAATGATGTTGAGCTTGATTTCCCTTCAGAAACAGAAGGAAAATCTTCTAAGTTATCAAGTGATAACATAAATTTCAAAAATGGTGAAAACTTTGCTAAATTCGACAGTAACGGACTTGATGGTAGCGAACAAGTCATTGATAATATACGAAAAAAGTTAGATGTTCCAGATCATTTCGTTTGGGAATCTATCTAATCTATGTATGAAAGGGTTGATTCTTAAATGGATCATATTATTGATTTAGATATAGTGATTTACATTTGTACGTTAATCGCTTCTATTTCTGGTGCATCTATAATAATTGGAAAAGCAATAAAGAAATCAGTTTCATCAGCAGCAAAAGAAATAATAGATGAAAGACTTAAGAAGTCAGATGAAGAGCACAAAAAGTCCATAGAAGAAATGGAAGATAGAATGAATAAGAAAATCGGTTCTCTTCAGGATTCTGTAGATAAGCAGATATCTGAACTTCGTACACAGCTTAATCAGCTGACAGAATCACAAAATGATGTTAACAATAAAATGAAATCAGCGTTACTTGCTAGTACAAGAGATAGAATAAATCAAGCTCATGACTATTATATGCGCAAAGAGTTCATTGGAGCTCATTCATTGTATATAATTGAACAGCTATATGAATCTTACAAAGAGCTTGGAGGAAATAGCTTTATTTCTGATCAGATGAAGGACATCCATAGCTTAGCCGTAAGAAGTGCTGAAATGATTATTAAAGAGTAAGTCGTTGAAAGGAGATATTTTACATGCCTACTGCAAAGAATGAAGTTAAACTTAAATTTGGTGATAAGGCGAAATATGCATCGGCTATAAAAAATGCTGATACAGTATATTTCATTACTGACACTAATCAAATTTTTGTAGGATCTTCACTAGTTTCTTCAAAATGCTATTATGTGACATCTCAACCCTCAGCTTCAAATTACGGAGTTGGAGATATTGTAGTTTGGAAAATTTCAGAAAACAATGCAAAAATATGTATAGTTAATTCATCCGGAGAATTTGACATGTTAAGCATTTCTATTCCAACAGAATTAAAAAATCCCAATGCTCTAACATTTACTGGTGCGGTTACTGGGACATATGATGGTTCTGCGGCAAAAACTGTAAACATTCCCGCTGCTATTACTGTTGATGACGCTCTTTCTAGCACATCTACTAATCCTGTTCAGAATAAGGCCGTGGCAAATGCCATAGTAGGTAAAAAGAGTGACACGGGCACCAGTGCTGAGATATTTAATGATTATGCACATAACGTAGCAAGTGGTGATTATTCTCATGCTGAAGGCAATGGGACTATAGCAAGTGGTAATAGTTCTCATGCTCAAAATGATCATACTTTAGCAGCTTATGCCAATCAAACAGCAATGGGTAAATATAATAGTAATAAAACAAATACTCTTCTAGAAGTTGGTAACGGTACGGGTGATGAGGCTAGGTCTAACGCCTTTGAAGTTTATGATGACGGTCATGCAGAAGTAAAAACAATGGGTAGTACTGACAACTCTCTGACCACCAAAAAATATGTAGATGCTAGAATTCCGGCAGCAACAACAGCTAATAATGGACAATTTTTACGAGTAGTAAATGGAACACCAACATGGGTCGCGCTAACAAACGTAGCAGAGGAGGGTGCATAATATGGCATTAACTGACCAAGTAATCATGCCAGGTTCTGATTACCAGGCTATTTGTGATGCTACAAGAAGTTTAACAGGTAAAACAGGTAATTTGAAGTCAGGAGACATTTCTACTGAACTAGGAACTATTGGTATTGTAGAGCAGGCTACACCGTCCCTGACGCTCAATGCGGCGACCGGCGTGGTCACGGCAGAGGCGACGCAGGCCGCAGGCCTTGTTGCCGCCGGGACTAAGAAGGCGACCACGCAGCTTGCGACCCAAGCAGCGAAGACAGTCACACCGACAGAGGCGGAGCAGACCGCCGTTGCATCGGGGAAATACACCACCGGAGACGTTGTGGTTGCTGCAGTTCCTACCACTTACGTAGGCAGTGGTGTTGCCAGAAAGAGTTCTTCTGACTTGACAGCAGATGGCGCTACAGTTAATGTTCCAGCAGGATATTACAAGAATGCTGCTAGTAAAAGCGTAGCAACAACTACCCAAGCAACTCCAAACATCACAGTAAACTCTTCTGGTCTAATTACTGCTTCAGCTACTCAATCTGCTGGCTATGTTTCGGCTGGAACTAAATCTGCTACTCGGCAGCTACCTATCCAACCGCCTACAACAATAACTCCTTCGTCACTTGCTCAAACAGCAGTTCCACAAGGTAGATATACTACTGGAGCAGTAACTGTAGCAGAAATTCCTAAATCTTACATTGGACCGCTTGCGCCATCTGCTAATTGTGCTGCTATTTTAGCGAACGTTTCAACTTCTGTTGGAACTCTTAGTGGCATTACTTTAAGTTTAACTAGAAGGCTGTCTACTTACGGCAATAGTAATATCGCAAATAAAGTAATAGAACAAGATGATGAGTATGTCGATGAAACTTCAGTAACTGTTCCAACAGAAGAAAAAACTATAACTCCTCACTGGACTGCAAGTTCTAGTGCTTCTAGCTATAGCGCAACAGGCGGAAAGCTTATCAGGCGTGTAGTTGTAAATAAACCATCAACACTTATTTCTTCCAACATTAAAAATGGAGTTGAGATTAGCGGAATTACAGGAACATATACTGGAGATGATGTATTTATCAGAGAAGTGAGTACAAAAACTTCTACAACTAGCGCAGGAGCTATAACATTCACAACTAGTCGTCTTGCTAGGTATCTTTGTATTCGTACTATATATGGTGATTCTTATGTGGCATCTGCTGATATTCGTTCGATTTCTAGTTGGAGATCAATTGGCGACCTATATTTAGATATAACGTATAAAGGAAGTACCTACCATTATACGTGGAATCTTTTTAGATCAGAAGATCCTAACTATGATGGCGCTAATATGACAGTATACATAATTTATGACTCATTATGATTTTGTTGGAAAATAATATTTTATATTGCGGACTAGGTGGAAGTCGTGCAAAAAATGTGAATATCATTAACAGTGATTATGATTATGTATGTGTAAAAACAGACTTGAAAGATGAAGTTACTTTTGAAGTAATTCAAGATAAAAATTTAATAACTTGGACGACAGAAAGTTTCTTTAGGCGACTTTATGACACAAAACATATGTTTAGGTTAGACACTATATTTTTAGGTAACTTCTTAGAGGAAAATAATTTTACCCATTTCATAAAGGAAAATAGAGAAGACTTCGTTTACAAAAATCTTGGTCTTTTGTTAGAAAGCTATGAAGACAACTTTAATTGGGTAAAAGAATATTTTACTGGCTTATATCGAGTTAGTAAAAAGATACTAATGTATTCTTTTTTGCACATGAATATTCTCATAGGCCTCCCACAAGGAAAAGAACCAATAAAATGTTTCTGTCCAGAAGGAGAGCTTCACGACTTCCTTATCAACATAAGAAACGGCGAGTATTCCGAAGAATATCTTTGGAATGAATTTCTAAAATTAGAAGAACAGAAAAACAAAGAGCTAAAATTCTACGAAGCGCCGCGCGATGAAGAGTTCTTTAGAATGGTGAAAAACGAAATAGACAAATATAATTTCCTGCCATATGAAGATTGGAAGTTAATGAATCAGAAAAATTAAATTATAAGGAGAGTAAAATATGAGTTACACTAACAGTCCGCTTGTCAATTACACTCTGTTGTCTCCTAATCATGGAGGTCAGCGTGGTCATAAAATTGACACTATTACAATTCACTGCGTTGTCGGTCAGCTTACTGCAGCAGGTATCGCTAGCTGTTTCCAAGGAAACCGTCAGGCTAGCTGCAACTACGGCGTTGGTAAGAATGGTGACATATCACTGGTTGTTGAAGAAAAGAATCGTTCTTGGTGTTCGTCTAGCCGTTTCAATGATGACAGAGCAATTACTATCGAAGTAGCATCTGATACTACTGATCCATACTGGGTCACTGATGCTGCATTCGATTCAGTCATTAAGCTTGTTGCCGATATCTGCAAGCGAAACGATATAGAAAAGCTTGTCTGGTCTACTAATAAGAACGAGCGTATGAATCATCTCAATGGATGCAACATGACAGTCCATAGAGATTATGCAAACAAGTCTTGCCCTGGTGATTATCTCTACAGTCGCATGGGAGAAATCGCAGAGAAAGTAAACGAAATTTTAGAGGAGGAAATTATTATGCGTTATAACAAGGTAGAAGATATGCCCGAGTGGGCACAGCCGGAGATTCAAGAGCTTGTAGATGCAAATGCTCTGCGCGGCGACGAGAAAGGCAACCTGAATTTGACTGAGGATATGATTCGGATGCTGATTATCAACAAGCGCTACGCCGATTCCGTAGGCTGCTGCAAGCGATAAAAATTTACCTCGTTGTAGTAAAGTACTACTACACTAGGAATGAAAATCAAATCAATCTCTCGGATGAAAATCCGAGAGATTTATTTTAGGACCTTGTATACATTCAACATGAAGAATTTTACCTTATTTAGGAGGTTGAAATAAATGCCCAGACAAATATGGAATGAAGGCCGTGTACAAGGTTATTCTGCGTATGAAATATATCTGAAACAAGCGCTTTCCGATAACCCTGATTTACAGCCTGCTACTGAAAGAGAATGGTTAGCTTCAAGCATAGCTTTCGGATCTTCTATGGTTGTTAAGATTCCAAAAACAAGCGAGGATACAGGATATTTAGACATTCCTCTTCCTGAAAACTCTAAGCTTTGCGCAGCAAATGTAATATTTGCTAATTTGTTTTTAGGCGAATGCGAATATGATGCTAATAGCCATTTTGCAAAGCGCGTCATTAACTATGGATTCTGCATAAGCAATACATTAAACTTTCACCCTGATACAAATGGAACAGAGATACCTACTACTGACGACGATATATCATTGGACAGTGCCTTATTACATTCAGAAGCATACAACAAGATAATTGATGGTGTAGTAATTCAACCTGGCAGATGGAAAGAAACAGGTGATGATGATGGGCAATATATGGATCTATCTCCGGATATGTCTAAATCACCTTTCATAAGAATTTTCTATTCTGGAAAGATTGAATCTACTATACAGATAATGCTTACCGGCTTCACAATTAGATCTGTTGTTTCAGGAGTTTGCGGAACAGACGGAAGCTACAATGCTACATCTCCTCAAGATGGGACATTCTTAGGTCCAGCTCAGTTTCCATGGGCAGCTAAGATAATTTTTAGCCAGAGCACCGCAACATCAACATCGCTAAATATGTCGAATTATATCCGACAAATTAAAGGAGAAGAATCTTTTTCTAAATTACGTGGCAAACCACTTATTGATATGGAAACATGCGATCCAAGTGATTTCTATTCATCAAAGCAGCCGGATGCAAAAATTGATTTTGATCTATGCAGCCTTGACTCATTTGACAGAATAGGAAATATTTTAACTATTCACTCAAAATCAGAAAAGTATTCTCCGGCAATATACGCAACCAGATATGATATATACAAAGAAAAGTCATTATCTCCTTTCAATGTTGTTGGTAAAGGTTCTGTTCAGATGTTTGATAATTCTACGTCAGACGCTGACATGAAAGGATATGAAAAGACATATCCGGGTACATTTGCATTAAGACGAAAAGATGACGGATCTATTGAAACAATAGATGAAGACGGTAACATTTCAGGAGCAACTAGGATAGAGCATATAGATGTAAAAGCTATAGACCCATCGAACAACAAAGAAATCATAATAGGAAAAGCCTCTAAGATAACATCAGGTAAAAAAAGTTGTATAAACTTATCTCTTTCAAAAGATGATTCTGGAACAGATACAAGTAGAAAAATTTCTACTGGAGACCCTGCTCAAGTAGGAGGTACTACTTTCTATCCTAACACAAACAACATAGATATGAAATCTATATTAGATGTTGTAAACAATGATGAAGAAGTAGATTTACTTGGAGATAACATGAAGCTTCTGAAGGCCGGATTGAATTCCGGAGGGAATAAAAATGACACTCCTTACTTTCAACTTCCAAATGGGTTACGGTTGTACATATGCGGAGATGCTCCAGTTTCATCAACTGAAATTCCAATTGGATCAATCGGAATAGGCTGGACAGAGGGGTGATAAAATGCCTCAATTAAGTTACTCCTGGCATCAGGATAAATGGACTTATAATGCTGAAGGTGTACTAAAGAAAATAGGCACATTCACGAACACTACAAGCAAAGAGATAAAAATTTTTTCAGTTGAATTGTACCTTGGAACACTAAAAGGCTATGTAAATTCAGGAACAATATTTACTGGCGACGGAGGGCCAATAGATACTTATATTAAACTCGGTGGAAATACATCAGATACTAAAACTGTTTCAAATGTTTGCGGAACTACTAGTATCGGAAGCAGTATAGGAGCTGACGCAAGCAGCTGCCAAAAATACACTTTCACTATTTCTCCAATAACATTAGCAGTTGGAGAATATGTTGATCTATATATAATGACTCCTCCGCTTTATGAAGGAAATACTGGAAAAGTTCTTGTTATGCAGAATTCTACCGGTAAAGCAAATTATGAAGAAATTCAACACACGTTTACTATAACATATGATGCTAATGGTTATGGAACAGCTCCATCGTCGCAAACTGGTCAGTTACCATTGACAATAAAGTCAGGTCCAACAGGATATGACGAAGATATATATAAGTTCGTTCATTGGAATACAAAATCCGATGGAACAGGATCAACATATGAAGTAGGCCAAAAATATGAAAATCCTTCAAATTTAACTTTGTATGCAATCTGGAACTACGGTTCTTGCTATCTAGCTAATGGAGGAACAATATATACATCTTCTGGAACAGAGTCATATGAAAAATTCATATATTGGTCAAGCAGCTATACAAGAAGCGTAAACATTCCGTCAAACAGTAGCTGGCAAGTAGACTTCAATCAAGAAGAAACAGGTGAAATTTTTCAATACTGGGCAGATAGATCCGACGGATCTGGCAACAAGTACTATCCTGGAAATCAATACAATATAAGCGGCGGTCATAAGTTCTACGCTATATCAAATTTACCAAGTTACACTGTCAAATGGTTTGATGGATATACAGATAAAGTACTGAAAACTATGACAGTTAAATATGGAACTACAATACCACAATCAGACTATCCTCCAGAACCTGTTAGACAAGGTTACAAATTTGCCGGATGGTACGGAGATACGACAAATATCAGAGGAAATGTTAATGTTATCGCTATGTGGGGAGATTCACCTGTTTGGATAATGACAATAGACGGGTGGAAGAAATACGCTCCAAAGGAGAAGAAGTGATTTTATGGGCTGGGAATACTACAACGGAAAACCGCAATTTTATTCATATCCTAATTATGTATTCAATTCTGGAGCAACTAAAAAATATGAAAAGAACGGAGTTGACCCGGGAGCTGGAACACTTCATTATTGGTCATGGCAAACAGGTTCACTTTTCAAAGATTACGATATCGTTATAAAATATATGAACGATACAGAAGGTGCTTTAAGATTAAAAAGTTACAGTATAAAAACAACAGCTTGCGATTCTGGAGGACTAAGCTACTGGGCTTGGGGAGGTCTAGTTGGGATACCATGTGTAGGATATGGTGGAACTTACTACACATACGTTAATGTAACAAACGATAATGGTAATACATACCAAAGATCGTCAGTTGTAAATGTTGTCGTTCCAAATCTATCTGGGACAAACATGAACTTTAGAGGTACTAGCGCAGCAAACTCTGCATCATTTGGAAATCCTCCTCAATTCCCTGAAGGCCAACCAGGAGGTATGACAGGACGATTATTTGAATTAACCGATTGCCCTACAATTCAACCAGGTGGATATGCCTATGTCCACCTTGGAATAGGGCATTTCAATGATCCTGCTTCTGATCCAATATCTACTACTATACGATTCAAAATGGATCCAGGTGAAATGGAAGTAGTTGCAGAACCTGCGGAAAATCCTGTTATTTGGAGATTTGGTGAAGACAAAGATTGGCACCTAGTTAAATCACTATTCAAGATGACTTCATCAGGTTGGCAACAGATTGATAAGTGAGGTAGCTACAATGAAAATAGAATGTAGATCAAACCAAATGCTATCAGCTAACCAACAAGTAAATAGATTAGGAAAATTTCTATACAAACATATTGATGGATCGTTTAACTACAAAAAATCATCAAACATGTATGATGTATATATGACAATTTTATATCAGCTTCCTGTTGATAAACAAGATGAGGCAAAAGGAAAAGAATTCAACGACCTTCATGAAATGACTCTTGATATCAACATAACAACATACATGAATAAGATTAGAATAAACATAGTTGAGATGACTCCTGAAGAGAAAACAATAGGATACGATCTATACGAGCCTGAAAAGCTTGAAGATTTAGTTAAAGCGAGCGAAATTATACTGAAAAAAATTCATAAAAGAATATCCAGAGAATTTAGAGAATACGAATTTCTATTTTGATTGAATCGTTATTGTATTTGAATAATCAGATAAGCCAGATGAAGAAGGAGATGAAAATGCTCGATCATCAAATCTGTTGATATATCTGGCCTGTGTTTTGTAAGTTCCTGACACCCACAGGTAAAACAAAAATAAAGGAGTAATATACATATGAATAAACTAAAACAAATCATTGTGACAGAAGCGAAGGACTACAAGATCCTTCTAAGAAACGCTCCAACTGTTACAATGATTTTCTTTACCCTCAGCGTAGTTCTGATGAACATTTTTGCATCAAAAGAGCTTCTAAATATTGAATACCTTGCGCTTGATTGCGGATTTCTTCTATCTTGGATGAGTTTCCTTTGCATGGATATGCTTACAAAGAGATTCGGAGCAAGAGCAGCTATCAAGCTTTCGTTGTTTGCAGTTTTCATGAATCTTATCTGTTCAGGAATTTTCTTCATCATTTCTAGAATTGGAAATAATTGGAGTGTATTTTATAACTTCAATGACAACATTGCAAACGATTCAGTGAACGGAGTATTTGGTGGAACATGGTATGTACTAGTAGGATCTATGACTGCATTCATTGTATCCGCTATTGTAAACGCTATTCTAAATGACGGAATTGGTAAGCTTATCAAAAAGAAGAATTTCTTTGAATACGCAATGAGATCATACGTTTCTACAGCTATCGGTCAATTTGTAGACAATTTTGTTTTTGCTACAATTGTCTCTAAAGTTTTCTTTGGATGGACATGGACTCAAGTTGTGTTTTGCTCGCTTGCAGGCGCAGCAACTGAGCTTCTTTCCGAGGTTGTATTCAGCCCTGTAGGATTCAAAGTTTGCAAGCGATGGGAAAAAGAAGAAGTAGGAAAAGAATATATTGATTTTACTAGGGAGGCTGTTAAGACGTGATTGTAATTGTTACAGGTTCATCTAGCGGTATTGGCAGAGAAACAGTTAAGAAATTTCTTGACAATGGAGACATTGTTCATGGTATTGACATCAGTCCTGAATATGATAAAGAATATCTCAATTGCAAAGTAGGAAGATATTTTCATCATGTAGCAGATGTTGGAAAGTTTGATCAGCTCCCTACATTATACGATCCTTCTATTCTTATCAACAATGCAGGATGTCAGAACGGTCCTGACGATATCAGAACAAATCTTATTGGTGTAATGAATTGCACAAAGAAATATGCTCTGTTAAACAAGAAAATTAAAGCAGTTGTAAATCTTGCATCTGTTTCTGCTCACAATGGGTGTGAATTTCCAGAATATACAGCATCTAAAGGCGGTGTTCTATCTTACACTGTTTGGACAGCCAAACAAATTGCAAAATATAAAGCAACTTGTAACAGTATTTCTTTTGGAGGTGTAGAAACTGAACTGAATGCACAAGTAATGAACGATAGAGCAAAATGGAATGACATCATGAGCATGACTCCATTGAAGAAATGGGCAAGCGCAGAAGAAGCTGCAGATTGGATCTACTTTGTTGCAAAAGTAAACAAGTCTATGTCAGGACAAGATATCATAATTGATAATCTTGAGATGCTGAATCATAGATTTGTCTGGTAAAGTATTCAAAGAGAGTTTTGTACTCCTTATACCAGAACTTAGAAAAGATTCAGAAGATAGAAAAGAAATTGAATGCAAAGTTCAAGAACTTCATCTACCTGCTAAATACAGATAAATAGCTTTAATCGTTATTGTAGACGTACTAAACAATAGTGCGTCTACAATTTTTATAGGTGAAATATTATGAAAACAGTTAGAATCTATACAGATGGGTCGTGTTTAGGGAATCCAGGTCCAGGCGGTTGGGCGGCTTGTTTGAAGTGCGATAAACAATACAAAGAAATATCAGGTGGAACAAAACATACAACAAACAATGCAATGGAACTTACAGCTATTTTAGAAGCGCTAAAATGCTTAAAGAAAGCTCCGCTAATAGTTGAAATCTATTCGGATTCTAAATATGCAGTCGATGCATTCAGAAAAGATTGGATTTCAAATTGGAAAGCAAACGGATTTCTAAAGAATCCTATGAACCCTCACCCTGAATACATACCAAATGCTAAGATATGGATAGGAATTTTAGAAGAAGTAGCTAAGCATGATGTCTATTTCAACTGGGTGAAAGGACATTCAGAAAATGTAATGAATGAACGATGCGATCAGCTGGCCAAAGCTGCTGCACGGTGGTATCGTGATAATGGATAAGGAGCGATCATATGAAAATATTTGCATTTGCAGATGCAAAAGATAACATAAAGAATAAATTGAAAGACAAATCAGATGATCTAGTTTATCTTTAGTTAAGATATTATAAATTTAGATAGCTGTGATAATTAAATTTATCACAGCTAATTTTTAATTTATTATGACACCAGAAGAAGTTACTGATGCACAGACAAAGACCATAGCAATGCTTATTCAGAAAGGGGCAATCAAAATATCAAAAACAGTTCAATGAACCTCATATAATATAGAAATAAGAATTTAATGAGGTGAAATGATTTGAAAATCCTCATAAGATACCCTGAAATACTCTGCTGCCAAATATTTGATTCAAATCATAGGAAAGAAACAATAAAATGCGCAATTTCTACTAGAGATATCACTAAAGGTATGACAAGATGCAGATCCTCTAACATGTGGGGATATACTTTGAATGTAAGAAACAAAGGTGATAGAGAAGGAGATCTATTCATACAATTCAAAGGAAGAAATGGTGGACCTGATGATATCTACATATATTATGATGTCCCAATACGGCTGTATAGAAAATTAGTAACTGCACCATCCAAAGGGCATTTTTTCCATTTATATATACGAAACAACTATAAATACTCGAAGTTGACCGGAAACAAACGTGGAGTTCTACCTAATGCGATAAATTGAGGAAAACAAAATGAAAATGAAAAGATCTAAATCAACAAAGCTACAATCAGTAACAGCTTCGTCAAATATAGGAACAACATATTACAGAGCAACATTAGACAATGTTATTCAAACTCTCACAAGAAACGATGCAAATATTTTTCTGCTTTATTTAATTGAAGAGGATGGATTTGATGCTCTAGATTTCAAGAAGCATATGTTTGGAAGTGCTGTTTTTGAAGAAAACAACGAAGATGTAATCTACATTTGTGTTACAGACGGATATGAAATTGAAGTAGATGGAGAAATGGTTGATCCAGAAGAAGCACTCGAGAATTATGCTCCTATCTATCTTGAAAATCATATTCAAGACGCGAATGACGATGTTATAATGAGAAACATAACTCCTTATGAATTATTGGATTTTGACGAGTCTTCCGTTGCAAGAGGCATCCTCAGAACGTATGATGTTAGCTTCAAGAAAGTAGTTTCTGATTTTGAAGAAATTGAAAATATGAATAGATAAGAATCGTTATTATATTTGAACATATCAAGACAATTCAAATTGGAGGATTCAAATATGCAAAAGGGAACTTTCTCTATTAAGTTCAAAGGTGTTGTTTATGATGACGCTTGGAAAGACAAAGCCGGGCATATCTGGTTTGGTGGTAACAAATATGAATATGTTCCGTTCAACAGTATTTTCAATAGACCTGAACATGTAATTATTCATGATTTCGTTCAGACTGAATTCGGCTTTTCTTTGAAGCCAAAAACATCATACGCAAAGATCAAAATTTTAGATTAAAATAAGAATCGTTAAATACATTGCAAGCAACATAGTTTGCAATGTATTTTTATTTTTTTTTGGAGGTGATGCTACTAGCAATTTGAAAAGATAAAATACTCAATATACAATTACACATCAATACCTTAACTAATGATCTGCGCCAATCTCGCAACGATCGCAACCTATCAAGAAAGGAATATTTATCAATGGATGTATTAAAGAACCTGCGTGGAAGTATCTGGTGGTTGAAAGACGAATTCGATAAGTACAAAGGTGAAAGAGGAATCCTTAGAGGTTCTAGACCTATTATCATTATCAACAATCCTGCAAATGAGTATAGTGACTGTACTATCACATATCTCCCTATTTCTAAGTGTGAATCTCATGCAGGTGATGACAGTCGAATTCAAATGTTTTATCAAGTACCTATCCAGATTCCTGGAAACAAATCAAGTTATGTATGTTGTAATAGCATTACAACTACAACTACCTCACATCTTGGAGAATACATTGGACAAATTTCAGAAAGTAAGCTAAAAGAAGTCGAAAACGAACTTATGCGCTATCTTTCTCTTTCTTTTTCTGAAAAAGTCGTTACACGAGAGGTAGTAAAGGAAGTTAAGAATGTAGAAAAGTCACCTAAAACAACTTCTTTTTCTCTTACAGATGCTGTTGCCTGTCCCGAACTTAAGAAAGTATACTCTAATTGTACTGAAATGGCTAAAGAGCTTGACTGCTCTCCGGCGTCTATCAGTAAAGCAAGTAGATGGGGAAGTAAGCTGATGCACAAATACACTGTTTTCAAAGTAGCAACTGCTACTGGAAACTACGTAGATAAAACTAAGGAGGAAATCAAATGAGTGAACTACTCAATATTCCTGGAATTCTTTGGCAAGACCTAGGAACACGAACTGATCCAGAATGCACAACAATTGACAGCTTGATTAAGAAATCAGGGGCTAACTACACTGTATCTGCTTACAAGATGTATACAGAAGTTACAAACAGCGTAGAAGGTTATCACGCTATTTACAGAAATGATGACAAGCGTCTGATGTGCGTAGTAAACAATTTCTATCCTGAAATTGTTCAAAATGACATGACATTTGCTTTTATGAAACCTTTGATGGCTTCTGGACTTGTATCCTTAGAATTTGTATCTGTAGCAGCAGGTGGAATTTATCACTACGGGGTATTCAAATCTAATAAGACTTACAAGATTCTTGACGAAGATATTGAACACTATTTTCTTGTAGTGAACGACCATAGCAAGCCGGATAGAAAAGTTTCTGTATTTAACCTTCCAGTAAGAAAAAAGAACAAAACTATTCTTTTCTGCTCTATGACAAACAGTGCTTACAAGCTTCGTATGCCAATTTCAGAAGATGATAAGTCTAATGAAGCTATTGCAAAAATGATCATGTCTTCGGTTGATGATGCGTTTCTTTGGTGTGAGATCAAGCTTAAAAAACTTCATGATAAGCAGGTTGAACTCGAAGAAGTTACTAAGGTCATTGACGAACTATTTCCTTATGTTTCTACCTCCGACGGAGAGATTCTTGACACAAAAGCAAATGAAAAAGTTGACGAGCTTAGAAGCACCTTCCAAGAATGTATTGATTCAGATGACAATGATGAATATCGTCAAACCGCACTTTATCTTTACTTCGGTATGCTAGATTATACACAGCATTACTGGACTGATGCAGGAAAGGGATATGATATTAACAAGAAGATGACCATTGTACCTAGATTCTTTACTTCTATTGATACAGAGGGTGCAAAGGTAGGAAAGTTAATGAAACTTATTTATCCTAAGAAGTAAAAATTTCAAAAATATAAGAGATGGGCCAAGAGTCCATCTCTTTTTATTTATGTAAATCAGAAAGTTTCTCTAATATCTTGGCTTGATTTTAATCTAGAATAAAGTATTGTTTCTGCTGTTTTTAGCTTACCACGAATAGTCCTATCATCTATTCCGTAGATATCACAAATTTCAAAAATATCATTGTTTGTGAGTTTTCTTTCTCTGTCTATCATTTCTCTTATCAATAATTCTTCTACTGTATCATATTTATCAGTAAGTTCTTCATCAAATTTGCTGAAAGATCCTTCTTCTGAAGATAAAAATGGTTCATGCGTGTCTAAGTCTGCTATGTAAAGCGTACCAAATATCGCCTTCAAAGAATTCATCTTATCTGCAGGTAAATTTAGTCTTGGATCCATTAGGTCATCATATTTAACCTGTCCCCAATGCTTTCCGAGCTGTTTTCCTACTTCCATACAAAGTGAACGACGAATAGAATATTTAACTTCATTCAGCTCTCTTTCTATCATCTCTCCTACACGTAGTTTGAAAAATACTGTAAAAGAAAGATCGCACCGGTATCCTTTATGAGTTTCATCACCCTGCCATAGATACCACCACCAGCATTCGCAAAAGTGCAGCAGGGCGGACTGAAGCTTATCTTCATATGTAACAGAAGTATTGTTTATGAATGTATGCGATGCTATGTACCCGAAAAAAGAATAGTTAAGCTCAATTACTCTGTCACGGACATCAGTACGTTGAATTCGAAGTTCTTTTTCTTGAGGAAGCGATTGATAAAGTCGTATAGTCTCTTCTTTGATTTCTTTCATACTCACAAACAACAACTCACTTTATTTTTAATTTTCTATTCGCACCTAAAAACACAACCTTTGATAATCTTGAATGCATAACTATTGCCTTCAATATTATTATATTTAATAAAAATAAGAAAGTCAATATAATTTTGAATATTTATTTTATTTTATTTGTTTGAAAAGTAGGATGAAATTAAACTATTAACGAATCGTAAATTTTTTATAAATTTTTTATGTTTATTTTTTATGATACTCATTTAATATCTTCAATCTAACAAGTACAGTATGCAAATGTATGCTCAAAATTAGAGATGATCTAATGTCTAAATATCTAGATAGCTGTACAAATTGAAAGAAAATGAATATTTCAGCTATTTTGAATTTTCAATAATATTTCAAATTTACTTTGTAAAAATACATATTCTTTCAAATTCGTTAAAATTGATAATTTTTGAATATTTCATAATCTTTCAAATTAGTTGTAAATATCACTAAATATTTCAATTTGATAGAAATTGGTTAATTTTATAATATTCCTAAATATTTCAAATTCATTCAAATTTTCAAAATATTTCAATTTGGAAATATCACATAATCTTTCATATTTATTCAATTTGAAAGAAAATGTAAATTTCAGTGTTTTATTCAAATTTTCATATTTTAAGATATTCATTAAAATTGAAATAAAATGAAAATTTCAAATTCACATAAAATTTCAAATTGATTACAAATTGAAATATTTTCCATTTTTCATCTCGCATATATAATATCTTTGAAATAATAGAGTGAATGAAATGAACGATATAAAAGAGAAAAAGAAATAATTGAAATAAGGATATAATAGCGCCTCGCCACTCAAGAAATAAAAAATAAGCTCGCAAAGCTCGCATAGAACGCTCTACGATGATAACATAAATTTGCTGTTTATAGATGAAATCGAACCGCATTGACCTTCATATTAAGGAACAAAAATTTTCTAATAAAGGTATTGACTTTTCGACACAAAGGTATTATACTATGCGTGTAGGTTAAGTTAACTGATGAACAATTCGTGATCAGTTATCTAAAGTAGCTTCAGCGAAGAGCTCACCTAGTTGACATAGATAGGCCATTGAAGAAGAATCGTTATTCTACTTGCACCTGGTCATAAAATTTCAAACAAAATACAGAGTCAAAGTTGGTTCAAATGGAGTGCCAATTTTGTACTCCCTATCAACTAATTCAGATTGCTATTGAGCGAATTGACTGCTTGATATCCGTCAGGGTATCCAGCAGGTCAGTAGAAATATGGATTAGCAGGAAAACAGCAGTTTAGTAAGATAGGGCGGAGGCGCACCAGCGTTACTTCGTCGTCAGGTGTTCGCTGCACATGACAGCTATTCTGAACTCTGCTGGTAGTGAGTGCAAAATTGACACTCTATCTGCTTTATATGGAGGAAATTTGAATGGATATTTATACAGCATTGAAATCAGCTTCAAAGCTTGAAAATTTCATACTTAGCGAGTTTGATTTCAAAAAAGGAATGTACAGCACAACATTCGCAAAGCTGAATTCTATTTCCGAAAAGTGTGAAATGGTCCATTCAAAGATCCAGTCTTGTGTGAAATTAGATAAATATTTTCATGAAGAAGATCCTATGAAGAAAGCTATTGAATTAGCAAACCAGCTTAATGAAGTTCTTGATAGAATATCTTCAAATGGTTCGACCATATCGTCTTCATATGATGATATGGTCAATTTGCATGATACTATCAAATGCTGTGCAAATAAGCTCGGGATAGATACAAGTGAACACGATCCACCTAAATCAGGGTTAGATGAAAAATTAGATATGATACTCTGTATGCTGAAGGGTGGCCAAGAACATATAGTTTCATGTAATAAAGACATCATTTTAACAGATGATAAACATGAACTTGAGTCAGAAGAAAATGATAATTCTAAAGAAATACAGCCATCTGCATCAGAGAGAGCACAAATGCCTAAGAAAGATATTTTGAAACTCTATTCTAGTACAATTAAATCAGCAAAAATTGTTTCTACTGGATACAAAGAATCCGATATGTTGAAAGACATCATCTGCAGATGGTTTGAAACAAGATTTTCAATGGCGAAGAAAAACAAGTTTACATACAACTTAGCAGATATGTCTAAGTGGGTTCAAAGTATTACAATTGCATTTTCGGAGGCCTATTTGTCAGGCAATATGGATGAATTCAATAGAAATTTTGATTCTTGGATAGAAGATGTCAATTCAGGTGAAAACAAATACCCTATTCCATACTTTGTGAAAGATGCTTATGATAACCCATCCGAAGAAGCATTCAAAGAGTTTACATTCTCTGTTTGGGAGCTCGTCTTAACTAGAGCTTTTAATAACCTAATAATGTTCAAGTCAATACCTATAAAGTACATTTATCAGGAATCTTGTTTCTTGGGAATAAATGATGTAGTAAACTATCTTGATAGGCTTTACATGGATAATCAAACCAAATATCGAACTTCTGAGTATTCAAAACCTTATCATGAAGATAACTTTTTCAGAAGCAAACCATATCTCACTTGTTTAGAGGAGGTGAATGCAGATGCCTAAAATAAAGTTTGAGAACATTACAGATAGTTTATCATATCCTCCTGCAAACGAATCTGCTATTTCTGTTACGCACAATGCTATAATTTCGTCTGCTATCTCACTATTCAAGAACACTTACGAATTCAAGAAAAATGTAATACGGTCAATGAATATAATTTCATACTGTATTATAAAAAATATAACAATAAACAGCAGATGGGAGTCAAGTAACTTCTGTGAAGGTCTTGAGAACATTTCAGAGGATACATTGAAATCTGTTTTAGGAAAAACCTATATCAACATGAAAGACATAGATTGGACTAGCTGTTATTCGGAAGTTGAATCTGATGAAGAGATTTCTGAACATATCTATGACGATCCAGAAGAGAAGAAAACATACAAAATTGATGAAATATTGGCTAACACAAATCCAGAAGACATATATGATGAGCATCCAAAATCATCTCCAGAAGACCTTTATTTGAATGGACCTCGTATTCCAAGAATTGATACTTCTAAGGTATGGAAAAGCGGAACTGTAGATGGAACTAAACTTTGCGTGTATTATTCTCTGCCTCGTGTACCAACTGTTCAGTCAGAAATTTCAGTAACAACTAATCCAGATGAACTAACTGACTCAGAACTTCTTCACCTTTATCCTGATTGTATGTTTTACACAAGACCAATGGAAGTTTATTCTGTTGCTTGCGGAATGGATATTCATCCTACGTATGGTGGAGTTCCTAAAATAAAAGGATTTACAAAGAAGCAAGTAATTGATAACATTATCAAGTATCCTTGTATTGATGGCCTTACTCGTGTAGGAAAAAGGAAAGGTCAACTCGTGTTTGTTGAATTTGAAAAGTTCATTGAAGTAGACGGAGAGCTCTATAAAACAACAGACATGATGGATAAGATTCCTGAAATGAAAGGTCTTAAGAAAACATGGCCTGTAATAAGAGAGTACGTTGTCCGTCGTTATTTGTTAGAGAGAGATATAAAAGGAATTGAGCATAAATATCCTATGTTTGGAACTCTAGATCCTTTTGTTACGCTTTTCATGCCATCTAAAATTTATAGAGAAGAAGGATATAAAGACTCTGTAGATATTGCAAGACAATGTGTCAAGTCAAGAGTATCTTATCTTCAAAGCAGAAATCCTGTAATAAGGAGGCTTGAGGAAAATGAATAACTGCATATACACTCCGTATTGTACATACAAGCAGTGCGATCTTGCTTGCCCTGCAAATACAGAGATCAGTTATTGGATGAAGAGATGCGGAATCTCAATGAAGAATCCTTGTTTATCTGCAAGTAAGAATAAGATTGATAAAGCAAGGGAGCTTCTTGATGAGCATTCGGGAGAAACTTGCTATTATAAGTCCTCAAATCCTATGGAAGCTGCAGATATATTCTGTTATACAGCTATTTGTCTTCATGGCAGAGGAACTGCATTAGGAAACGGAATCTACCATCTTGATTATGCTTCCTACATTGATAAGATAAAAGACAGCTGGAATGATCACATTGAATCTTATGACCTTCAAATGATTAAGGTTTGGATAAATGCAGCGAAGTATCTCTTTATATCAAATCTTGACTATGTTAAGTTTGGAGACTTTGAAAGCCAGACTATGCTGAAGCTTTTCAACGATAGAAGAGATTCTGACAAAACAACATTCCTTATTTCAGGTAAAGAGGACTTGATCGGAGTAGGAAATTTCTTTCCTCGTCTTCAGTCAGTTTTGAAGGGAGTGCTTGTTGAATGACAAACTCGGTAGAACTTCAGGTCATTTGTAGGCTTCTAACTACACAAGATGCTAGTGAAGTTGACCGACTTTGCTCATTTGATGATTCTTATTATTCTGTATTCAAGGATCAAATAAATTTCATACTTGAGCACAGAGAGAAGTATGGGGATGTACCAGACCTTTTTACTTTTCAAGCTCAATTTGAAGATGTTGTAATTGTAGAAGTAAATGAACCTGTAACTTACTTGGAGGACCAGCTCCGTAAGAACAAACAGCATATTCTTTTTCTTCAAACATTTAATAAACTAACAGACTTAGGTTCTGCAGATGTATCTGAAGCATGGGCTTATCTTCAATCTCAATGTGAAAAAGCTGCTTCGCTTGATTCATCAAATCCTGTTAATATTGTAGCAGAAGCATTCAAACGAAGCGATGAGATAATTGCATTTAACAAGCAGAAAAGAATTCCGACAGGATTCAAAGAGTTGGATAAGGTCATGTATGGAGGCTTATCTACAGTCGAAGAATTGTGCTTGATAGTAGCAAGAACCAACTCCGGTAAGAGCTGGGTTTGTACAAAGATGATGGAGTTCGCTCAATTGAACGGATTTCCAGTCCTTTATTATAGCCCAGAAATGCAATCTTCTTTCATTGGTACTCGATTTGATACTTGGAGAGGCCATTTCAAGAACAGTGATCTTCAAAGAGGTATGTACAATGAAGATTATTTCAATTACTTGAAGAAGCTTGTTACAGAAGAAACTGGAGCTCTAGTTGTTGAAGATAAAGATATGTCAGAAGGTAAAACAACTGTTAGAGCAATGGAGAATCTTGTCAAGAAGCATCACATTAAGCTATTGATAATTGATGGTCTATCTTATATGTCGGACACAGAAAGAGCTGACAGCGATGTTCTACGATACAAAAACATTTGTAACGGATTATTCAGACTTAGCAAAACATATGGCTGCGCAGTTGTTGTTGCAGTTCAAGCCAATCGTGAAACTAAAGGAAACACTGATGAAAAAGGTATTCCATTTCCGGATCTAACAAACATTGAAGGATCTGATCATCCAGGTAGAATTGCTACACAAGTATTTGCTCTCAGACAACTTTTTGAGGAGCACACTCTTGAAATAAAGTTGCTTAAATCCAGAAATGCAAAGAATACAAATCAAACTTTCGCATATGTTTGGGACCCGAATACAGGATCCACTGAATACATATCAGATAGTTCTGATTCTGATTCGCCTCCACCTCCTCCGTCAGCACCTGGTCAGCTTCCTAAGTTATCAACACCTACAGTTTCAGCAAAGATTGTTCATAATGAACCGGATGAAAGCCTAATTTCAGATGACGACGATGACCTGGACGATGTCGAATTCTAATGATTAAGACCCGCTGATCGTTATATGATCAGCGGGTTCGCTTTGTTGTATCGTTAAAGAAATTACAAAGAAGGTGAATATATGGACATAAATATTGTAATTGATAAATTGGCTCATCAAGGTATGCTCAGGCCTAATAGAAAAATAGGTGATTACTATAGTTGTTACTGTCCGTTTCACAATGATGGTAATGAAAGAAAACCTTCGTCAGGTATTCTTCTTCACGACCAATATAGAAACGGGCAGATGTATCCTGCTGGTTGGTTCAATTGTTTCACCTGTCATCATTCTTACCAGCTTCCTGATTTTATTTCAGAGCTTCTGAAAATTCATTCAATTCATCAAACAGGTAAGGCCTGGCTTGAGGAAAATATTGAAGGATACAATAATGCAGTAGAGTTTGAGCCGCTTATTCCTGAAGATATGATGAAGGGAGTAAACAACGCATTTGCAATACAGTCTATTAAGGAAAGGATGAAGACTCAGAAACCTTCATATATTTCTGAGCAAGAGCTTGCGAAATATAGATTTACAGTCGATTACATGTATTCACGAAAATTGACTGACGAAGTTATTGAAAAATTTGATGTAGGGTTTGATGCAAATTTCCTTCCTACAGGTAGAAAGAAAAAGATTCCTTGCGTAACGTTTCCAGTTAGAGATGTTAATGGAAATACGCTATTCATATGTAGAAGGTCTGTTGAAGGAAAAGCCTTCTATCTTCCTTCAAAAGTTGAAAAATCAGTATATGGATTGTATGAACTTCCAAGAGGATGTGAGTCAGTAATAATCGCAGAAAGCTGTTTCAATGTTCTAACATGCTATGTTTACGGCTATCCTGCTTTAGGCCTTCTTGGTACCGGTACGCCGAGACAAATTGATCAACTGAAAAGACTTGGTGTTAAGGAGTTTGTGCTTGGAATGGATCCAGACGAAGCAGGAGATTTAGCTTGTAGAAGACTGAAAAATGCCCTGAAAGATGTAGCTATTGTAAGACGAATGATAGATATTCCTATTGGAAAAGACATAAACGATCTTTCTAAAGAAGAATTCGTTAATATATACAACAACAGAATTTAAGGAGGACACACCTTGTATATTTCCAGTCATAACGACAATTTTATGAACAAGAAAACTGATAAGCAATATGAAGATAGCTTTGATTATACAGTATATGCGATGCTAATTTCTGAAATGAATGAGGAAATCTCTAGACAAAGAAAAAGGATTGAAGCATTCAAGCTTGTAGAAGAGATGAATAATCAGATGATTGATGCTTTGATTGAAGCTAATCGTCTTCTTCATGCTGAACTTGAGAAGGGAATTGATACAAATGATAGATATTACAGATCTAAGCCTGGACGGGTACAAGTTAGAAAGAATTCTAGACATAAGGAGTAAGTGCGAACGAATCATTGACTGGATGCTGAATGAGAAGTGTTCAATTCGTGATTGCGCAAAAGATGTCGGAATGCCTAAATCAACTGTTCATGAATATATTCATAAATATATAAGTGCTGGTTGGGATGAAGAGTATCAAGAGATAAAAGTTATACTTCGATGGAACAAACGAGAGCGGTTCAAGCCTAAGAAATATTGGCATGGTAGACCGTGGTAAGGAGAAGTCATGAATTACGCATGGATGATTAGACAAGATGGGAAGGAATTTGAATGTACTCATCATTTCTATTGTATGAATGATGATGACCTTTCTTCCGAAGCTGAATGTTCTGCATTTATCATTAAAACTAAATCTAAGGACATTGATTTAGCTAACCAAGTTATTGACGCTTGGCTCGCGCTTGGTATTGAACAAAAAGTCGATTATAATGCGGATGCTCATGACATCAATGAAGCTATTTTGAATTTCGTGAATAGTCTTCCTTACAGATTTCAATATCCTATCTCCTCCAGAGAAATCCTTGATGTTCATATCAAAGCTAATAACTATTCAGATGTTGATAGCTTGTATGAATATTGCGACGAAGTAAGAGAAAATCTTTATTCTATTCAAGAAGAAATCAAACATTCAATCAATCAGCAGTTTTGCAGAGCAAGATACGGTGGACAATATAATTCTACTTACAGAAATAACACAATGTGGTTCCGAATCTCTAGTGTAGGTTTCAATTGGGCAGATATTGTTTATATTTTTACTTCAAAGAATAAGAATAGATTGCACATTGACAAAGTAAGTATCTGCAGAGATCATGAATCTGATAATGGATATGATTCAAATGAACCTGAATATTTCTATAAGGCTAAGGATGGATCAGTATACTATGATATGCCGGTTGATGAATTTCTAAATGAAGAGCATGAACATTCGCTTGTTTTCTCTGCTTCTATGCTTCCTTCAAATGTATTGATTTATGCAGTAAGTTTCGCTGGTGGGGCTACTGAAAGACAGGTAGTTCAATCTGCTGAGTGTAGAAGAAATCAATATGATTATGATACTTGGGATAAGTTGAAGACGATTGAGAAGCGAGTCAATTGTATTTCTGCATCCGAATTTCTTGACAACGCGCCTACTCGGACTAGAAATAGAGTTCAAAAAATTCAAGACGACATTTTGAACACTTATCCCGAGATTAAATCTGTTGATGTAGATTTTAAGCACAGAGAAAACACAAGAGGAAAAAATGTTGGTGTAGAGTATATTTTCATTATATCTTCTGACAATCCTAAAATTGATGGAATTAAAGTAGGAGTAGCTTTCAACAAACCTGAAACTTCTCCAGATTTGATTTTCAGACGATTCAGAATAGAGTACGAAGAATTCAAAGGTTTCCGAAATATTGAATAAAATCAAAGTAAATTATTAACGAATGATTAAGTTGCCAAAAAGGTATTGACTTTTTCATTGAAACATATTATAATATGTTTGTAGTTAATCAGTCAACATAAAAGCCAGACACATCAAAATTTATCAATATTGGAGGAACCAAAGATGGCAAGAAGACCTTTGTACAAGCAAGTTTCCGCTTTTGATAGCAATAATAGAAAAAGAGTTGCTCGTGGTGTTGAGCCTATTCCGTCGGTTAATCCGTTCAAGGCTACTTTCAACATGTTCCGCGAGTATCTCGGCTATGTCAGACCGCTGACTTATTCCGAGTGGATGGAAGTTGATCCTGAGGATAAGGCAGCGGTTCTCTATGTGCAGTTCTACGATCAGATCACGCTCGCATGGTACAAGTCTCGTAGTTTCTACGCTCAGGAGGAGGACGGAGTGTCTACTATGATGCAGTACCTTATCAAGAATGTTCCCGTCCTTGAGAAAGATCCTAAGCGGTTCTCTGAGCGGTACATCTATCGTGTTGCTTACAACTGCCTGTATTGCATCTGTCACGATATAAAGGTCGACAAAGACCGTTACGAGCTTGAAACTAGCAACATTCAGGCCACTGATGGTGATGATGAGGTTGATCTTTTCAACCTTGTTCAGTCTAATTTCTCCATTCAGACAACTATCAACAAGGAGAAATTCTGGGCAGTTGTCATGTCTATGGACGACGATGTATTGACCTTTGTAGATTGTCTTATCAATAAGACTCGTTTTCCTGCAGGAATGAAATCTAAGAGTGCTTCTTACATTGAGAAGCTTCGTGCAGCTCTTAAGGATTTCCAGGACATGGAATATTGATCAACGAGGGTTCTCAGGAATTTGTATTCAAGAAATGTTTATCTTGATGAATCGTTATTACATATGTAGAGGAGGTGATAGATGTTGAGCACAACAGTTTCTACTACAGTTGATTTTGAGTTTGCTTATCTTATGAAGCTGAAAGGTAAACCTATTCTTAATTCGCACAGATATACAATGGTAGCTACAGTAGGTTCTTCTGATATCCAAGATGGGATAATTATTGATTATGATGAACTTAAGGATATTCTTATTTCTTCAGTTCCAGATAAAACATTCGTAGCTTCTATGGTAAATTCTGATAAGGAATTGAATGTAGCTAAGGCGCTACAGGATTATGGAGTGCCTATCAAAATTGTTTCATTTGAGCTATGCACAGAAAGACTTGCAGAGCTATTCGCAAATACAATTCAGTCAAAGCTTGATGAATATCACCTCGGATATGTTCTACTTTCGTTGATTCTACAGGAGAATAGCTCTTCTTCTGTTAATTGGCAGAATCAGAAATCAAATCTGTAATCATATCAAAACAAACTGGAGGAATTTAATATGGCATTCAAGACAGTCGAAAGCTACAATGAGGCTCGCTTTGGTGGGTTCTTCCTTCTTCGAAATGATGGTGACTTCGCAGATGTCGTTTTCATGTATCGAAATAAGGATGATGTCCTTGTAGCTGACACACATTATGTGAAGGGTTCGGATTATTCCGGCTATGTTCACTGCTGCGGAAGAGGGTGTCCCGCTTGTTCTAAGGGTATCCGTGTTCAGACAAAGCTTTTCATTCCTGTTTACAACATCAATGAGAAGAAGATTCAGTTCTGGGATAGAACAATGCGTTTTGAGCCTCAGCTCATGAACGATGTGTTCAAGAATTTCCCTGATCCTTCTAATTATGTATTCCGAATCACTCGTCACGGTCAGGCAGGTAGTGTAGATACTACCTATGAAATTCAGGCCATCGGTAGAAACAACATTATGAGCTACAGTGATATTCTTGCAGCAAATAACGCTTCTTCTCCTGATTATTATAGTGAAGTTTGCCGCGAGTATACTGCTGCAGATCTAAGCGAACTGCTCAACCAGCATGCAGACAGTAACAGCAATGTTTCTCCTAGCAGCTTGCCTAGCTATCAGGTGAAGCCTCGTTCGACATCTAATGCTCCTGAGTATGTTCCACCTGCAGTAGAACTTCCCGATGAAAATGAACCCGTTGGTACACCTGAAGAGCTTGATGATGACGTAGTATTCTGATAGCAAATTCAAGACCCTACGTGACATCAAAATCACGTAGGGTTTATTTTATAAGGAGGTACAAATTTGAGCTTATTCAACTCGTCTCAGATGGCTAAAATCAATGAAGTAGCTGAACGGACAAAGCAGCTCAACAAAGAGAAGCCAAAAGCTGTAAGAGTTTCTACAGTTAATGCTGAACTAAATGAGATGTCAAAGGCTGTTCAAGAATACTTCAAAGATTCTAAAGCTATTCTGATAAGGACAAAGGAACAACTTCATGATTATGTCACAAATTGTATTGAAGCAGGCTATGCTGGAATAGATACAGAGACAACAGGACTGGATAGACAAAATGACTGGATTGTCGGTGCCTCTCTTTACTATCCGGGAGGAGTAGAGTGTTACATCCCTATGAAGCACCTTGTTCCTATATTTGAAAGTCCTTACAAAGGGCAGCTAAGTTACGAAGAAGTTTCTGAAGAGTTCAAGCGGATGGAGAACAGCAGCATTCGCCTCATCTTCGCAAATGCAGACTACGACTTGGCCATGATATACAAGGATCTAAAAGTTGATTTCTGCGATAGATTCTACTATGATGTACTCCTTGCATGGAGATGTTTGAAAGAAAACGAACTTCATAACGACTTGAAATTCCTTTATAACAAGTATGTGCTCAAAGGTAAAGGAGATCCAAAACGATTTAGCGATTTCTTCTCTGTGAAGCTATTTCCTTTCTCTGATCCAGAAATTGCAAAGTTGTATGCTGCAAATGACGCAAAGATTACATACGACTTGTTTAAGTGGCAGCTTCCTTATGTTACTGAATCCCATCCTAAATGCAAGAAGGCTCATCTTGAAGCTATTTCTCGTCTTATATGGGATCTTGAGATGCCTATGGTTAAGGTCTGCCAGAACATGCATCGTACGGGCATGTATATTGACAAGAATGTTGCAAATGCTCTAAAGAAGAGATATAGAGAAGATTACAACAAAGAAATGAAGAAGCTTCAAGATATGGTACAAGAAATAATTGATAACTCTACTGTATCTTATTCTGGAAAGCGTCCGTTTACTAGAGGAGTAGATTTCAATCCTAGTTCTCCTCCTCAGGTAAAGTATCTTGTTTATGATCTTCTTCAAGTTCCTAAAGGTAATTCTTCTGGTACAGGAAAAGAAGTATTAAACGAAATCAACCTTCCTGTTACAAATCAAATTTTGAAGGTTAGAAGCCTTTCAGTTCTTATCAATACATTCGTAGATAAGCTTCCTAATTCTGTTGCAAGAGACGGAAGAATTCATGGTCAGTTCAAGCAAATTGGAGCCGATACAGGGCGAATGTCTTCTGCAGAACCTAATCTTCAAAATATTCCTTCTCATGCTGTTGATATTCGTCATATGTTTAGAGCTACTCCTGGTTACGTCATGTTAGGCAGCGACTTCAGTTTACAACTTGTTGGCTGAAGTAAAACCTTGTTAAGTCGATGAATACTTGATTGATAATTCTATAACCTAAATAATAGAATTGGTTCGACGATCAAGTTAATATCGAGCAAAATAGATAATATTTATCTATTGTGTGTAGAGACTATCGAAAGCTAGAAATTGACATTCAGAGAAATCTGTAAATGATTTTAGGTAAATCAGGTCAGTTGAGATAACCAAGTGAGTAGAGTACAGCTCAAGTGAGTTAGCGTCTACATGATATTAGTGTAGAGTAAGACTATTAAATGGAAATTCAAGGGTTCATTTGAATTGGTCAAAGATTCAAATGTTCAAGAGATAGTCCGACACTCTTGGTGACAAGAGAAATGTTTAACGAACATTCAACTAATTAAGCAACAAGAACCAAAACTAACTGCTTTTGTCGGAGACATCAAAGAGATGTGTGAAGGTTTTGCACATGGAAAGGACGCTTATGCTCTTATTGCAAGTGTATCCTTCAATATGCCTTATGAAAAATGTCTAGAGTTTAACCCAGAGACACATGAGTATCAGCCAGATGGTAAAGCAAGACGAAGTGAAGCAAAGAGCATACTTCTAGGCGTTCTTTACGGTCGGTCAATTCCATCTATTGCAGATCAGCTTTACGGTAAGCGAGACGACATGACAGATGAACAAAAACAAAAAGCTGCTCAGAAAGTTTTTGACGCTGTTATGAATGCTTTCCCAGGTCTTAGAAATCTGATGATAAATACTCAAAAGCATGCTTCTGAGTACGGTTACACTGAAACAATTCTTGGAAGAAGAAGGCACCTACCAGATATGCAGCTTCCAGAATTTGAGTTCAAAGCAATGAAAGGGTATGTAAATCCTGATGTTGATCCATTAGATGTAAATACTCTTGAAAATAGAGACGAGATCCCGAAGCATGTTGTTGATGATTTGAAAAAAGAATTCGGAAAATACAAGTACTATGGTCAGATTGCTAAACGGACTAAACAGCTATATGAGGAAGAACATATACGAGTAATCAATAATCGGCCAAAAATCAATGATGCAACGCGCCAATGCGTTAACTGCGTAGACGATGAAACTGAAATCCTTACTGTTAATGGGTGGAAGCATGAAAGAGATGTATCTGTAGGCGATTCTGTTATTGGATACGATGTAAATTCTAAGAAAGTTGTAGTAACAGATGTAACACATAAACATGTGTATTCTGACGAAAATGGAATTCATGTTTACGAGTTCAATTCTCCTACTTTTAATGCAGTATCGACAGAAGATCACAGATGGGTTGTTTGCGAGTCAGATGAGGAGCCTAGATTCAAAACATCTCAGAATATTTGGAAGAACAAATGGCCTGACTATCCTATTCTTAGAGTAGATGATAATGATCTTCCTGGAAACAGTTTGTCAGATGATTATCTGAAGCTTCTTGGATGGATAATGACAGATGGATATTTCTCTAAGCAATACTATGGAATTGAAATCTATCAGTCAACTAGACGAGAGAAGAATGCACTCATCTATCACAATATGATAGAAACATTAAATAATCTTGGATTTAGTTTCAATGATAAGTCAGATGATGGAATTTATCATACAATATACATAAATAAGAATGATATTTTGTATGATCTCTGGAAATCTAATCCTGACAGAACTCTATCCTTTGATTTTGTTTCTACTTTATCTCAGCATCAGGCAGAAGTTCTTATGTGGGCTATGATAGAAGGTGATGGTACCCTCGGAGATAATGGAAAATCTTCTAACATAACATTTACATGCAACAGTGTAGAAAGAAAAGATGTTTTTCAATATCTTGCCTTCATTGCAGGATATGCTACAAACGCATATAGGATTTCTGCTGAAGATGCAAACAGATGGACAAATGGAAAACTATACCCATCACTAATTAACAAAACGCCTGTAGTAGTCAAGAATGACTACTGGACAATTTCTGTTCTAAGGGTAAAAAGAGCTCATATCTATCCTCATCATAAATCAGAAAGATTTGTCAATAAGGTTTGGTGTGTAACTACAGTAACAGGAACTTGGGTCATGCGTAGAAATGGAAAAGTTTCCATTACAGGTAACAGCGTTGTGCAGGGATCAGCTGCTGACCTTACTAAGATGGCGATTTTGAACCTCTGTAACAATAAAAGATGGCAAGAAATTGGTGGAAGGTTGCTTGTACCGGTTCACGACGAGTTAATCACGGAGGTGCCAGCACAATATGCAGAAGAAGGAGCTAAGATTCTTTCAGATTGCATGTGTGGTGCAGCTTCTTTCATGCCATTCCCGATTACATGCGATGTCGAAACTTCTTATAGATGGTATGGTATGGAGTATCCTTGTCCTTATCCTAAGCCTGAATCTTTAACAGATTATAACTCAGACGAGATAAAGTGGATCCAGTATCATCTTGTTGAAATGGAGTATAAACTCCCTGTATATAAAGATGAAAATGGTGAAAAACCTCGTGGCGATGCTGCAAAGGGAGTGAATGGTGTTGAAAGCCCTGAAATGAAATCTGCTATTGAGGATTACATCAAGAGTCGTCATATTTCTTCTGATAAATTCATTGATACTATTGCTAAGGAGGTGGACATGGGTGGATGAGATGTGGATAGATATTCCAGGTTACGAAGGAATGTATGAAATATCTTCATATGGGGTTGTAAGAAGTAAACCGAGATATGTTGAAATACCTGGACAGGGAAAACGATTCCTTTCCGGAAAGATTATTTCACTATCTGAGGAAAATGGATATAAAGTTTTCAACGTATGGAAAGAGAATAAATGCAAAAATTTTTCAGTCCATAGGTTAGTTATATCGTTATTCAATCCTGTACCGAACATGGATTCTCTTCAAGTTAATCATAAAGATTGCAATAGATTCAATAATAGATTAGATAATCTTGAATGGGTTACTCCTAAACAAAATATTCGTCACGGCATATTACACGGAAACTTGAATAATCGTGAAAATTCATCATATAGGGATATATCTAGAAATGGAAAGAGCGTAAAATGCTTGAATGATGAAAAGACATTTGTTTCTATGAAAGCAGCTGCAGAAAACTATGGTTTGACATTAGACAATGTTAGTCAGAGTATAAAGAAAAATAGGCCTGTAAAAGGTTATCAATTTGTTCTTAATGAAGTATTTCTAACAGAACCATCTTCTTTGAATGATCCAAATACTTCTGAGGGTCATGCAGCTTCTCCTGTATATTGCTTTCAAACCGATTGTATCTATCCTAGTAGAAATCAAGCTGCAAAGAGTCTAGGAATATCTGTTTCATCGGTTGTTGATTCGTTAAGAGACGGAAAACCTCATAGAGGATATACATTCAAAAATGCATACTGAATCGTTAATGTAAACAACACAAAATGTGTAAAACTCAACATAAGGAGATATCAAAATGCGATTTACTGTAAGCACAAAACCGTTCTCTGATGGCTTGAATCTTGCAATTGTTAACTCAAATGTATCAAAGTTCAGCCAGAAGAGTAATATCGCCCAGGTTAGCGTAAGCAATAACCATCTTGTTGTCAACCTGGAATGCGATAATGTTAAGACCGAGATTCGATTCAAAGGCGGAATTGACAGTGAACTTTCTGATAAGATTGCAACTGTCAGCTGCTTGGTACTGAAGCAGCTTGTTTCCACTTTTGATTCTGCAGTCACTACTGTTGAATTTGATGAGAACGGGCTTATTCTCTATTCTGGCAAGTCTAAGTTTGTTGTCCCTGACATCATCAAGAATACGGACATGGAGTTAAACAAGCCTCGTTACAATGTTGGAGGTTCAGATATTCGTCAAATTGATAAAGCTTCTTGGAAGTTCATTGACGACCATCAGATGTTTGCTATCAGCATGTCTTTTGTCAATCCTATCTACACTCGTTGCTGGATTGGAGACACAACTGATGTACTTGTAGGCGATATGGATAACAGCATCTTTGCACACTCTAACAAGGGCACACTTGGTGAAACTTGCCTCCTTCGTAGTGACATTATCAACATGTTTGTTTCTCTGCCTGAAGATGCAACTCTGTCTAATATCGGAGATGCTTATCTTGTGCATACAAAGAACGACTGCTACGAAATGTATTCAGAAGTTACTCCTGAGCACGAAGATGATCCTAATCTTGGAAGTTACAACGCTGATATCATCATGGATATGATGAAGACGGATATGAGCAAAGCTGTAAAAATCAACACTTCTTCTATTCTGAAGACATTGAATCAGTCAGATTTGCTTTCTACTGAAGATAAGTCTGCCAAGGCTGTATTTATCAATGTTGATAGTAATGTACTTACTGTCTCCGATGATAATGTAGATTGTAAGGTTGATGTTGAAGGCAGTTCTGGAATTTCTTACAATATCAAGATGAAGGCAAGCAATTTCAAGTCAGCAATCTCTAATATTGACAGCGAGTCTGTTTTCATTGCTCCTGTAACTAATGGGGAAACAGATGAGATTGTAGGGTTGATTCTTTGGACAGATAACATGTCTATCCTTGTTGCCGGAGCTGATCAGTAATGGCTTTTAGATCAGTTTCGTCTATCAACCTATCTCGATTTAATTCAAGTGTAAGCTGCAATTTCCTCGAAGATTATGAATCATATTTAGATACTAAGTCTACAGAAAAAGCATCTAAGTTATCTAGCAAAACCTTTGCTCCATCTTCATTTAGATGCATGCGGAAGAGTTGGTTTCGGCTTAGAGGAGTAGCACCTGATAAGAATAAGAAGCCTGATAGGTTGCTTGACTTTACAGCTGACATAGGAACGGCTTGTCATAAGATTATTCAAACTGATCTGAAGGATATGCTCAAAGAGAATTGGGTCTCAGTCGAGGATTTCTTGGCTGAGAACCCTATTCCTCATAAATACAGTTTATCCAAGTCCGAAGACGGATTAGAAACAAGAGTAGAATTTCACGATATTCCTATCAGATTTGCAGTAGATGGTATTGTTAGAATTGATGGTGAGTATTACTTACTTGAAATTAAAACAAGCGAATTTTCTGCATTCAATAATCTTACTCAATGGAAAGATGAACATGAAGACCAAGTTAAATGCTACATGACATTACTTGGACTCAAGAAGTGCTTGTTCTTGTATCAAGATAGACAATATGGTTCACTAAAATGTTACCAATTAAACATAAGTGAGAATGATGTTGAAAAAGTGACAAATGTTTTCAAAATCGTTATGGATTGCGAAAAGAACATGATTGCTCCAGATAGATTACCTAGAGGCGACAAATGGTGTTCTATGTGTGAGTACAAAACGTCTTGCGAAACTTGGGGGTGACAAATATGCCTTCTCTTGCTGTAAAATATAGACCTAAGACATTTGAAGACCTTGTTGAGCAGTCTATTGTTCGAGATATTCTCGTTAAAATTTGCGATACAGATCCAATTGTTGTAAGAAACTTTCTCCTTATTGGACCTGCAGGATGTGGCAAAACAACACTAAGTCGAATCATAGCAAATAAATTGAATGGAAACTCTTCGAACATAATTGAAATCGACGCGGCTTCAAATAATGGCGTTGATAGCGTAAGGTCAATTGTAGATCAAGCTAGGACATTTCCTGTTGGTAGCAAGTACAAGGTTTTCATTTGTGATGAGTGCTTTTCTGGTGATACCTTGATTTCTACTCCTGGCGGAGATATTTGTATTCGTGATATTAAACCAGGAGACACTGTTTTCGGAATAAACGGGCCTGTTAAGGTAACACGCCTATTCAAAAATAAGGTGAAAAAATCTAACCTTCTATCTTTACGAGTCGGTAACACTACTTTGCTGACGACGAAGAACCATCTATTCTTCACAGACAATGGATGGGTGGAAGCTAAAGATTTGAATGCTGGTGACAATCTTTATGATTACAAGACAATGCAAAGTTTGTGGAAGTTCGTTCCAAGTGATGTATCCGAGCGATCAGAAGCAAATTTGCAGCAGAGAATGCCGGAAGCAGTATATGAAACAGATACTGTCTGGCCCAACTACTCGGTCATATCAAAAAATATGTCCAATATGTGGAGAAACCTTTTGGACTCCGAGGAGTGTAGATGCAAAGACTTGTTCAATGAAATGTGGGTCAGCTTACAAGAAATTGAATCCGAATTTGGACAAGAAATTGGAGCAACGTTCAAAACACTGGCGTACATTTACTTGTCCAGTCTGTGGAGAAGTTATGACAATCCGAAACAGCGACAATCGGAAAACTTGCTCGCTAAAATGTGCTTCGAAGATTCGATCGACTCCTCCTCAAAAGCCTCCTGTAACAAAACAATGCGAATGGTGTGGAAATTTATTTACAGTCAGCTATTCGAACAGGACGAAAAAGACATGCAGCGAGTATTGCAGAAGATCTCTTGTTACTTCCAAGCAAATAGGACGACCAGATCCAAAGTCTTCTATGCGAATGAAGATGAACAATCCAATGAAAAATCCGGATTGCATAAAGAAAATGATGAAGACAAAGGAAATGAATGTGACCTTGCACGAAGGGCCTGTAATTCGTGGTGGGAACGGGCATTACACTACACCTCAAATTCTTTTGAAGACGAAGCTGGGAGACAATTGGAGGTTAGAGTATCCAGTTCGGACAGGAATATCAACAAAGAACAATCCAATGAGGTATGCTACGAATTACAAACTAGACCTAGCTTATCCCGAATTCAAATTAGGGATAGAGGTGGATGGTGCAGAGCACAGTGTGAAATCTCATATGTTGCTAGACGAGAAGAAAACAGCATGCTTGAGAAATCTAGGGTGGAAAGTATTGAGATTTACCAACCAGGAAATAATGACGAATTGTTCAGAAGTTGTTTTGAAAATAAAGAAGGAGATTCAAGCTATGCAACAATGTATGATCTAGAAATTTCTGGTCATCCTTCGTATTTTGCTGACGGCATTCTTGTTCATAATTGTCATGCATTTACATCAAACTCGTGGCAGATATTTTTGAAGACGCTTGAAGAAAGTCCTGCAAAAACAATTTTCTGCTTCTGCACAACTAACCCAGAGAAGATTCCTGCAACAATTTTATCAAGAGTTCAAACATTCCAGCTGTCCAAAATCAGTCTAGAAGGAATTACTTCTAGATTGAAGTATGTTCTCGATAATGAGATTTCAGAAGGAAGAAGTATAACTTATGATATGAAAGCAGTAAGCTACATTGCTAAGCTTGCTAGAGGCGGAATGAGAGATGCTCTTACTTTACTTGATAAAGCTCTTTCATACAGTGAAGATGTTTCTCTTGAAAATATATCAAAGTCTCTTAATCTTCCTAACTACGATGATTATTTTGATCTTCTTAATGCCTGTGCAAAGAAGGACAATTCCGCTATTGCTAAGATAGTCAACGATGTTTACAATTCTGGAGTAAACTTTGTAAATTGGTTCACAGGATTTCATTCATTTGTAATGAACATTGTTAAGTACATCTTTCTTCAAGACATCAATGAGACAATGATTCCTTCATATTACGAGGATAAGATTTCGTCTTACACTGCTAAACATTCAATGATCTGTCTTAAGCTTGCAAATAAGCTTCTGAGGATGAACAACGAATTGAAGACTACATCTTATCTTCAAGAGCTCGCTCTTACATACCTTTGTAGCTGAGGTGGAATTATGGGCAATCTAAAGGAAATTGAAACTTTATATGATTCAGACTTAAAAGATATGATAGACTGGTGTGATGATATGTATCAGTCTATATTCTCTAAGTATTTTGATATTCAGCGTGATATGTTTGTTAGAATGAAGTCTGAAGAAAGACCTATTACAGATGATGAGCTTGAGTGGATTCTTACACAAGTTCCAATGAATCTTTTTGATGCAGCAGAGCATCTTGCTACAATTACTACTAAGCAAGAAATCATTAAGTTAGGGTGCAAGAAAAGAGAGAATGAATTCTATAAGAATTCTTCTGAATCTACTGATACTAAGAAGAAGGAAGAAGCGTCTATCAAAGTAACAGAAGATAAGATTCTCATTCTTGCATATGATAACTTGATAACTAGAGTAGAGAAGGAAATGTCTTACTCACGAGAGTTGATCATGTCTGCTAAAAAGATATATGATTCTAGGAGAAATACAGAGCAATCTAATCCTGTATCAGAAGTAAATAGTAAATCTAACGATCTTCCAAACTATTATTCAAGCACTCCAGGAAAGCAACCTATTGGTTAAGAGGTGAAAATATGTCTCTATACGATGATATAATCAACAAAAAGAAGAAAGAATGGTCTGCTGAAAACCTCATGGATGGTGCTAAGCAGTCGAGAGGAAAGAAGATTCCATTTTCATCTCCTCTTATGAACTGGTCTACTTATGGAGGTATTCCTCGTGATAAGATTACCGAGTTCTTTGGAGAGCCAGGAGGAGGAAAAAGTACTAGCGCAGTTGATATCTGTAAAAATGCGTATCCAATTTTCAAGCAGGAGCACGAAGACAGAATCAACTATCTTAGAGGTGTTGCTAAGACAGGAAATAAGGGCGCAGCTGCTGAGATGGAAGAGCTAATAGAAAATGGACCAAAGAAAATCCTTTACATTGATCTAGAGCATTCTTTCGATAGTCAGTGGGCTTCTACTATTGGAATCAAGCCTGAGGAAATAGAAATTATGCAGCCGCCTGATGTAGTTGCAGAAGATATTCTTCAGACTGTTCAGGAACTAATCTGTACAGGTCAGGTGGGTCTTGTTGTTCTAGACTCTATACCTTCTCTTGTGCCGAAGGCAGAATTAGAGAAGAAATATGGTGAAAGAACAGTTGCATCGCTAGCAGGGCTTCTTACCATTTTCTTTCGTAAGATTGTTCCAATACTTACTAGGTATGGATGCACATTGATTTTTATCAACCAGATCCGTCAGAACATGGACAATCCTTATGTTGTTAAAACACCTGGAGGAGAAGCTCCTAAGTTCTATGCTTCTATGCGAATTCTTTTCCAAATCGGCAATCCTGTCGATTTCTTAGGAAATGAGCTTCCAAAGAGTTCCGAGAATCCTGCGGGTTACATTGTTAACGCAAAATTAGTGAAGCAGAAAAGCGCACCTAACGACAGAAAGAATGCTTCCTATTTTCTGATGTGTCAATCTGGTATTAGAGAAGATATGGATTTCGCTAATCTTGCAATGAAGAAGTACGGAATCATTCACAAGGCTGCAGCTTGGTTCAGCTTTGCAGATCCTTACACAGGTGAAGTTATTGAGGAAGATGGTAAACTTGTTAAAGTTAACGGAATGGCGAAAGTATATGAATACTTGAAGTCAAACAAAGAGTACTACTCCAAACTGAAGAAGTATATAATGGATGATATATACGGAAAATCTGAGGACGAAATAAACGAAAATTCAGAAGAATCTTCAGAAGAGCTTTAAGAAACCTAGGCGGTCAATTCTTTGACCGTCTGTTTCTTTGAATCGTTATTGTATACATAGGAGAGTGTATGATATGTCTACAAAAGATTTTTCAAGCATTCAAGAGAATAAGGTTGCAGACTATTTAGGATTCTGTGTCGTCTCGGGAAGTGGCGCAAGAGATTGTCATCCGGGTGATATAATTGGTAAGGAATGGTTAGGCGAATGCAAAACTCACATTTCTAAAGTTTCAAGAATATCATTCAAGTTAGATGTCTGGAAGAAGATATGCGATGAAGCAATAGCTAAACATAGATATCCTGTACTTATTGTTGATGAAGGATCTCAAGAATTAGATAACACTTGGGTGATGGTAAAGATTTCATCCTTGTCAAGAGATTTCTCAAAAATAGAAATCAATTCAAACATTGCTCAAATTTCTAAAAACACAATATCTTTTCTAAATAGAGATACTAAAAAAGTGTATGATAGATGCGTTTTCTGCCTTAATACCAGTAAGGTTGTTATGAGTATGATAGCATATGATGAGGAGGTAGGTTTCATGCCGCTCTCAGTGTTTAAGGAGGTTGTTAGCTAAGATGAAATCAATTCAGGAAGCAGGAAAAGAAATACTGACTAACAACCCTTCTAAAATGTATGTCTTTACAGGCGAAGAATACGGCATAAAGAAACGATACTTATCTATACTTAGTTCATATTATGGGTCCTCTAAAGAGTATGAAAAAGTTGAAGATGTGTTATCTATATTTCGTTCGAAGAGATTGATAAAGCTTCAGCCTTGCTTGTATATTGTGAGATACGATGAGGACTTCATAAAGTCATTGAATGATAGATCAGAGAATGATATTCGCAAATTAAATATTTGCGGTACTATTGTTCTTCTTTATGAAAATTCAAAACAATCATCAAAATTGGAAAAATATCTTCCGTCATATACAACATCTGTTGACTCTGTCAACATAAATTTTATGGTTAAATACATCCTTTCTGAATTCAAAAACATGTCAGAGAAAACTGCAAGAGATGTATGTGAAATATCTTCTAACTATGGGCAAGCACAAAACATTTCATCGTGTTTGTCACTTCTTTCTTCCCAAGAATCAGGAAACATATCAAAGTTATCTATGATGGAGTTGTTTGGAAAAGAGTCAATTTCAAATGATTCAATGATAAAGACAGGAGTAGCGTCTAAGAATTTTAAGTATCTTATTTCAGTACTTGAAAGATACAATGATGACAAGGATAAAATTTTCTACTCAATCCTATCTACTATGCTAGATCTAGATAAACTTAAATCTAATCCATATTTTGATTGCGAAGCTAAAGCGTACGCTAAATATTGGTCGGGTCCAGATATCTATTACATGTTTGTAAATACTTACAGCATGCTTAAGCTATCTCGGTCATATAACAATTTTGACATTGATAACGCATTGATTTATCTTTTTAGTCTGCTTCAATTTGATCATGTACCAAGTGAGGTTGAATTAGTATGAATTTTGTTTCTCAAAAGGCACCTACATTGCAGTTAATGGATTTAGCTAATTCACGACATCATAGTGTATTGATTGAAGGAACTCAAGGATGCGGTAAAACATATCTTGCTAAACAATATGCAGCTATGCTTAACATATCTGATTTTGAAATAGTTAAGTGTTCAGTGGATACAATACGAGATGCAATTGAAGAAACATGCAAGATAAAAAATGATGTAGTCATCTGTCTTGAGAATCTTGACGATGGCGTAATTTCCGCTTCTTACACAATCCTTAAGTTTCTTGAAGAGCCACTACCTAATGTTTATATTGTAGTAACTTGCAGAAACATAAAGAAAGTTCCTGATACAATCATAAGCAGAAGTGCAGTTGTTAGCTGTGGACCACCTATTGACAAAGATATTGAAGATTTTGCTGTTAGTAGGAACTCTAAGAAATTCAAAGACTTGTCAAATACTAACATCTGGAAATGTGTAAGGTCATTCAAAGATGCAGAATATGTGTTATCTATGAATGATGAACAGATAAAGTACTTTAACCAATTAGATAATATGATGTCATTTTCTGACACTGTTTCAAATATAATTTGGAGATTAGGGCATTATGAGGATAACACAGAAATTCCTGTTGGATTGGTGATGCAATATATAATTTCAAATACACCTTCTAAAACAGTCAGACGCGCAGCTATAAGATGTATGTCAGACATTTCACTGGGAAGGCTTGCACAGCATGCTTGCTTAGCTAGATTTGTTTTTGAAGCAAAATATGTTGAGTAAACTTGACCTTGAATATAATCGTTATCAAAGATAAGTAAACTATATTATTTGAAAGGTGTTTATAAATGGAAAGATACGTATTCTCAGGCTCATTGACGGACGAGATGCATGACATATTGGCAGGTATGCCTAACTTCAAACCTTTTGATATTCTAGTATCTCAGCTTGATAGAAGCGCAATTAAGAAGACAATCAAATGGAAGCATGAAGGATTCTGCAGATGGCTATTTATTGATAGCGGAGCTTATTCCGTTCATACCGGAAATGCAAAAATAACTGCAGACGAATACATAGATTACATCAACTCTATTGACGAAGATATTGATGTATGCGCACAGCTTGATACCATCCCTGGTCATTTTGGTCAACCCAAGTCCCAGAGAGACTACGAAGAATCTGCAGCAAAGAGCTGGGAGAACTATCTGTATATGCGTAGCAAATTGAAGTCACCCGAAAAGGTAATGCCAGTATTTCACTTCGGTGAAAGCTTTGACGCATTAGGTAACATGCTTTCATGGAGAGATGAAAACGGAAATAAACTTGACTATGTTGGAATAAGTCCCGCAAATGATGCTTCGCAGGCTCAAAAGAATATCTATTTGAGGGAGGTTGCAGATTACATAGCGAAGTCTGAGAATCCTATGGTTAAGACCCACTTATATGGAATGACAAGCATTGACGCACTCAGTAAATATCCTTGTTACTCTGCAGATAGCATCAGTCATAGACTTATCTCCGGATATGCGAAGATTCTAGTACCTGAATTTGGAGTCATTTCAGTGTCAAAGAAATCACGAAGCGTTAAGACTAAATCAAACATGAGCTTCATAGATACTGCAGATGAATACAATATGAAGAAATTGAATGATTACATAAACAAACTTGGGTTCACTCTTGAGCAAGTTCAGGAATCTTCTTCAATTCGTGTTTGTATTACAATGCACGCAATTAGAGAGATGGTTGAAGGAGATTTTAAGTACAACAGTAACAATGTTTTGAAGTCCAAGAAGCTTTTTAGTTTTCAATGAGGAATTCTATGGAAGAGATTTGGAAGGATATTCCTGGATACGAAGGACTTTATCAAGCATCTAATATGGGACAAATAAGAAGCTTAGATAGAGTTGTTGAATACGTTAAACATTATTCAGATAGAGATGTAAAAGCTGTTCACAAATTCAGGGGCAAGGTTCTTAAGCAAACATTTACGTCTGGTTACCTAGGAGTACTTCTTAGTATAGACGGAAAAACAAAAGATGCTCTTGTTCACAGACTGGTTGCATGTACTTTTGTTGATAATCCTGAAAATAAGCCTCAGGTAGATCATAAAGATGGTGATAGGACTAATAATAATGCTGATAATCTTGTTTGGGTAACTAGCAGAGAGAATCACGCCAGCGCAATTTCTAGAGGTTCACACACTTGTCAACAGTTATTCAAGCAGAAGAAGATAATTGATGTTGATACGGGTGAAATTTTTGATTCTATGCTTTCTGCAGAAACAATGTATGGTATTCCTAGAGGAAGAATTTCGTCTGCTATAAAATCTAATCAAAGAGTGTACGGACACAAGTTTGAATTGTATAAAGGAGGTTGACTTAAATGTCTGATATTAAAGATAGTGGAGAAAGAACAGATTTCGCAAATGGTGCTGTGAGAGAAATAAGAGAAGAAAACGGAAGATGTGATCTTCTACCTCTAAAGCAAGTTGCAATGCTTTTTGACAATGATTATATCGTCAAAACAGCTCTTGAAGGAATTGACGATTACATTTATAATGGTAAGAAAGACGGCATCATTTTTGCTATGAAATCTTTTTGCAAGGTTGAATATGGAGATTCTATTCCTGAAATGATTCTTACCGTTTCTCATCATTACAAAGATGCGCTTTCAAAATATCCTGAAAGAAATTGGGAGAAGGGCCTTCCTACTCATTCGTTTGTTGATTCTGGAGTAAGACATCTGCTTAAGATTGCAAGAGGTGACAAAGATGAGCCACATAACAATGCTTTTGTTTGGAATATGCTTGGAATCTTATGGAATGATGAGCATCATCCAGAATTAGTCGATATGCCATTTGTAGATAAGCTTTGTTGCCCTAACAAATATAGACCTGAATGTGATTTGTCCAATGCTTCAGATAAAATTTCTGATGTATCGACTATTGCTTTTAATACAGATACGAATAAGGATAGACGGTGGTCATACATGAACAGATCATCAACTACACATTTTTGATTTCACAAAGGTTGTGAGTGAAAATACCGCTCACAACCTTGTATACTTTCAGAATCGATATGAAATTGGAGGAATTCACAATGTCTCTAATTCCTAGAGAAGAGTTAACAACTCTTAAATCTGCTAGTGATGTACGAAATGTTGCTGATAGCGCATATGAAATTCATGAAGAAATGTCAGTAGCTCATGATATAAACACAGCAGCTAATTCAGGCGAAAAGTCTATTACAATTGTTAGAAAGCTGTCAGAGAATTTAGAATCAAAGCTGAAAGCAAAGGGATATACAATTACAACTGCATCCGAAAACTATCCTGAACCTTACTGTTATGTAATTTCCTGGATGTGATACAATGAGAGATGAAAATGTATTCTGCTTGAAGGCAGCATCCTATCCTGAGTTGATATCTAATCGTCGTGTATTCAATTTAGGAGAAGTGAATGACATTCTTGAGGTTTGTTTTCCACATGGAATAAAGTCAATATATGAAATAACGCACATATCAAATCCTGAATACGAAGTAGATATATCTATTTATCTAAAGCCTACATGCAGCTGTTGGAAACAGATAATGAAAGAGGGTCTATGCCTAACTCCAGGTCAGCATGATTATAGAGTCAAGTATTATGACTCAGTTATTCGTACAACTCGTTACATGTACTTCGGATACATTATTCAAGATAACAATCCAGACAAACCATATGTTTATATGAGCAGGTGAATACATGAAGATATTGGCTAAACTATACAAGTATAATGCAAACACTAGTAATAAAAATACAGGTGACTGCGTAGCTAGGTCAATATCATTAGCTCTTGGTATGGACTATGACGAAGTAAAACGTGGCCTGAAAAAAGTAGGTCACGAAATGAATCTTCCTGGATGGAATTATTTTAGAGGATTCACAAGGTATATTCGTGAACAAGTTGGATATGATATATCATGGAGAAAACCTGTTGAAGTTTTCAACCGGACATTGACGGTAGAAGAATTCTCTAAAGAGCTTGACACCGGAACATATCTGATATTATGTGGTAAGGTTGAAGGATCTCAAAGTCATATGGTTGCTTGCATAGACGGTAACTATTATGATTCGTGGGACAGCTCAAACAGAATTGTTTCGTATTTCATGGTGATAGATGATGAAGGTCAATCTATTTCAGACGGTGTAGATGTAAATGACATCTCAATGAGAATATTGGATGAGGTAGATAAGTACATTGAAAAGTTAAATAGCAAGTGTGCATATTTTCATCTTGATTGCGGAGGGTTGAAATCATCCACAGATGATTACACAAGGTCTTTTACTGTAGTAAACTACATTCACAAAGAAAGTTTACCTGAAGAAGTTAAACCTTATTCAAACAGATACAGGGATAGAGTAAGTAAGACATTCTATATCAAGATGAATCCTCATATGTCATATGATGTGAATTTTCAAAAGAATGTTGAAAGACTCCGGTACCAGATAAGAGAATGGAATTATGCAAACCGGAAAACAGTAGAAGATAAAGTAAAGGAAGTTCAAACTTCTAGGACAATGAACAAGGAGTTTAGAGGAGATCTTCAGCTACTTTCAAAATTGCCTAAAGAATATCAGCCTTACATACTAATAGCTGAAGATAACGGTAGTTCTGACTATTCGTACAGATACAGCGTTTCATTGAACGCTCTACCAGAGGACCCCTATTCAAAATCAAGAGGTTCATGGGTAACCTGCTATGGAGATAATCTAAGAGAGCTAGTAGACGGATTGAAAAGCTACTTCAACGATTATCAGAGATATGGATACGATTTTTAAGGAGGAGATCCTTTTGAAGTACATATATGGATGCAAGATGTTCAGGTCAAGCTCAAGAAAAGATCACATAAGGGCAAATATTGCCAATCCTATCAATGTTGAGCTTGTTCAGCAAATTCAAGATCTTACTGATGATAAGGATGAAGATAGAGTAACTACTCCACCATCCGAAGTAAGTTCTGATAAAACTAAAGAACGAAAGATATTGAAAGGCCCTTCATCTTCTCACTCTGGTGGATCTTATTCTCCTTCATTTAATGATAAATCAGAACCTTCTAGAGAAGATATCTTCATTCCAGATGAGAAAAGCAGTGATGATTCAATTGACCAAATTGATTCAGACAAGCTAGATGAGTCGTCTAAATCTGACGATACTATTGAGGATAAATCTTCTGATGATGAAGTCGAATCTTCTGAAGCAATTACTGCAGTAGTAGAAGATGAATTAGACATCAATCAGCTGAAAAGCATATTGAACGATAGCTCTTCTTTAACTTACGGAGTTTCAAGAATATCTGAAAGAAAAAATGAAGTTTGGATTTACTACAATGATGATATAAATTTGAACCCAATGTTATCAGACATTATATATACAGTTGAATCTTCAAAATTCAAGAATCTTGAATTCAACAGAATAGCGAGATCTGATAATGCTGTAGTTTTTGAGAAGGTAGATAACGATGGTTAAGCGAAAGCTTCCATTAACTGAAGAATTAGATTTTCATTATCTTCTTACTCTACTTCCTCCACTAAAAGATGAGCCTGAATTTTCTTGGCTTCCTGAATTGTTTAGCATAATAGGGCATGAAAAGTTATTGCTACTATGTAAGTATGCAGGTGGAGAGAAAATAAGAATTCCTACTCTTGAAGAATTAAATTTCAGCATAAATTCATTACAATGGTTTTATGATGTTGAAATAAAGCATTCAAAGCAATACTCAGATATACCTTCTATATATTTAGAAGAAGTTAAAAAGATTGGTGACAAATACTTTGCTTGAAACTGTTAAACAAAGAATATCGTCGCTTCCTGCTAAAAGCTTCAAAGCTTTCTATAATGACTACTTGTATGAAATGCAGGATAGAGCAATAGATCAAGAAATGAATTATCTTGTTAACTATAATCAACTTGATATATTGAGTCTTGATAGATTGATACAAGATTATGTAAGTAAGATGGTGATTGAGAGATGATTACAACAAATGATCTTCAAAGATTATATGTTGATATGTATAAACAGATAAGAGAATATCTTTGGCCGTTCAGAATTGTTGAGGCACTTGCAGATCTTGAAGTAGCTTGTTACAAAGCATTTCCTGATATTGATGAAGTAAAAAAATTTTTCACAAGACTTTCATCTGAAATACGGTTTCAAGCAGATAAAGAAGAGGATGAAGCTCTTCTTAAATCACTTGAAAAATTTCAGAAATTTTTAGACGATGAAGATAAAATTGATGGAGTTTACTCAAAACTAAATAGCGTCAGAGAGGTGAAGGACAATGAGGATAAATAAGAACACGAAGCAAGCTGAAATTATTGATAACAAAGACCCAGTTCTTTGCGAAAATTCTTCTTGCAAAGAAGACGCTATTCTTAAAATAAGAGAAGCTATATCCTGTTTATCTCCTATTGCTAAACAAGATGATATTGCAAGAGAATCAATAGCTAATTTAAGCGTAATTCTTTTTGACCTTCAGTAAAAGGAGGTAGCATATGAAGGACCTCAAAACCGTTGAGGATCTGAATGATATTAAAATTCAAGATCCGCTGTCAAATTTTCAAAGGGAGGGCGTTGCTCGTATGCGCACCTCCCTACTGTCATGTACTATGGATTCTACAGGCAGCACTGCTAAGCAGGCGCTTCAACAGATAACTGTAATGAGAATCTACCATCAAATAAGTAGAATAATAAAATATCTAGATTTGATGGATAAATTAGAAGACAAATTGTATTCATCCATTGAACAATCAATAGATAACATGGCTGAAGCAAATCCATCTACATGGGCTATGTTACTTAGAATTCAATCACAGATGCAAGATAATATGCTGCAGTCGCAGAAATTACTTGCGCCATACATGAACATAAATTCATTTTCATTACCTGAAATAGTTGAAAACAGCAAGCAAGCTGATTCTACAGCTTATCTCATTCCACAAGAATCAAGAGAAAAACTTAGAACTAGCGCTCAAGCTATATTAGTTGAATTAGAGGCAGGTGATGAAATTGACGAAGATTCAGAATCTTGACAACCTCCCAGAAAGAATAAAATCAATTTATTCGTCTGTTTCAAAAGAAGAAAAGAAATATCTTAAACAAATTCTAATTGAACTATCAACAACTGGTTCATCTCCAACTTACGAAAATATATGGCTTGCGGATTTCAAAGAGGTTCCAGTAAGTATTGACACTTTTATCTGCGATCCATATTATTTAGGTTCAGCTAATAGACAAGGAAAGGCAGTTTATCCATTCTGGCGTAAGACATTACGTGAAATATTCAATTCCGGCAATAGATACAACGAAATAATACTAAGCGGAGCAACTCGTATAGGTAAAACATCAACAGCTATAATAATCGGATGTTATATGCTATATAGATTGATGTGTTATAGAAACCCACATGAGTATTTTCAGAAGAAAGAGATATCAAAATTTTCATTTGTATTCGCCAATCTTACAAAAGAATTAGCGCTTGGTGTAGCTTACAGAGAATTTAATGATACATTAAGGTCAAGCCCTTATTTTCAAGAACATGGCAAATTTTCTAAGAGCGATAGAAATTTCTATTACGTTCCAGAAGGAGATAAAATCGAGATAATTGGTGTTTCTGACTCGGCGCAAGCGCTTGGGCGACAGGTATTTTTCGCATTCATAGACGAGTGTAACTTCGCTAAATCTGGTGTCAAAGATATAAACAAAGCTAAATCTTCAATGAAAGCGCTTTACGATACAATCAATGCTCGTATTTCTGGTACATTTAGAATTGGTGGAGAAGTATATGGAAAACTTGTAACTGGTTCATCAAAGAACACTGATTCAGACTTCTTATCCGGTCATATAGAAAATCAGCTTAATTCTGGAAATACACATTTATACTTAGTAGACGAACCTCAATGGAAAATACTTCCAAAATCAATGTTTTCAGATGAGAGATTTTATTTCACAGTTGGCGACAGATACAAAAGAGGTTTTGTAGTCCCAAAGGAGAATGAAGACGAAGCTCATCTTCAAGAATATCGTGAACAAGGTTATCAAGTAATCGAAGCTCCTGCAGAATTAAGAAAGAATTTTCTTGCAGATTATGATATATCTTTAAGAGACATAGCAGGCATATCTGTTGTAGGATCAATGGGATTCATAACTCAGGAGGCAATAACTCCTGTAGTGTCTCAAGATAGGAAAAATCCATTCTTTACAGATACTATTCAGATTGGTTCTAAAGATAATGCTACAATAGAGCAATATTTCCATATAGAAGTTGTTCCGAATAACTTAAAAAGCTGCTACATGGCCATACATCTTGACTTAGCAGAAGTAAGCGATAGACAAGGAATTGTAGGTAGCTGTGTAGACGGATCAAAGATAGTAGAAGATATAAACGGAAGAAAGCTTTCTCTTCCATTTTTCAGAGAAGTATTTGCTGTAGGAATAGAAGCTCCTAGAGGGGACAGAATGTCTTTTCAGAAGGTGATAAATTTCTTAGTTTGGTTAAGACGATCCGGTTTCAATATAGGCGTAGTTTCAACTGACCAATTTCAGTCAAGTTATGTCAGGGAAACGCTTTCTCAACAAGGATTCAACACTAAGAAGATATCTGTTGATAGATCAGAAGAACCATACATTGGTTTGAAGAACATAATATACGATCAAAGAATTGAATTAGTTAAGAATCAGCTTCAAGAAGATGAGTTAGTAAATCTTCAAAGAATAAACAACCGAATTGACCACCCTGCAGGTCTATCTAAGGATGTGGCCGATGGATTGTGTGGATCTATTTGGGATCTTGTTGAAGATCAAGTTCTACCGCAGCCTAAACCTAAATCAGTTGCTTCTGTAATTGCTTCTGTAAATTCAGGACAGAAACAATACAATAGAAATAATATGCCAGGATTTAATTTTCCTACAAGACGATAATCAACTGCATTGCAGATGATATATTAAAAATTAAGGAGTCGATAAAATATGTTCGTAAGAAACTGTCTACGTGCAGGGGACTACCTTGTTCCTGTTCCTGTTGGGGTTCCTGTTACTCTTGAATACAACGATGGGTGGATTTCAAAGGTCTATCTTAACTATGATAATCATAAAACTATCTTAGCGAGCCCGTTTTTTGAGATTGTAAAATCTGAAACAGACGTTCCCTCTAAGGTTCCTATCAAGATTGGTATGACATGGGTAAAAGGTGTTCTTTATTCCGGAACTCATATTTCGTGCGATGGATTTGTTTTCAATGAAGTTGTAGATAAGATGATAACTGACTTTTTGCATAATCCTAGAACATACAGATTCTTTGCAGTTGATGTAGAAAGTAACGCAACAATGTTCCATGGGGCAGGTCCTGTAAGGCAATGGCTCAAGATGAATGGGTTCAAAGTGATTATGGGGCAGATTGTTCCTGCTACAATCAACGACAAGACATTTAATATGATGTGGAACGGAAAATATCAATTTGAATATCCTCTTATGATGTACTATTTCATTTGGAGAGGTTCAGAAACTATAGTAAGAAATACTTTGATGATTCAACATACTTGTAAACGGGTTTCCAAGAATCTACTTGAAAATGGGTCCTTGCAAGCTGTAATTTATACAGAGTCAGAAGAGAAGGTTGAAGTAGATTACTACGATGTAACATCAAATCAGGTTAGAGCAGGAAGTATTTTCTACATGGATGATAATAATCATATTATCTATTCCTGGAATGATAACACAAAGTCAAAGTTCAATGAAGAGATAACTTGTCCTGTATGCGGTAAAACATATGTTCCTAAGAAGTATACGCACTGCGATGATGATACTTGTTTATCATTGAAGTACTTCACAGTTAATAACATTCTAAAAGCATTTGGAATGCACGAAATTTCATTCAAAGATTATGTCATCAAGGTAAAAAACAATGAGATACTTTCAGTTGGAGATATCTTAAATTGTGATGAGTATCTTGATTATCAGCTGAATGCTTCGCTTTATTCTGTTCTAAGAGCAATGATTCCATTGTCAGCTGCTAGAAGCGATGACACTATTTCGTCATTTGTTAACAGATGCAATAACAATGTAGATAGCTTGAAGTACTACATCTCAAATCCTTCTAGAGCAAAAGTAGATTTTGAAATTACAGATCCGAAGTTCGATGATATGCTTGACTGGTTAAGTAAGGTCGAAAATGTAGCAGATATTATCAACATTCTTGATAATCCTAGGTACAACCCTTCGTACAAAGATAAGCTGTTTGACGGACCTCCTATTTTCCGTGATAAAAAGATTTATCTAACAGGCAAGTTCAAGCATGGCGATATGAATTCTATGATAAGTATTCTTCAAAGTTACGGTGCAGAGGTTACCGATAAATTTGGATCCGACATTGATTGCGTTGTCATTGGTGATATCTTAGAGAACATAAACGCAAGAAACGTAAAAGCTGCTCAAAATATGCGTATTCCTGTTATGGACGAATCAACATTTTTTGATACTTATGATATTGATTCTGACATACAGCAGAACCTTCAATAAGTTTGATGGAGGTGAAATAGATGCCTAACAGATGGATAGATAAATTGTTACCTAAGCCTAAGAAACAACTTTCGTATCTCCGGAACATGGTTGCAGGTTCGTTATACAGGATTTCTGATATTCGAGGAAATTCGTCTTTTTCAGATATAAAGACCCAGATTGATGCTATGAGAGCGCTTGCAAGAGATTCTCAAGTAGCTACTGCTCTTTCATACTACGCTACAGATGCTACTGTAGCAAACAGTGACGGACAGATAATTTGGGCTGTGCCTGTTGATAAGAATAAGAAAGAAGTAGCAGAGGTAATAAATGCTCTTTTCAAAAGATGGGAAATAAATAGCTACGCTAGAGATCATATTTTAGAGCTTGCTACTATTGGCAACCTATATATCCCTACAACCGATCTATACAAAGAGCCTATAGGGAATTACAATAGGGCAAACATAGCTCTTGATAACAATACAATTCCAAATGCAGAGTTTGATATTGTCCCTTCATATAAGATTCCTCCTGAGGACATTGTCCATCTATTCAAGGAAGGTAGAGATGAAGGATATATTCTTCAGCCGGATGAACAAACAACTACTTATGTAAGATATCCTTCATCATCTGTTATACATTTTTCTCTTGGTGGATTGCTTGGAGATTATACAATTGATGCTCAAGGTAAGAACAATGATGTAGACACTTATGACATCAAGTTTGCAAAGCCGCTTATGGAACAAGCTGTTCAACCAACACAGACATTAGGTCTTCTAGAAGATGCATTACTTCTTTCTTCTTTGTCAAGAGTTGTAAGATTCATAAATGTCGAGTGCGGAAATGCTGAAGAGGATGAACAAAGGGATACTCTTCAGATGATAAAGGATGCTATTGAGCAGCAGCTATCTATAAATACTCTAAACGGAGACGCTCAAAGCTTTGTTAACCCACAGTCTCCTAACAATTTAATTTATCTACCTAGAATAAATGGGCAAGACCCAATTTCAATAACAGACTTGAATATGTCAGATGCAACAGAGTCTGATTCAAAACTGCTTGATCATTATCAAGATAAGAAGCTTTCAGTTCTAGGTGTTCCTAAAGAAGCAATGAACTTCTCATCAAATGAAGGTCTAGGCGGTGCTGGTTCTGTTCTTTCTCAAAGATCAGCATTGTATGCTAACTCTTTGCAAAGACTGGAAACAGCTTATATTTCAGGCTGGACAGATGCAATAAACAAGTATTTTGAAGCAAGAAACATGAATGGGTTCGTTGATCAATTCAAGCTTCAGATGCAGCCGATTGTTACAAATATGTCAACAGTTGTTTCTGAAAAGCGTGATGCTTCTGTAAGTCAAGCGCAAAGCTTGATAGACCTGCTCAAAAATCTTGGAGTAACAGATAAAGAGCCTTACATGAAAGCTGTCCAAGAAGCACTAAAGGAGACATTCCCTCAGTTAGGCTCAGAAACAATGACATGGGGTATTGATGTAACAGAAAGCGAGGGTGGAGACAGTGGCTTCTAATTCAGAACTAATTTCTCTATTCTTTAGCGATCTAAAGAACTATAACTCTAATAATTTCAGAATAATTGAAAAGGCAGATCTAAGCAAGGAAGATGCAAGAGTTTTCAAGTCTTGTAGCAGTGTAGTTACAAGATATTTCATATTTAGAGAAAGACATCCTGAAGTTTCTGATCAAGATATGAAGATACTATACTACAGACTTGGAATTGATCAAATTGCTAGATATTTTTCAGAATATCCGTCAGCTTGTGTTGAAGATCTAAAACCTTTTCAGCAGCAACTAATATGTCATGTTGAAAGAGAAAAACGAAATAAGCAAGAAGTTACAGTTTAGCGAGGTGATAATATGTCAGCACCGTTAAGATACAGAATATCCGATTGGCATCAAGCTAATAAATGTTTGTCAAATAACAGCAGAGATCTATGGATATCTGTTACTGATATCATAAACAACGATATTCTAACGGGAGTAAGAATTGCTGTATGCCATAGAAAGTTCGGAACGTTATTTTCTACTGTTCTAAAGAGCAAAGGAAACTTGGTTTCTAAATTTGATGAACAAATAGATCCAGATATGGATAAAGAAGCAGTTCTTAAAGAGATGGCCAAATACGGATTCTTGATTGACTACAAGCCTGAATCAAATCTTCCCGGTTCTCAGATATCTTATCTAATGTCTGTCGCAGGATTGAATTTTGATAAGATAAGAATAATGAGTGTGTATGAATATGACACAAACGGAAGAAAACATTCTGATAATTACGTAGTTGCATTTATGTCTTCATATAACCCATACTGGTTGAACGCAAACTATTCTTGCTCTATGAAAGAATTCAAAGAAAGACTTGCAAGCGGTTCTGTAACTAACCTTTCTAAAGTTAGTGAACAAAGAAATTTCGACTGGTCATGGCTATACAACAACATATCAAATATTGACGATATATTGAAAAGTTGTTCGAGGTGTTGCTAATGAGCACTAACCTTATAGGCAGAGACATAATCATAATGCGAAAGCGTTATGACGAAGCATTGCAGATGCAAGGTGTACCTTGTAGGTATCAGTTTCCTAATCTAGCTTCAACAAACACTCATGGTGAACCCGTTGTTGACAGTTATTCTGATATGATAGATACTCATGTATTTTTTGAAGGCTCACCTAAAGTTAAGACATTCAAACGAATGGGGTGGGTTGTTGAAAATGATAAAGAGCTTCCATTTTTGATTCACTGCAGTTTCAATCTACCTAATCTTCAGAAAGATAGCGTATTTAGAATATCAGGTCAATACGCGGATGTAGATGAAAGAGTATTCAGAGTAACTGAGATATCATATGATTTGCAAGCTGCTGATCATCTGGTTTGTCAAGTAGTACCTGTTTACGAAAAACAGATAGTAGGTAGAACCGACAAAGAAATTGAGCGAACCTTCAACAAGTCAAATCATTTCATTAAGTCGCCTACCGATTATAGAGGGCAGTACATTTCAGAGCAATCAGGAGAGAGGTGAAAAATTTGATTTATCTTTATGACAAGTCAATAGCAGATGATTTAAGAAAATCATTCAATCCTGAAAATATGCCCAATCCTTATGTTAAAGTAGTGGATGTTGACAGTTTCATGAGCATTGGTGCTCAAGTAAAAGACGATCAGCTTACATTTCCTATAGTAGGATTGAACAGGCCTGACAACTATTCTATCGACACTGATAGAACAAACTTCACGCTTATTCATAAAGGTATTCCTGTAGCTGTAGATGATAAAGAGAATGAATTCTACAACGAAAAAGTAATTCCTATAAAGCAGTCATACGATATTCATGTTCTTACTACAAATCAAGCTGACATGGATGAGATGATAAGAGAAATCATATTTAAGTATACTAATATGTATTTCCTTACTATAACTTTACCTTATGAAGTAAAAAGAAAAATCAGGTTTGGAATATGTATAGATGGTGAAATAGAAAGAACATCTGGTTATTCAAAATATGCAGAATCCGGAACACTATATGAATCAATAATTCCTGTTAGAACAGAGGGAATGGTAATAGTAAGTTACACTCCTGTAAGGATAAGACGGACAGAATTCGTAACAGAGATAGAAAATCCTAAATACTGAACCTTGTATACTTTTAGAAAGAGGTGAGGAAATAGTGATATATTATAAAAATACATCATCTAGGAAGCTCACATTTCATGGTGTAGAATTTGGTCCAGGAGAAATAAAGCCTGTTCCTGATTTTATAAATACATTGTGCATGGTTCGTTGCGATAAGCCATCTGAGCCTGTCAGACGAATTGATTATGTTAAGCAGGAAAAGAAAGCACAATCTACACCTGCTATTAAAGTAAATAATGAGCAAGGAGGAATTACTGATGGCTCAGATTAACATCAATGAGATAAGCCAAAGCTACAGCTATAATATCGGTACTAACGCTTATTGCACAGTTGCAATGCCTATTACTTCCTGCTGGGGTCCTGGATACTTTGACAAAGAAAAACAAGGTCTTACAGAGGATGATATTCTAGAGAATCTTCGTTGGGAGCATTTCGCTGCTACTCAAGAAGGTCTAGAGAGTTTCGTATCTACTTATAGAGGCCCTGCTTCTAATTATCGTTCAGCAAAAGATTTCTCTTATCAGATGGCCATGACTCTTCTTACTGCAGGCTACGATGTTCTTGCATGCAGAGTTTGCCCAGGTACCCCTGCAGAAGGTACACTTAAGATTAAGATTGACGATAGCAGTAATACTAGCAAGGATCTTAGTATAAAAGCAAAGTACCCTGGAACCTTTGGAAATAATCTTCGATGCGCATTTAAGAAATCTCGTTCAGTTTTCATGGTTGACGGAAAGGCCCAGCAAGTTGATTACTGGAACATGATTGTTTATGTCCTAGATGCGTCCGGAGTAAAGACAGCCGTAGAAAATTTGAACTTTGTTTTCGAAGTCGCAAATTCAAATGATTCACTTTACCATATTTCAGAGATTGAGTCTAATTTCGTACAATTTTCTGATTATGATTCTCTTAAGGATAATCTTTCATTGTCTGGTACGGTGAACGTAGATCTTTCTGGAGGACACGACGCATCTGCAAACGGTGAAAGCGCTGCTATGCTGCAAGAAGCGTTAGCTATCGCTACCCTTCGATACGAAACAGCTCTTGGGTCTGCCGACGGGGTAGCTTATTTAGCCCGACTATCTAAGTTAACTACATCTGATGAAAACAAAGCAGCTATCATTCGTTATAAAGAATGGGTTTACAACGCTGCATACTCTGCAATGGAGAAGCTGAAAGATAAGCTGTCTTATAATTACAATAGACTTGTAATGCCGGGTTGGGACGATCAAGATTTCTCGTCTGTAATGGATAATTATTCATATGATGATGTAAATACAAAGTTCGTCATTTCTCCTTTGCACATTAGAATGATGGATGTAGCGTATAACAGTCGTTGCGGTACTGCTTATATCGACATTCCTAAGAGTCTTCCCCGTTCTAAGGTTTGGAACGAGACAGATGGTGAGGAAGGGTACGCTCAGATGCTTGCAAGATTCCAGCCTGATAACACAAGCTTTGATCTAAACGCAAGCCTGTATACATCTCATTCAGCTTTATTTGCTCCTTGGGGCAATTACATCTATGTAGGAACTTCTAAGCAGAATGAAGCCTCTCCTTCCTTCATGGCACTTATGATTGAAAGAGCAATGATTCTGAATCAGTCAAGTCAGTATGAGTGGGCTCTGCCTACTACCCGTAGACACAACTTAAAGATCGGAAAGCTTGCCTACAGTGTAAATAAGCATCTGCTTGACGATTGGCAGGGAACAGAAGGTGTAGGAGTAAATGTTATCACAGACATTCCTGATATGGGAATGAGCCTGTGGGGCAACAGCACTCTATTTGAAGTTCCTGTAGCAACATATCAAGCTCTTGCTAATCTTTCTACTAGAAAGCTTGTCAATGCTGTCGAGGATCAAGCATACAGATGTGGAATTAACATCACCTTCCAATACAACAACGAGGATGCGTATAGCAGCTTCTATGCAGGTATGACTCCGTTACTCGATACAATGAAATATCAGGGAGCTATCGAGGATTACTATATCAAGATGTCTGCTGATATCAACGGGTTAGATCGCGTCAACCTTAACTCAGTTATCGGAAAGATCTATCTGACGGTAAACGGTGTCATAAGCGATATCAACATAGACTTGATCGCACTTCCTAGCAACGTAGATCTTGACGAGTACAGAGCTGATTAAGTTGAAATAGGATCGTTAATAAATACATCGAGGACAGGGCTTGGCCGGCCTTGCTGAAACTGCACTTTCAGCTAACTCGATGTATTTATATATCTGTGCAGGGAGTGAAACTGATGAAAGAATATGTATGTGTAAGATGCGGTAAAACATTTGAAGCTAACCACAGAACGGCGGTATGTAGCGATTGCCATACTGCTGTTTGTATTGTATGCGGAAAAGTATTTGAACTTAAACATCCTTATACGCAAAAAACGTGCTGCTCAAAATGTAGGGCGATATATGTAAAAGAATCTGGAATAGCAAAATTGTCAGCAGAAAAAGCTGTAAGCACCTGCAGAAAAAATAATTCATATTCTTCTTCTGTTTATAAAAGGAAATGTGCATATTGCGGAAAAATATTCGAAACAACTTCTAGAAGACGAATATACTGCTATGATAAACATTATGGAAACTGCCCTGTTTGTGGTAAGCCTGTTGAAATAAGGGATATGTCTGTTGGGCCTACTTCGTGTTCATACGAATGTAGACAAAAACTAATCGAAAGGACTAACCTTGAAAAATACGGAAAAAGCTGCGTTTTTCAAACAGGTGAAGTAAAGGAGAAGATATGAAGATCCCTAAGTATGTTCTAGACCTAATCATAAAAAGACAGCGATATGCTGAAAAAGCTATGGATAATGCAGTATCTTTGCAGGATTGGCTTGATAAAAACGAAATTCAAGTTGAAGATGAGGATTCTGTTGGAGGATACGAAATGTTTTCTAATCCATATCAATCTGCTCGCAGAGTTATGAACGCAATACTAGAAAAGGAGTAATAATGAGAGAATTTCACAAATGCCTTTCTGGATATCTTGCACCTAACGGATATTTCTATGAAGCACCATATTATTCTCATCTTGAAACGGCTACTAAGATAGTTAATATGTGTGAATTGCCTAGACCTAGAAATGCGAATTTGGATGAAGATACACTTCTCTTATATGGATTCATATGTATTCGTACTTCAGATGTATATAAAAGAGCAAGAGATTCTGAAGGTAAAATTCTTCTTATTTCAGATAAACAGCAGAAATTCTTATCTATTCACTGGAATGAATTCAACGACAATCAAAAGAAATGTATTCTTGATTTAATTTCGGATTTTGGATTGCTAAATAGTTTCTATAAGGAGATAGGTGAATGTACAAAGTAACAATGACTGTAAATGTAATCTATCTGAAGAATGGATATGAATATCAGTATAATAGAACATACTATCGAAAGACGAAACCAACCGTGAGAGAAATGGATTCAAGATTAAATAAATATGCTTATTCTATTTTGTACCAGCTTCAGAAAAAAGGATTGACATGTGTATTTGCAGGTAGACGATGGAGCAAGGAGGAAATAGTTGATGGTTGAATATAGATCTTGTTTCTTTGAATCAGAGAGTTTTGAGGTTCAGGAATTAGTTGATTCTGAAACAACTGAACCTGAATTTGCATTTTATGCTAATAAAAAGTTACTTTTTACCACGGACAAATACGGGATCAAGGAGATTTGGAATCAGCTTGATTACTTTATGAAGGAGATTGAATAATGGGATTATTTGACAAAAAAGGAACAGTAGTATTTGATTTTGATGGAGTAATTCATTCGTATACATCAGGTTGGCAAGGTGAGGGTGTAGCAAATGATCCTATTGTTCCAGGAATGGCTGAGGAGCTAAAACGAATTTATACTTCTGGATACAAAGTAGTTGTAGTATCAACTAGATGTAATTCAAGAAAAGGAATGGACTGCGTAAACGATTATCTACTAAATAATGGTGTTCTAAAGTATGTAGACCTTATTACTGCAAAGAAGCCTCCTGCAATATGTTATATTGATGATAGAGCAATTTGTTTTGACGGTCATCCTGAAGGGCTGCTTGAGAAGATTCAAAATTTCAAACCTTGGAATAAATAAAGTGTCAGAATATTTCTGACACTTGCTATGCGCAACCTTCAATAGTATCAGGTATTCCTATTGATAAGATACAATTGATAGGATAAAAGGGAAATCTTTTAACATGAAAAAATAAATCAAATAAGATATCCTAAAATCTGCCAGCATTTTTGTATTGAATAATTTAGAGGTGAAACAATATGAAAAGATATGTAAGAAGCGATGATAAAATAAGAAACAGTACTTCGTCAAAATTGATAACAGATCCGTCCGTTCCATTGACTAATTCTGACGTAAAACGTGTTAAATCAGTAAATATTCCAAGCGAACTATCAGAATTTAATGCTTAACGTTTAGATCTACTTTCTAATCTTCAAAAAATAGAAGTTGATGATAAAAATAGTAATTACTGTTCAATAGATGGAGTTCTGTTTTCTTCTGATAAATCTACATTGATAAAGTTTCCTAGAGGAAGATCAGGAGAATATATAGTCCCTGTTTCTACAACAGTTATAGGTGAAGGTGCATTTGAGGAATCAACAAAGATAGCATCTATTAAATTGCCTCCTAATCTAAAGTTAATAGAAAAACAGCTTTTAGAGATTGTCATAGCTTGCAGTCTATTGTTATTCCTAAGTCAACCGAGGAGATAGAATATTCTGCATTTGCAAAATGTAGGGCGTTACAAACTGTTGATTTTTCTGAATCTTTTGTTCATGTAGGGGAGTTTTGTTTCAGTTATTGTAAATCATTGAAACAAGTAAAGGGAGAGGAAAATGCAAATTTTGATGAAACTGCTTTTAAGTATTCTTCATTTTCAATTGACGGAGAAGGATGGAGTAAAAATTGGCCCAAACCGTTAAATAAGGAAGATTATCCTTGGGGTAAACAGATAGAAGATGTCTATGTAGACGTATTGGATAAATTAGGTCTTTGGTCTGAACCTTCTGTTCAAGGAAATTACGGACAAGAGAAAATAATGGACAAGTCAAATGATGATACAGTTTATGAAGGCGATTATTATGAAATTGGAGACGATTTAGAAGACATTTACTACGAATCAAAGTCCAAGTCCGATTTCAAGAAGTCTGTTGAAAAATATGTTAGAAATATGCTTTCAAGCTATCAAGAAAACGATATTCCTACACTTTAAGAAGAATTGGCATAAGAAGGGAAGACAATTGTTGTCTTCCCTTTTTCTTTTGTTATTTGAATTCATATACAGCAGTACCCAGGTCATGATATGAAGAATATCCTAAATTTATCATGTCTAATTCTGTCCAATGACGTTGTCGTCTAGATGCATCAGATATGAAATCTACTCCGTTCCACCACCATTTCTTTCTTTGAATATCTCTGTTAGATTTCATTCCAATTTCCTCGTAGTCCTCAAAATTATCAAAACAAAAATTAACATATGAAACAATATTGTATAGTCCGTAATCAGATGCAAACTTAGATAATATAGAAAATCCATTCTTAACATGATATCCGGGAAGCATATACATTCTAGATAGTTCCGCATAATACTGTCTATCTTTTGATTTTTTGAAAGTCATCATGCAGTATATTACACTATCCTTAACTAACCCTATAGCTAGAAGTGTTCCTTTTGCAGCCTTTAACGGATAGTACTCATTCATCCAATTATCTGAAATATCTTTATTTAATCTGTATAGCTTCAAATCTTCACCATTGATAATAGTATGTGCTTCTGGTTTCTTGTAGTAATATCCTAAGAAATTTCTTTTCTTTTCATAAGAAGTCAATCTTTTTGCTTGAACCCAATCTAACTTTGAAACATTGTCTACTCCATATCTACTTAAGTTTGTTTGTATTCGTTTATCATTTGATGTATTCATACGAAAACTACCTCCTTGTAAAAAAATATAAGGTATCAATTAGAACATAGTTATATTATCAATCTTGTATTAAATTGCGAAAGCAAATAAACTCGATATAAGGAGGATGTGTATATGTTTACACCACTCAAGCTGGGTACAAACCATATGTTAGGTGTGGATAACTTTATTCCTTTGACAGTGAATAATTTCGAAATTCGCATATACAACATGGATGGAAGTGCACCTACGGAGTTCTCAGATCTGCTAACACTTTCAACAGATGAAGTAGGCGAAGTGGTAGAAGAGCAGGATTCAATTGTTGTTCACTATGGCAATGGTCTAATCAAATTCCCGAGTAAGGTTGATTATTCCGATGTTGAATGGACTCTTAACTGCTACTGCAGCCCGAATGTTCTTGAGGCTCTTCGTGAATGGCGTCGGAAAGTTTATGATCCTGATACCGAAAAAATGGGACTACCGTCTGAGTACATGCGTCAGGTCTATTTCATCAAGTACGATGGCCAAGGAAACGTCAGAGATGTCATTCGTTGCCCAGGTACTTGGATCAAAGGACTAAGCAATGGCGCCCAAAATCAAACAGGTGGGGAAGTAGTTAAGGTAAAAACCACCCTCGTTATCTCAAAAGCAATTTACCTGAAACCTTCGGATCTTAAGTGACCTTAAAAAGTAATGGAGGATGGATGTCCCATCCTCCATTTATTTTTTATTTTGCTATCCATTCCCATACTGATTGACCACAGTCATATAATGATCTCCACCCATTTTCAATCATCAATTCTTCATTAGATGTCCCTTTTCCAAAATTGGTTCCAAATAGCTGATCATAGCCTCGTTGACGTAGTAAGTTATCTGTTATCTTCTTGCCATCTTTTGACCAAACTTTAGCGGGAGATGTGTTTCTTACAAAACTCATCCCTATTTTTTCATATACATCACCTGTAAATTTAGCTAAGTCGCAATACGATATTATGGACTTTGGATGAAACTCTTTTATAAATAACTTGAATAATTTAGATGCCCCTCCAACAACTCTGCAATCTGATCTATTTGCAAATCTAAGCAGCTCCCATTCATAATTCTTATTGTATCTAGATGGGCCAAAGGTCATTACAGAAACGAGCTGATCCGCTAAAAAGAGGCCAATACAAACTGTCTGAGACGATAGACCTCCTTGTATATGATTATCATCTAAAAATTGATTAGTTAGTTTCAATGACAGCATTGATACATTGCAGTCTCTTGCAAACACATTGTTTGATGGCTTGGCTATCATCTGAGCTAACTTTATTCTATCATCCCAGTCAAAAACATGAATGCATCTATATCCATTGTCTAGTGCATTTTTAGATTTATCTCTATGATAGAATTTATCTAATATTTGATGATAAACATTGTCTTGTTGGCTGTGCGTATAAGACGGGTCAACTTCAACTAATATATTTGAACCTAATACTCGAATATCATATATTTTTCTATTCAATACGAATTCTTGTATTGTATCTAATCCAATATCATTTAGCATATCATTAAATTGCTGCTGAGTTTTTGATATTCTTTTTCCTCTTCTGTCTTCTGCAACTAGTTCCATAACATCTTCTCGCAGAAAAACCGGATATACTCCGTATCTCTCTAATGTTGTCTGCTTCACTTTTTCTGCTACTTCTTTGCTGTGCATGGGCGAAATTCCACCGTATTTATCTTTTATGATATCCTGTATCTTTTTTCTAGTACCTGGATAAGCTATAGCGTAGTCGCAACCATATTTTTCTCTGCATGTTTCTATTCTTTTCTTAATTATATCTTGGTTTGTCCAAAATTCTGCAGTTCCATATCTTGAAACTAATGTCTCATTTATTTTTTCTCTTATTTCAGGGGACCACATAGCGCATTCATGACCGTATTTCCTCAAATTTGTCTGCTTCACTTTTTCAACATTTTCAGAAATTTTCAACGGATTGTCAGCACCGTATCTTTCCAAACAGGTGTGTCTGCGTTTTTCAGATATTTCTTCTAGTTCTTCATCTGATTTCTGTTCCCAAGTAGAACGCACTTTTTCTTTTGTCGATTCCATTTGTCCTGCGTTCATTACTCCATATCTATCCATGAATGATTGTTTTATTTTTTCCGAAATTTCTGGTAATTTTGATGGATTATCTACTCCATACTTGGCCAAGCAGGTCTCTTTTCTTCTTTCTATTGCCTCTTTAGAATTTCCCGGATCTTTGCATCCATACTTTGCTAAACATGACTCTTCTTTTCTTTTCATAGTGCATTCTACAGAACAAGCCCTAACAGGTTCTCTTAAGTAGGCGTTATTTACTTTATATGTTTTTCCACAAACTGGGCATGATCTAAAATGCTCTCTGCTACAGTAAATTTGTCTTGAATTCTTAGCAAGAAAAGGCTGTCCGCATTCTTTGCAAATTTTTTCTATCATTTTTTTACCTCCATCAGTAAGGTGGTGAATTCGTAAAGATAATAGGTTAAAATAAATAACGATCTCAAAAGCAATTTACCTGAAACCTTCTGACCTGAAGTGATTCTTTATCAAATTTAACGGCTGGTCCTCC